GCTCATGTAACGCGACAAATGTAATATTACGCGGCAAACGTAATATAACGTGGCATTTGATACTATGTAGATTGAAAATTTGACAAAAATTTGAATTAGACGTCATACGTCTAATAAAAAAAGAGTGATTAAATCACTCTTTATCATTATCCGAATCGGATAAAATTAGAATCTCCGCTTGCTTTCCAGGGGTGGTTGATACCCATGCGCTTGCACCAAAAATAAGCCTTAATTCTTCTAATCATTTTTATTACTTCCTTTCACTCTGGTTGCTTCTTTCAACCTTGTAACTAGATTATAACATAAGAGATTGAATTTGTCAAGAACTTTTTTTAGACGGTTTACGTCTAAAAATGCATAAAAGAAAAGGACACATAATGTGTCCTTTTCCTCTTTATGTGTCAACGCACCACGAATTTATTCTTTGTCTTGTAATACGTCGCGCGCGTTCCTTCGATAATAATTTTTTCACCCGGCAAGTCAATGGTGAACTCGCGTGTCATTTTACGTTCAATAGAACGCTTTGCCTGATAGTCTCCGCTCAAATCGGCGCCACGGTCGAGGCAAGTAAACAAAATTTCGGCTTCGATTTCGCTATCAGAAAGCGCGGTATGGTCTTCAGTAAATGACGTGTCAGAACGGATGTAACGTGTCAATGCTTCGGCAGTTGTGGAATAATGCCCGCTTTCAGTGAAAGCATTATTTTCTTCACACCATGCGCGGAATGTGTCATCAATCATAAAATGATGAACAAAACCGCGGATATCAGAAATAGGAACGGTTTCAAAAGGATTTATGACTTTGAACCAATCGCAATTGAAATTGAAAACTTTTTCATCGAAAGCGGAATTGTAAGCAAACGCGCGTTCAACTTCATAGTTGCGGAAATCACGGAGCATCTGTTGTGTCACATAACCGAACTTTTCCATTCGGATGGTTCGCGCTCTCAAAGCGCCAACATAAATAGAACGCTTGTTTGTGTAGTATGCCGTATTGAAAAGCGGGAGATTATGCCAAATTTGTTCAATGACAAATTCACGCTTTACAAGACAAGCGCGGGATTCTGTATCAAGAATCAAATAGCCGACATTATAACAATACGGCTTTTCTAGGCTTGTCGTTTCAGTGTCGAATACACAAATTTTCATTTTTCAAAGTCCTTTCATATTTCATTGATGGGTCTTTCGTCCTCTATCAACGTAACCATATTATAGCATAGAAAAGGGATTTTGTCAAGAACTTTTTTTTATCATGTAAGATGGCACACTCGTTGAGGTGTTAGACGAAGGACGTCTAAGGCATGAAAAGGGCTTTTGCCAAGCCCTTTAAATGTTAATCTTAAAAGTGTAATCAATGGGAATATATACTCTTTCATTAGGAAGAAAAAAACACTGTTCACCATCGGACAATCTAATACAATTGTAAACATTATGGATGAAACGGACTTGGATTTCACGCATTCTAATATAAGGGCAATCGTTCCTGTCCAAGAAAATTTCTCCGATTTTCAGATTATCAAAATCTTGATAAACTCGGGTATTCTGCAAGCTAAATTTCATTTTTCATTCCTCCTTGGTATCTTTATTATATCATAATTTTAGAATTTGTCAAGCATTTTTGTTAGACGTTTTTCGTCTAAAAACGAAAGGAAAAAGAGGTGACGCTTTACGCGTCACTTTCCTCTTTTTCCTTTTCGCGTTCCTCGCGCTTGCGCTTTGCTTCGGCGCGATTCTTTTCATCTCGTGCGATTTTTTCGGCTTTCTTCTTTGCGGTTTCGGCCTTCTTCGCGCGCTTTGCTTCGGTTTCCTGTGCATAGTTCTGCGCTTCCTCATAACCGTCATAAGGAATATAACATTTATTTTCCTTGTCCCGTTCGCCCTTCGGAATACTGAAAGCGATATTTAAATATCCTTCATCATCGCCACGCGCCCACGGGATGGAGATTGTTCCGCTTTTGACCTGTAACACATCTTCGCCCTTGCCCTCGAACAGTTCGCGCACGGCAGACATAAATTCCTCGCGGATTTCAGTTTCAACTTTACTTGCCATAGTTTTTGACTTCCTTTCTTTTATTTGGTAACTAGATTATACCATAAATTTTTCAAAAAGTCAAGTATTTGAAGAAAAAAATTTTGGCACATTAGATTGCATTCTCGAAGGACTTTAGACGTATAACGTCTAAAAATTTCTAAAGGGAAAGGCGAATCTAACCCTATTTTTCCTTTTCATCAATAAAAATTTCTTCATCGAGAAATTCCAAGCGATAAGTTTTTTCCTGGACAAGATAAGTTTTACAATGCGGACATTTGATAAAATACGAGTAATAATAATTATCATTTACTACTTCTTCAGTGGACTTGTAACAATTCTGAAATTCATCAAAGCGATTCTGACAATTTGGACAATACATTTTAAAAGCTCCCTTCACTTGATATCTTTATTATAGTAGAAACTTATGAAAAAGTCAAGAGAAACTTTTAGACGTTCTTCGTCTAAAATAGTTCATAAAAAAGGACGTCACTTTATGTGACGTCCCGTTACGTTTACTCGGCGTCGCTCGGTTCGGCGTCTGCGAGGGAATAGCCCTTTGCCTTTCCCTTTCCCTTTACCTTGACTTCAACAGAAGTCACTTCACCGGACTTCTCAAGAATCCGGAGCAAAGAAGAACACTTCTGAACGTTCTTCAGTTCCGGCTTTGCGTCAAAGAGGTCAGACGCGGTGATGTGATGGTCAGCAGTGGCGAGGACTTCGCGCACGATGGGAAGGAGCGCTTCGTTTTCTTTCTGTGCCTTCGTCGGCTTCGAGGAACGTTCAGCGTTCTTCTTGTCCATTGCGGACAGGAGCGCGGCGGCCTTTTCAGAGATTTCAGCGGAAACGTTTTCCATGGACAGGATAGCATTGTAGAATTCACGAGTAGTCATAATAGACCCCTTTCATTTTAGCGACGGTCGCCACCCTATTTTTTATATTCAAGAGGTTTCCTCTCTTGATTACGCTTTTATTATACCATAGATTTTTGAATTTGTCAAGAGGAAATTTTATTTTTTCAATTTCTTTTTTTGTTTCTTTCCCTCTTGACATTATGGATTATATCATAATCTGCGCGAAAAGTCAAGAAGAAATTTTAGAAATTTTGTCACATAACGTGACTTCGCGCGAGAAAGATTTAGACGAAGGACGTCTAATTCAAGAGAGAAAGAAAAAAGAGGACGTTTACACGTCCTCTTCTCCAAAGAAATCTCTTAAAACTGGAAGATAATTGTATCTAAAAAATGATTGAGCGGTAAAAAGGTGGTCTGAAAGTTCTTGAAGTTCTGCCGCTTCTTCTTTACTTATAGTTTCTTTTGCTTGAGCAACTTCTATTGAGAGTTCTTCAATTTCGTCTACCATATTTCTAAATTTTTTAGTAAGATTCATTTTTATTCTCCTTTCATTTGGTATCTTTATTATAGCAGAAACTTATGAAAAAGTCAAGAGAAACTTTTAGACGGTTTACGTCTAATAGGGAGGGAATATGCTTATCGCGTATTCCCGCAAATAATTCTTTTCATTATTTGTTCAATAATACTATGGCTGTTCGGAATACAAAAAGGTAGTTTTATATTCAGTCTTTGTGCCTCATTGAGAAGGTCTGCGCGAATGTCATCATATCCCGCAATGCTACTCAAAAGACACGTTCTTGCAATTTCTGCGTCGTGGTCTGCTTTTTTCCTGTCTGGCGTATTTTTTGGATAGAGATTGGCAGAGAGGATTGTTGCATAGGTGTCAAAAACACGCATTTCAAGTGTAAAAGTGCTTTCATGTAAACGTTCAATCCGATTATTGATTGCGGGATTGGTAGTTGGCTGAATTTTCTTTTTCTTTTTGAACATTTTGGAAACTTCCTTTCTTTTGTTTGGTAATTGTATTATATCATAAGAATTTCAATTTGTCAATAGTTTTTTTAGACGGTTCACGTCTAAGACAAAAAACAGAAAAAGGTGACGCTTTATGCATCACCTAATTGAATGAAGGAAGTCAAAAATCTCTGTCGCGTCATATGCCGTCATTCCCGCGCGTGTCCATTCTTCCCGATTTGGTTTTTCATCATCAAAAAGAAAACCGCCGTGCAATGTGCCAACTTCACTTTTTGGTGTGCCGTAATGAACAATACAGATTTCATCGAATTGAACGCTTTTTAAATGGCGCGAAAGCCACTCCATCTTCGCGCGGCGGACATCTTCAAGAAATTTTTCATCGCGGTCTTTGCTTCCCCATGATACTACACGAATTTTCCATCCCTTGCGCTGAACCGCGTTCAAACGTCGCGCCAGTCTTGAAAGATTGAGAAGTGCGCGCGCGTCTCTATATGGGCTTGCATCATGCGCGCGGATTTTCGGAAGCCAATTTTCAACGCCGTAGAAATCGACAATTGTGCCGTCCATATCCAAACTAATAATTTTTTCCATTTCAAAAACTCCTTTCTTTTTGTATCTAAATTATATCATAGTTTTCTTTTTTTGTCAATAAGAATTTTTATAAGTTTTTGTCATATAAGATGACATCAACAGTGGGAGTTTTAGACGATGAACGTCTAATAAAAAAAGAGGACGCTTTATGCGTCCTCTCCTACGATTTCCCGAATATCATCAGGAAGTAGTTCACAAATTCTTGACATAATGTCAACCGCAGTCAAACAACCTTCGATGTCGTCTCCAACTTCTTCTTCATTGACAAGCGGCGCGCCCAGTGCTTCAATCAGCCCGCGCTCATGTCCATAACTTCCATAATGGCACACGCAATCCGCTACCCGCTCGCCCGTGCAAGCGTCCATAAAGATAACTTGAGGGCGCCCGCAAAATTCTACAATAGAATAAGTGTATTTTATCGGTGGGAAAATCTTCAAGTAGTTAATAAGTTTGTCCATTTCTGTATTTTCAGGAATACCGCCATACATTTCTTCGAGTGCTTTATAATCCATTTTAGAATCTCCTTTTCTTTTATTTGGTAACTAAATTATAACACAAAAAATAAAAAAAGTCAAGAACTTTTTATTAGACGAACCACGTCTAATTTCCCCCTAGAAGAAACGCGCGGTGATGGTTGCCCGCGCATTTCAATGTAAACAAAACAAAATCATGAAGAATTATTTTAGAAAGGAGATTTCCATCACACTGACCTTCTGTCAAAATCAGTGAAATGTATAACTAATTTTCTCCAACCATCAGAAGAAAATTAGAACCAATGAGAAGATTTTTCCTAACCCACCCACAACCATCTTCTCTTGATTACGTAATTATTATAGCATGTTTCATGCGGCTTGTCAAGAGGAATTTCAAAATTTCTGGAAATTATTTTGTAAAATTTTCTGAAATTCTTTCCTCTAACTATCTATATTATACTATATTTTCTGAAAAAGTCAAGAAAAACTTTTAGACGAAAAACGTCTAAATTGACCTAAAAAAAGTTGACGCATTACGCGTCAACTCCGTATTCCTTCATTTCTTTTTTCAGTTCTTCGATTTTATCGGCGGGAAGATACCAACAATAACTATCTTCATCATAAAGATAAAGCCCAGTCGTTTTTCGATTATTGCCGCCGCCGATGCTCCACGGAGAGATAATTTCACAGAATCTGAAAGCTTCCTCGACAAAAGGAATTGCGCTCTCATCTTCAATATAAATTCCCCAAACCTCATCATAAAAACTAGCAATTACAGTATCAAAAGAAAGAACTTGCTTGTTCCCATCGAAAAGGATGACGCTGTTGAGATGGATACCAATTTTTTCTAAAATTTCGTGCCGCTGGCATTCAATTTCATTGTCAAAAACCTGTCCGCAGAGGTCGCAAACATATTTTGTGATAGTAGTCATTTTTTATTCCCCTTTCATTTGGTATTTGTATTATACCATAGGTTTTTTCTTTTGTCAAGAATTTTTATTTAGACGATAAACGTCTAAAAATTTTCTGAAAGAGAAATGACGCATTACGCGTCATCTCTTAAGATTTCTTCGTTCAAAATATAACAATTGCCGATGTCTTGAATTTCGATATTGCTCAAAACATTTTCCAATTCATCAACGGCTCTTTGTAATTCGTTGTTCCGTGTAAATTGCAACGCATTTCTCAACCAGCACCGCGCGTTATTGATATCAGCAAATTCTTTGTCTGAAAAAGAAATCTGCCGTCTTTTGATGGTAATATTTTCAACTTTCATTTCAAAAACACTCCTTCAAAAATTTTGAAAATATTCCAATTTGCGAGAAATGGCCGCGCGAAAATCACATTGAAATAAGAAAAAATAAGCCAAAGAATTACAAGGATTCCAATTACACCAAAGAAATTTCCAAAAAAATTTTTAGTCTTCATAGACTTGCGCATAACAAATCCACTCTCCAATACAAAGGTTCGCGCGGCGCATTGCGTCCACAAAAGTTAGCCCAAAAATCATTGAGCATTCAAAGGTTTCCAAATTCTGAATAAAGTAAGTATGCATTGTTTTCTCCTTTCTTTGGTTATATTATATCAAAATTTTTTGAAAAAGTCAAGAATTTTTTTTTAGACGAATTACGTCTAAGAAATTAGAGCTGATTCAAGTCCAGCTTGTATGTAGCTTTGGATGAGAGAAGGCAGCTCATCCAAAGTAGCAATGTTGTCTTCGCTGATACCATGCTGGCCCCTGAAGCCGTTGTCATGTTCTACCAAAACTGTCATGATATATTACTCCTTCCATGTTATATGACATTCTAATAAATTTCGGGCAATATTCATTTTCCGCCGTCCTTGCCTATATTATATCACATAATAGCGAAAAGTCAAGTCCTCTAACATGACAAAATGGCGTCTAATAGTTAGACGAACTCCGTCTAAAAATGAATAAAAGTCACATAAGATGACTTAGACGAGCCACGTCTAAAAGTCATACTACATTGCTTTTAGACGTGACCGGGTGATGTCATGTAAAGTGACATCAATTGATAAAAGAAAAGACGCTTTACGCGTCTTTTCCCACATAAACGATGATTTCATGGTCTCTTGTCAACTCAAGTCCCTTGACAAACCATTTTTCAATCTCATCGGGGAATAGGACTTCTTCTGTTGCGGAGTTGATATAACGGCCGCAGCCGTCGTTCTCGTAATTTGAATTGTCATACGTCCATTCGGCGCCCGTTTCATCGTCATAAACGTATTCGGGATAAGCATATGCAACATAATCGCAGAAGTCCGCTAAGGTAATAGTTTTTTTCATTTTATATTCCTTTCTGCCCGTCATGCCGATAGCTCAGCGTCATGTCATTTTACGCGTTCCAGCTCAAGTTTTCCCACTGTCCCACAGGTTCTCCGTATTTCTGAGCGGTGATAACCTTGCCGCTGATTCGCTCTTGCAAGACATATCCTAGCTCAGCGCCATTTTCAAGCGCGAGAACCAGATAGTCAGCGATTGTGTCGGCGTCTCCATATGTGGGGAAGTATTGCTTTCTGATTTCCTCTGTCCGAGAGAAACGGACAACCACGCGATAATTCATTTCCATGTTACATAGCTCCTTCCATTTTACGGGACTGGGCGCTTAGAGCGCCCATCCATTGTCCAACCATTCGGAAAACGGCATTGCCTGCGCGCAGGCAACAGCGTGTTCAAGCATTTCAAGTAACTTGAAATACTTCTTGCCGTGCGGAGCGTTCAGTTTACCATTCCAAAATGTTTGGATGGTTATTTTGCGCTCCCCATTGCTACTAGTCTTTTCGCGGAGAAGTCCAGCCTCTGATAGGACTCCAAGGAAGGTGTCGCGTGTCAGGACATAGGCCCTCTGCTCTGTTAACTCTTTGTCGGGATTGATGACCGGACAATAGATCACATAACGTGACCCCTTGACCAGCTTGTCACCTAACCGGCCAAGCTCACCAGCTCCCGATTTGATTTCATAGCACTGCGCAGCGCGGCGCATATCCGTGCGACCGGGTGCTGCTACTTTAGATTTCATATGCAGCGTCTCTTTACAAAGACGTTCAAACGCCTTGCCGTTCCGTCCGCAGTCTGTATCTAAATAATTGTACTTTTCAATATTCATCTTTTATTCTCACTTTCCCGCCGTCTTTCCGGTGTGTCGTTGTTTTGTTTTTGTTTACGCTCTTATTATAGCAATAGCGTCTAAGAATGTCAACAACTTTTTTCACTAGTTTGTCGCATAACATTCCGTCAATTTCAACAAACTCAAGTCATGTTATATAGTAGGCTCTTGTGCAGAATGACGAACCGAAGAATGACGTATAACGGGGTGGGTTTTGTCGTTTGACATGACAAAATATAGACCGGGGTACATTTAGTAATTTTACTTTTTCTATGACGTGTTACATTTCGGGGCCTCGCAACTTTTCTCACTGAAATTAGAAACTGAAATTAGAAACTGAAATTAGAAACTGAAATTAGAAACTGAAATTAGAAACTGAAATTAGAAACTGAAATTAGAAACTGAAATTAGAAACTGAAATTTCTCACTACCGAGGTCATAGAGGCGTTTCTCGCCGAGGAAATTTGACTTCGTCCCAAAATTTCGTTATAATCTAAATTAGAAACTGAAGCAAATTATGAACGGAGGGCTTATATGAAATGCCTAAACGAAATCGCTTACAGCTAGACTTCTCGCTTTCTTCGGCAGAAGAACGTCAAGTCTTTCTCACGAAATATCTTGAAACCTTGGCGTTTACGCCAACTTCATCCGAACTAGAGCTAATGGCCGACTATGTTCTATGGGGAGATAAGAATTCTGACGAAACCATTGAACTAGAAACCTTCTGGAAAAAGAAAGAAAAAAAAGTCGAGTCTCTTGACGAATTACAAGAAAACCCCACTTTCCTCGAAGCGCGTCTTGCTTCTCCTTACGTCGCTCCAAAAACTCAAAAAACACGTCGAGTCTTTTCTCGTGAAGAAGCTCGTTCTCTCGCTTCTCCCTATGTGCTCGCGCACCTTGAAGACCTTTGGCGCGAAATTGATACGCTCGACCTCGAAACTCGCTTCTATGAAAACTTTATTGGCCGTCAGGCCAAGCCTCCCCGCAGTCAGCTCCTTGAACGTTTTACTTCGGCGGAAGCCGAAGAAATTCGCGCGCGCGCCCAATCGCTAACCGAATATGCTTACTTGAAGAAACGAAAACTTCTAGTTGAGAAACGTTCTGAACAATATCCATGGCGTGATACTTACGCGGCCCCTCTAATCCAGCGTCACACCCCCACTATTGTCCAAGACCCCGTACCTCCTCCGCTCCTAAACGCAGATATTCCCATTCTTCCACTCGGAAACCTCCCAATTCAACTGGCTCCAAAAATTTTCCCTTCCTCCGGTGAGTTTCCAACTCCCGGCACTCTAACCCCAGACGAAGAAAAGCTTCTCTCCAAAATCATCTGGCGCGAACCCTCAAGTGCGCCGAACTCATTTGATTTCCGTGACCCAGCGCACCTCGCTTCTTTTATCTCTCTTTATTCTGAGCTTTTGCCCGACCAAAACTCTGATGAAGGCCTTCAAGCCCTTTTTTCCACTTTTACCTATTACCAAAAACTCGCACGACTTTCACCTCTCTACCTCGACATATTGCGCGCGAAGGTCGCACACGAAACCAACACTAAAATTGTAGAGAAGATAGCATCAAAATACGGCAAATCCTATGGCGAAAATTATATTTCAACTCTTTATCGCCAAAAGATATTGCCAAAAATAGCCGCAGCGGCGTCCGCGCATTACCAAGTTACTTCGGAGTTATTTTTCCCCGAAAACTTCAAAACGTGTAAGGATTGCGCGCGCACGCTACTTAGGACTCCAGATTACTTTATGCGCAAAGCGAAATCTTCAGATGGCTTTTCACCCCGTTGCAAAGCTTGCGAAAAAGCGCTGCGCGAAAGGAGGAAAAATTGAAACTAGATTTAGTAAATGAGTTTGTCGCACGCGCGGCGTCACTGGAAGTAGAGGAGTTTTTGGGGCTTACCAATCTTCTCAATGTTCCGCTGACTACGGAAGCGCGCGATCACCGTCCTTTTGAGGATGTCTTTATTGATGCAGTTGTTGCTTTCGGGAAAATGGGGCGAAAGCAAAAACGAGAACTTATAAAAGTGCTGCGCCGCGTAGAAAAAGACAATAAAGAAATGCGCGCGACCCTTGAAGAGGAGGCGGCCTCCAAATGCCAGTAATTCCTCAAATTCCTCGCCCTAAGCGTTCGTTTCTCTCAAAACGGTGCGCGCGATGTCAGGTAGAACAACCAGAAGAGGATTTCGCTTTCACTCACAGCGAATTCTATCCCGACCACCATCTTCCACTTTGTAATTCATGCGTTACTTCGATGTTGCGCGAACACGACTTTGATTGGGGTTTTATTGATAAGTTGTGCCAATGGGCTGATATTCCATTTATTGTAAAAGAATGGGAGAGATTGCGCGAACTCAATTCTCTTGATAGTGTATGGGCAGCTTATTCCAAAGTTTTTGCCTCGCAAGATTATGAAGGCCTTGGGTGGGGCTCTTATTTCAAGCAATATCAAGAACTAAAAGCAGTCGGTCTAGTGGAAGAAGAGATTCCACTTTTGAAGGAGAAGCATTTCGATGAGCTGCGCGCGCGATGGGGCGCGAATTACGATGAAGAGGCTCTCGATTATCTTGAGAACCTTTATCAAGGACTTTTGATGTCTCAAAATGTAGTCGGCGCGCTTCAAATTGACCAAGCTCAAAAACTTTGTAAAGTTTCGTATGAGATTGATAGTCGCATTCGCGCGGGAGACAAAGATGTCGATAAATTTATGGCAACCTATGACAAGTTAGTCAAAACCGCTGAGTTCACACCTAAAAATATAAAGAACGCGCGTGACTTTGATAGCTTTGGTGAATTGGCACTTTGGCTTGAAAAGCGCGGAAATCAAAATAAATTCTATGACGGCGCGACACGTGATGTTATCGACGAGACTATCAAAAATATTCAAGCATGGAATCAGCGCCTCTATGTAAATGAAAGTAGTCTAAGTGAAGAAATTACCGCGCGCCTCCAAGCTCTCAAAAATGTCCAAGAAAGCGAAAACTTCTATGAGACAGAGCAAAAAGATTTCGACGCAGACCTCTACGAAGCAGAAGTTTTCAAAGATGAGGATAGTGAAGACTTTGAAACAGAAGGAGAGATGGGCATATGAGTAATGTAATTCAATTGCGCCCGCCCACTTCTCCTTTTCTTCAAGATAATCGTATCTATCGAGATGGCATTTTACTTGAAAAAGGTGTTGAAGTTACTGAAGACTTTTTATTGCGTAATGAAAAGTTTTTTGCGGATTTGACGCAACTTTATACCGTATACCCTGACGTCTACTTAGACACAATCCAACCAGAAAATAGCCAGTTTGATCTATTTCCGTATCAGCGATGCTTCTTGAGGTCTCTGATGCGTTATAATCAAGTTTATATAACAGCAACGCGCGCAGCCTCTAAATCTTTTCTTTCTGTTCTAGGAATGTTCTTACAATGCGTTTTCATTCCTGGCCACAAATGTTCACTCATTGCGCCGGTCAAAACACAAGGCGTAAAAATCTTCAAAGAAAAGATAGCTGAGATACTAAAGATTTGGCCGCTTCTTGAAAAAGAACTTGAAGTCTTTATGGGTAAACCTCACATCAATTTGTCAAAAGATGTCGGTGAAGCCTATTTCAAAAACGGTTCGCTATTTACTGTCGAGGGTGCCACGGATTCGTCTAGAGGATTAAGACGCCACTCAATTTTCCTCGACGAAACCCGTGATGCTGACGAAGACGCAGTTAGTGAAATTATTATTCCTCAATTGAATGTTTCCCGTCGTAATGCGCTTGGCCTTGTAAATCCATATGAAGCTGTAAATCAGCAAATGATTAGTGGTACTTCTGCGGGCACTAAATCGTCTTATGCTTACGCGTTACTTTGTGAGACAATGATACAGGCTATAATTGACCCGGCGCACGCTTTTGTGATGGGACTTGATTATAGATTGCCCGCAATGCATGGCCTGGTAGACAAAGCTTTCGTCGAACGTCAAAAATTCTCATCCTCTTACAATGAAGCTACTTTCGCAGCAGAGTTTTTAGGAATTTGGGAAGGCGGAAGCAATGAAGCTTGGTATGATTTTGAGAAACTTTCTAAATACAGAAAGAAAAAAAATCCAGAGTGGCATCAAAAATATAAAGACGATCCAAATGTTTTCTACTTACTGTCGATAGATATTGGTAGAATTCACGATAGTACAGTAGCAACAGTATTTCGAGTCAATAAAGTAAATGGCAAATACTATTCAACAGTAGTAAATATCTATGTTCTAGGGCGTCAAGCGGAAACTAAAACTTTCTCTCAACAGGCAATTGATATAAAACTCCTAATTGAGAGATATAATCCGCGCGAAGTCCTTATTGACACTAATGGCTTAGTAGAACTTAGGTCATTCAAAATCCCTCTAACTGCTGGGAAACCTCTTTTGAGGCAATCAGCAACGAAGTCGCGTTCGCGCGAAACGCTCAACGACCAATCGCAAGATGTAGGGGCAGTGCTCTGAAACGGGGGATACTTTTTTGTAAAGTAAAGATATGGTCTTCTCTACATAGAAATATGTAGCAGTTCATAAGAGAACGCATACGCTTGCGAAACGTATGGAAAATAAAAGTGGGTCTGGGAATAGCCGACGAAATGATAAAAACTCATATTGATGGACGAGGGCGTGAACTTCCTGCTTACGGCTTCTTCAATAATGATGATTATAAAAAAATTCAACCAAAAAATTGTATTCCAATTCTATACTCAATGAAAGCAAATGGCCCATTGAAATCAAAAATCAATGGCAACGCTTATGCTCGTCTAAATAGTGGCCTTGTTCGTTTCTTGATTTCTGAACAAGAGGCGCGCGCTTCACTTCTTGCCACAAAAAAAGGCCAGAAGATGTCTATGAAAGAACGTGCGGAACGGCTTATCCCGCACGAAAATACCACAAAACTTTTCAATGAAATGGGGAATCTTCGTGCAAAGCAAACGGGCAATGATATCGTCCTTGAACCAATCAATACTCGGTTCCCAGATGATAAATACTATTCATTTGCTTATGGCCTTTGGCGCATCAAAGAAATAGAGGAAGAAGAACAAAAACGACAAAGGAAACGAGGTCTCAATAAAAGAAAACTCGTATTCTTTACGGGAGGAACCTAATTGGAAAATCAACAAAACAAAGTAAAAACCGCGCGCGATATTTCCTCCTTTTCCCGCGCGCGAGAACAAATGGTAGCCAAAAGCCGAGAGGTCTATGGAGACTATGATTATCTATCTGGCGCGCGAGCTTCTCGAAGATTGCGCAAATATTCCTTGAAGGAGATAGATGAAATTATTAGTTCTGGTTCTTTAGCAGAACAACGAATTTTATCTCGAAATTATTTTTCGCTGGATGGGCTTTATAAGAGAATTCTTTTGTATTATGCTACCTTGATGAAAGGGGCCGGATTGCTGGCGCCAGTCCCGGCGTATGGCAAACAACTCTCCGCCGACCACATTCAAAAACGTTATTATAATGCTTTGAATTATATAGACAAGCTTCATCTGGAGGAATTCGAGACAAAAGTGGCATTGCGCGCGCTTATTGACGGATGCTATTATGGCGTCATTCAAAGACTTGATAAGAATGATTTGGTTCTTCTTGATTTGCCTGCGCAGTTCGCTCGTTCATGCTATAAGGATATATATGGCAGAGATATAATTGAATTTGATGTTACTTATTTCTCTCAAATTACTGATAAAGAAGAGAGAGAAGAAGAATTATCTCTTTTTCCATCAGTAATTAGTAAGTATTATCGTCGATATGAAAAAGGTAGGGAAACTTACTCGTGGGTAAAGGTGCCTTCAGAGTTAGGAGTTTGTTTCTCTTTTATCGAAGATGGTGCTCCACTCTTTCTTTCTACAATTCCCGCAACAATTCAATATGACGAAGCAGTAGATACCGAGAGAGAAAGAGATTTGGACGAAATTAGAAAAATTCTAATTCAAAAAATCCCTCATCTTCAAGATGGTTCACTTCTATTTGAACCGGAGGAAGCGGTTGAAATGCACGCTGGTACGGTCGAGATGATGGCTGGAAATAAGAATGTCTCAGTATTGACTACATATGCTGATGTTGATTCAATTGTTTCTAAAACATCTTCAGATGCAGTTTCTAATAATTTGGAAAAGATGCTTCAAAATGTATATGCTGAAGCTAGTGTCAGTGCGCAATTATTCTCACCAACGGGAGCACAAGCTCTTGACAATTCTATTCGTAATGATATGTCCTTTATGATGATACTTATGAATAAAATTGCCCGCTTTGTTACCGATTTAGTGAATGGACTTTTTGGAAATACGAATATCTCTTTCAAATATACCATTCTGCCAATTACTTATTACAATCAATCTGAATTTATTACTGATTCCATGAAGCTCGCGCAAGCTGGATATAGCTATCTATTGCCATCTATCGCGGTTGGTGTTGGACAAAGAGAACTTCTTGGAATAAAGGAATTAGAAAATGAAGCGCTAGGTCTTCGTGATAAACTAATTCCTCTTGCTTCTTCTTATACTGAGTCAGCTGGAAATGGCCCTGGACGCCCCACAAAAACGACAGAACAAAAAGCTCCTTCAACGATTCAGAAAGAAGAATCAATCAATAAGCAAGGAGGCGTGAAGACCGATGAATAATTTCGAGTTTCCTGTCTCCGTTTATGGGAAATTAGAAAAGTATAATGACGTGCTTTCAAAAGGACGGTGCCGTATTTTTTATAAATACGGCAACCGCAATGGCACTTATATAACGGATGAGTTTTCTGAGAAACTTCTGTCAACAATAGCTTACGCGCCAGTCAAAGGTATTTATGAATATGATGATTTTACTGACCATGGCGCGCGGCGTTCTGAAGGACGAATTTATGGTATTGTGCCAGAAAATCCACATCTTCAATGGGAAGAACATGAAGATGAGGATGGGGTTGTGCGCACATATGCTTGTGTTGATGTCCTAATTTTTACTGCACTTTATAAAGAAGCCAGCGATATTATTGGTAAAGCACAATCAATGGAACTTTATGAACCTTCCTTACAATACCACAGAGAAATTATTCATGGTCAACAATATATTGTTTTTGACGAAGGATGTTTCTTAGGACTTCAAGTATTAGGGAAGGATGTTGAGCCATGTTTTGAAGGCGCGGCTTTTTTCCAATTACAGGAAAATATTGAAGAAGTTGTAAAGAAAATTCAAGAGATTGAAATGACATATTCCAAAGGAGGACAAAAAGAAATGCCTCAGATGAATTTTAAGTTGTCTGATAGCCAGAAATTCGATGCTCTTTGGTCTTTGCTCAATCCAAATTATACAGAGGAAGGCAATTGGACAATTGATTATGCTATTTGTGATGTATATGACGAATATGCTCTAGCTTATAGTTATGAAAATGCGCAATATGAGCGTATTTATTATACTAAAAATGATGAGACCGATAGTGTAGCTCTTGGTGAAAAAGTTCGCGTTTATGTTGTCGATGTTACTGAAAAGGAAAAGACCACTCTTGACACATTGCGCGACCTCAATGGTGGAACGTATGAGCTTGTAAATGAAAATCTTGAGCACGCGCAAGAAAATGCTGAAAAAATTTCTGGTTTTGAACTCAAAGTTACCGAGTTAGAAAATAATATCGCAACTTTGAATACAGAGAAGTCTGCGGTTCAGTCAAGTTATGAACTTGAGCATCAAAAAGTTGAAAGTCTAACTGCTGAAAATGAAGGACTAAAACAGTATAAGCTATCCATCGAAGCAGAACAGAAGAATGCGGTTTTCACAGAATATAAGGACAAGCTTTCTGAAGAAATTCTTGATACTTATCGTGAGAAGGCAGCAGAATATTCTGTCGCTGACCTAGATAAAGAATTAGCTTATGAGCTGAAGAAAACAAATTTCTCTTTCTATGAGAAAAAGGATAATGGTTATTTACGCAAAGATGTCCAGAAGAATGGCATCGACGAGATTCTTGCTCGTTATGTAAAGTAATAAATTTTTGGAGGACTAAAAATGGCTACTAAGAGATTAGTAATCGACGGTTATGGCCAGGTTGAGCTAAACAACGTTGCCTTCCGTCGTGATGGACGTATCGTGGCTCAGTGCGCGCCCGATGCTACCGATTTTGCTTCTGTTCCAGTTGAGAATGGTATGATTCTTGCTGTTGACGAGGCTAACCGCACTGTAAAGTTTGCTACTGACAATTCTCTTCCTCTCGCTCTGGTTTATTCTACTGAGCATATGTATGACGAGAGAATGCCTGGTCTAAAGAACTTCAAGCTAAATGGCTCTGATGACTTCCTACCTCGTCTAGGTTATCCAGCTGTTGGCGATAAGTGGCATACTAACACTATTTGCTATTCTGATACAGAATATACTAATGAAGCAGCGCTCATTACTGCACTAAAGGCATATAAGACTGCTGCTGTTTATGGTAAAGTTGATGCTACTGGTGCTGTTTGTTTGACTGCCACTGCTCCTACCGTTGGTCTAAAGCTAAAGGTTGTTGAGTATGGCACTATGCCCGACGGTCAGAAGGGTGTAAAGCTACAAGTTTTAGATGTGTAATAGGAGGGTAATAAAATGACTATTGCTGAACTACAAGAAATTGCCCTTCACGCCGTAAAGGGTACTGTGCCTGCTACTTATGCCAATAAGGAAGTTGATATGCAGGCCGCTTTCGCTGATGGCCTCAGCGAGCTAATGGGTTCCTACAATCAGTTTATGAAGAATCGTTATGACATTTATGAAATTGTCATGAAGGCCTATAACGAAATTCTTCCTGCAAAGGTTATTGATGCCATTGGCGCTTTTGCTGATGTTCAAACCACGAAGAATGGCGAGAAGGTTATGTTCAAGGTCCGCAAGGGCAAGCTACGCGCCAAGAAGTTCCTAACTCAGGCTGCTATCAATGGTGTTTATGAGACTTTCCGTCTTGATTCTGACACCTTCACTCTTGCTATGCACAATGTCGGCGGCGGTGTCTCTGTTGACCTACAACGTGTTGCTGATGGCGCTGAGTCTCTAGCCGAATGCATGGCTATTCTAAATGAGGGTCTAACTGACGCTGTCTATTATGAGGTTTATAAAGCACTCCGCGCAGCTATCAATGCCTCTGCTCGTCCTGCTGCTAATAAAGTTGACGTTTCTTCTTGGGATGCTGAGAAGATGGTCAAGCTAGTCAATGTTGTTCGTGCGTATGGCAATGGCGTTGCTATTTTTGCTCCTCCTGAGTTCATTGGTGCGATGGGTGCTGACGCCATTGTTTCTGGTATTGCCAATACCACCAACGGCATTTATCATCCTCAAGATATTGATGCTATTCATAATACTGGTTACATCAATATCTTCCGCGGTTGCCCAGTCGTTCCAATTCGTCAGTCCTTTATTGACGAGAGCAATGAGAAGACCTGGATTGACCCACAGATTGCTTATGTTCTTCCCGCTGGTGGCGAGAAGGTTGTTAAGGTTGGACTTGAAGGTGGCTCTCTAATTCGTGACTACCAGAACCGTGATGGTTCTACCGAGATTTATGCTGAGCAGAAGATGGGCTGTGCTATTCTTGCTCATCATAACTGGGGTATTTATAGAAATACCGGTATCGAGCAAACTTACGAGAACCCCTACGTCAATCTTTGATAAATCCCTACGATATATAATGGATGGGGGGGAGGTAGCTCCTCCTCCATCTTTTTCTAAATTTTGGAGTAAAAGGAGTATTCATAATGTCTAAGGTAAAAATTATTAGTAAGTATTCTGGTTCAGTTTTGGTAAAAATTCCAGACTTGAATTTCCGTCGTGAACTAATTGCGCGCGGTTCGTCTTTTACAGTGGATAGTGAACTTTTGCAAGAGATGATGTATGATTATGGCTTCCGTTATATGATAGAAAGCGGAATGCTTTATATCGATGACCTTCAAGTAAAGAAAGACCTGGGGCTTGAACCAGAAGACGCTACAGAGCCAGTCAATCTAATTCCACTAGAAGAGCCTCAAATGAAGCGCGCGATGACGGTTATGCCAATCAATGAGTTCAAAGCATTTATCAAAAAGCTCACATATGAACAAATGCTTACGCTATCTGATTATGCTATTTATAACGAGCTAGGAGATTTTCAAAAAGCACAAATCATCAAAGAAGCTTGTGAAAAGGATATTCTAAAAGCGATTGAACTAAATAGGCAGGCTAAGGAGGGCTAATAAATGGCGACTCCTTTACAAACGGTATATAAAGCTTTTTTGTCAAAGATTTTAGAGGATGAGTGGCAAGGATGGTCGCAGGAAGAATTAGAGGCTGATTTAGAAACACTTCTAACTGGCGCCGTCACTCGTTTCAAGTTCCCCCGCAAATCTCTTGAATGGAATAACGAAGGTTTCATTGAAGATTTAGATAATGAAGAAATTCAAATTTTAGCTTGTTATATGAAAGTAGAATGGCTCAATAGGACCATTCTCTGCTGGGAAAATGTAAAACCTCTTTATGAGGAAAGAGACTTTTCTCAAGCAAATCTTCTTGATAAGTTTGACCAAATGCTAAAAACAGAGCAGAAGACAGCTGCGCAATTAGAAGCAATTTATTATCGTTCTATAAAGCGGAAACCTTTTGCTTATCGTAAGTTGGCCGAGCAGTCATGAAAAAAGAATTTGCTGAAGGATATATCAACAAGCTAAAGAGCAAACTTTTTGGTCTATTGTGTGAATTTGAAAAGAATGGCGAGTGGGAAAAATTTCTTGATTCGATTATTACTGAGCTTCTTGGTTTTCCAGAGGATTTACGCACAATAAACTATTATATTTTGCTGGCTAAAATTTCTTCGCTTCGTTATCTTCGTTATGAATATTTTCGTAATACAATTTTTAGTTGTATGACTTTATTGGGGAAGACTAATGAACTATTATGATATTTATAATAAGCGACTGAATCGCTATGGCAATGATTATCAGTCACGACTTCAAGGGAAGCGCGAGCATCAATTTGAGTTATATCTTTCTCGTTCTGTTTATTATACAGTTTTCAAATACAATAACACCGATGTTGAAGGTAGTTTTGAACGCTATAAACAAGATGAGACAAAAGCTCTTCATTATCTTTTGACAAAAATTGAAGTAAAAATTCCAAACGGAACGGTTCTTATGATACCGAATAAAGATGGAATTGAAGAACCTTGGATGATATATTATCTTGAACGAATAAAAGCAAGTGGATATAACCGTTATATTATGCTTCATATGACTCACTATTTGACCTGGACCGCGCGAGATGGTTCAACTCAAAATACTTGGGCTTATATGTATGGTCAAGAAAACAATATGTTGATAGATGAACTTCGTTCAAGAAGTCGAATGGATACTCTTTATACAGAGAATTTGAAGACTAGTTTCTTTATTATGCCAAGAAATCAATACATAAAAAAAGACGATTATTTTATTGTCGGTGAAAAACCTTTTCAGGAATATTATCGAGTAACAGGATACGACTTTCAATCAAGTGAAGGAGTTGAATATGTGACAATTGACCCAGTTTATGAATTTGATTTGACACCCGCGCCTATGAAGCAAGAGAATGATACAGATGAGGATTTCTTTTGGCTGAATGGAGGGGAAAATAAATGATTAGAAATCTAAGAGAAATTGGGCCTTATCTTCAAAAAATTGTTACTAGACTCCAATCAAATCAAAATCTTCTCAAATATCTTTATTATACAGATAAAGATCCTTTAGCAAATCAGAACTTATCAAAGAAACAGATACAGGAAGAAATTTTCAATGAATTGATAAAAATCGTTCCTCGTGTGGGGCCGAAAGAAACTGCAAAAAGTTTGATTTCTATCCGAGTGGTGAATGGACATCAAAATGATGCTAATAATCAAATTGAAGATTTATCTGTTGCTATTGAAGTTTTTGTTCCTATGACTCAATGGATTATCAAAGATGAGAACCTTCGACCATTTTGTATAATGGGAGAAATTCAGAATTCTTTGAACGGGAAGAATATTGATGGCCTTGGTCGAGTTCATGGTGGAGATTTTGCTGCTAATTTCTTTACAGATGAAATTTCCTGTTACGAAATGACATATTCTTTTTCATTATATGATTGATGAAAGAGTTTTTCTTGGCTTCCCTAAAAATTTTGATAATCTCTGTAAAATATATCCGCCCAAGATAAAAGATGTAGTTGGGAATGATAAATTTCCTTTATATAAAAGAGTTCTTACTTTGTCTCAAGAGGAGATAGAGGACGAATTCACTGAGAAAGGGTTAGATTTAGCCAATATGTTGTCGCCTTTTGAAACATTATTTACTAATGCTTATAATAGTGAAGAAATGCGGCAACTGACCAATGATGCTTTTTTCTTTTTTATTCATGAACCCATAACGCTTCTTTATGAGCAGAAAAAAATTATTATTGGAGACATTGAAAAAGTTTTGAAAAAAATTGAAAAAATTGATGATTTGAAAATTATTGATGATTCTAATTTTTTCAATTTTCAGAATGAAGTGCGCGTGATGCTTGGTGAAAAGAAAATTGATCCTCCCAATCCAAATGAGGATCCGCGTCTAAAAAGGATGAAAGCCAAAGCTCGTTATCGTGATAGAGTGAAGGCAAAATCAGGAAAAGGTCTCCAATTAGGTTCATCATTGGCTTCACTTTGTTGTATGGGTTTTGGACTAAATCCACTTTCTCTTGGAGAGTTGAGTTATGCTTCAGTTCCAATTTTGATACGTTACTATCAAGAAAAAGAAAAATATCAACTTGATGTTGATAGCTTACTTGCTGGCGCTGATGCTAAAAAAGTAAAACCCAAATATTGGGTTAGAAACATTGATATGGATGAATAAATTTTTATAGGAGGCTATAAAATGGCTGATATTCTAAGTCGCTATGGTAGATAAAATGCCACCATAAGAAGTAATTCTTATTGGAAAAATCTTGTGAATTGCTGGAAGATTCTAAAGCTAACTGACTACAACGTAAGAAGTAATTCTAAGCGTGAGAGTGAAAAAATAGTTAGATAGTGAACTCGAAGGAGGTCTAAAATGGATAATCAGCAGCTAAGCATCAATTCAGAAATATATTATAGAAAGCCTACTAGTGGGAATGGTTTTATTTATAAATACACAAGTCCATCTGGAAAGAGTTATATTGGAAAAGCAATAGGAACTTTGAAAAAGAGAGCTATAAATTTAGTCTCTGGGATAGGGTATAAGAAATGTCCTCTTTTTTGGCGAGCAATAAATAAATATGGATTTTTGAATTTTCAGGTAGAAATAATTGAAGAAGCCCCTTTATCAATTTTAGGCGAAAAAGAAATTTTTTATATTGAAAAATATAATACAAGAAACCCCCATGGATATAATATTGCTCAAGGTGGAGAAGGGGGGCAAAAGAAAGAGGTTTATGTATATTCGGCGCAGAATGGAGAATATGTTGGGCATTATTCAAGCTTGACGGAGGCTTCAGTGGAAACAGGAGTTCCTATTGAAACAATCAGTATAATAATGAAGCAGCAAAGACGAAAACAGGCTCACAATTTGATTTTTTTGGATAGCTATATTGAAAGATATGATATAAATAATTTAGCTCGAAAAAATTATACAAAAGTTTTTGTATATGATAAAAACGGGAGCTACGTAGGCAGTTATAGCAGTATTTCTAATGCTTCGAAAGAATTGGACATATCAGAAAGTGCAATAACACGAGCACTTGCCGGCACTATTTTACATGCTTCATTTTTTCAGTTTAGAAAAGAAAAAGAAGAGTATTTACCTCCAATTCCCAAAAATTCAAAAAGCCCGATTCCTGTATGCCAAATTGACCCAAAGACAGGAGAAATTCTAAACAGATTTAGTTCTCTTCAAGAAGCTGGTCGAGCGGTCGGATTGACAAGTGGTAGTGGAATAAAAAAAGTAATTACAAGAGGTAAAGGAACTAGTGGTGGATATTTCTGGATAATTGATGAAAGTTCAACGACTAAGTAGAGCAAAATCCTAGCTCTCTGTGCAAGACCTCCAATTTTATTGGAGGAAGATATAGTCTAATCTTAGGCGAAAGTCTAAGCAGCATTTATCTAGTCACAATAAATGCGGACAGATTGGGAACCTGTTGAATGTTATGATTAAGGAAGTTTGTGACTTCACTCTATATGATATCAATGACGACGGTTCTATTGGCGCCCCTGCGCTATATCTGGATACTCTAAAAATTTCAACCGTCGAGCAAACAGCTGATAGCAGTTCTGCTCGTGGCGGCAAGGGTAATAGCGAATTGGTTATGTGGGATTTTGGTCGTGAAATCACCCTAAACCTTCAGGATGCTCTTTTCTCTGCTAAATCTATGGCAATCATGTTTGGTGATGCTGATGGTGCTTCTGCTTCTGCTAGTGGTTCTGTGCTTCGTACTTGGAACCTAACTAAGCTTGGCACTCTTAGCGCTGCTCCTACTCAGCTAGATCTAGGCCTTGGTAAGAAGCATACTGTTTCTACTAGCGCTGTTTATTATACGGCTACTGGCTCTTCTAGCTCTGAATGGAGTGCTGACGCTGTGTATATCACTGACAAGGTTACTACCAAAGACCACACTGAAATTGTTATCAATGCTGAGACGTTCCCCGGAACTTATGCATGTATTGGCGACACTTACTGCCGCAGTGAAGATACTGGTAACGATAGCTTCTTCCAAATTCAAATTCCAAAGGCAAAGATGCTTTCTGACGTTACTCTAACAATGGAAGCTGAGGGCGACCCCACTGTCTTTGATATGCAGATGAAGGTTCTCCGTTCAAAGAACGGCGAAATGATGAAGCTAGTCAAGTATGATATCTAAAATCTGAATAGAGAAAATAGGGCGGTGGAGGTTGGCCTCCATCGCTCTTTTTTGGAGGATAAAATGGTAGATTTATTTTCTTTCAAGGAATTAGAGCCATGCTATTTGAAAGCTACTTATCCTATAGAGATTGGGAATAGAAAAATTGAAAAAGGAGAAGTTCTTGCTACTTTTGATAAAATTCAAATTGGAGCTTTGAAAGAAGTAAAAAATTTTGTAGCTGCACGAGGTGGCTTTGATAATCGTGCACATGTCTATTGGGAAACAACAAAAGAACTTCCTCTTTCATTTTCTCAAGGAGTCTTTTCAAAAACTCAGCTGGCTCTTCTGATGAACTCAAAATTGGTGGACTTTCAGAAAGATGACCCTATTCCAGTCTTGTTTAGCGAGAAAATAGAAAGTGATGAGAATGGAGAGTTCAATCTAAAAGAAATTCCAATAAGACTCTTCTTATATGAAGAAAAAACTGGAGAAAAAATTTCTTTTGGGTTGGATGGAAAAAGAGTAAAAATTGAAAATCCATATACAGAAGTGGTAGCGCAATATACCTATAATTATATGGATGGTGCTTCTCAAATTCAGTTGGGTAAGCGTTTATTGACTGGCTTTGTGGAACTTGAAGCTAGAACTAGAGTAAAGGACGATACAACCGGGCAAGTTGTAACTGGACTTTTCAAAATTCCAAAGTTGAAACTAATGTCTGATTTATCTATTCGGCTGGGCGCGCAAGCTACACCGGTGGTTGCTAATTTCTCGGCGGTAGGCGTTCCAGTGGGTTCAAAAGGGAGTTCTTATGTAGGAGAATTCTATATTTTGAGTAATAATATAGATAGTGATTTCTAAGTGATATCAGCATTAGTTTTCCGCTAATGCTGATTTTTTATGTGGGAGGGAGAAATGGCAGAAAAAAGAGTAATACAAATTGCCTTTGATGGCAATATAGAAAAAGTATCTTCTAAAATTCAGACCATTCAAAACGAACTTAGTAAGTTAAGTCTAGGAAAAGGCTTAAATCGTGAATTTGAAGATACTTTTTCTTCTTTGATGAGTGAACTAAAAAAGCTTCAAGGTTTGACAGATGGTAATAAAGTAGATTTTGTTGATGTAAAAAAAGTTGAGAAAAGCACTGATGCTATTGATAGACTTTATGATAAGCTGTCTCGTCTTGCAAGTTCTTCTGGAGTGAATAGTTCGCTTCTCAAAAATGATAAGAAGGCAATTGATGCACTGACTAGCGCGCGAACGAAATACAATTCGGTTACAGTAGCGGGACTAAAGGAGCAGCAACGTCTTCAAAAAGATTTAGCTAATGCTCAAGAAAAAACAAACTCTAAAGCTGAAAGGGCGCAATTTATTGATAATTTACGCGAACAAACTACTAATGCGTTACTAAACGCGCAGAAGGAACTGGCTTCATTAGAAGCTCAATTGCGTGCAAAAGGCGGAAATAATCCAACTAAATACCTAAAAACAGATGAAGATGGTAATGTAGTTAGTGCGGATAAGCGAACTTCTCTTGGAAAGCAATACAACGCACTAAAGGAACAGTTACCTCAGTTAGAAGCAGCGGCGAAAAGTGCCGAAAAGGCTGTTAAGCCAAGTTTTGCACAAATTGAAGAAGAAGCAAAAAAGATTGCTGATGGAATTGATAAAGCGAAGAAAGCTCTTAGTGATTTCAATAACACGCAGCCGCAGAAACAAGCAAAAGCTTTTGGAGAGGTACGCCAAGAACTTGAAAAGATTAGCGGTATTGATTGGAAATCTCTTGGTATTGACCTCAGTAGTATCAATAATATTGATGAACTAAATGATAAACTTTCAACTTTTTCTAGCGATGCTGGGGTTCGCGCGCAGCAAGTTCTTGAAAATATTCGGAATGCAAGTTCTGAAGGAGCCGAACCACTTAGGGTTCTAGGAAGAAATGCTCAAGCCGCAGGACAAGATTTACAAGAACTAACTGACCGAGATAAAGATATTCAACGTCTAACTGACCAATTGAAGAATTTCTTTTCAATTTCTAATTCGGTCCAATTGTTCAAACGAGCAATCCGTTCTGCCTTTGAAACAGTAAAAGAACTTGATAGTGCGATGACTGAGATCGCGGTTGTTTCTGATTTCTCTGTCGGAGACATGTGGGAGAAATTACCACAATTTACGGCACAAGCAAATGAGCTAGGCGTAGCTATCAAAGATACTTATAATGCAACTGCCCTCTATATTCAGCAAGGCCTTGATCTCCAGCACTCAATGGAGCTTTCTAATGAAACTCTAAAAATGGCTCGTATCGCTAGTATGGAAGCCGCAGATGCTACCGACGCGATGACAAGTGCTTTGCGTGGATTCAATATGGAATTGAATCAGGCCTCTGCGCAACGTGTCAATGACGTTTACTCAGAATTAGCTGCAATCACAGCATCTGATGTGGAAGAACTTTCTACGGCTATGTCAAAGACTGCATCTATTGCTCATAATGTCAATATGGAATTTGAGACGACGGCGGCTTTCTTAGCACAAGGCATTGAAACGACACGCGAGTCAGCCGAGACTATTGGTACGGCTCTCAAGACTGTTATAGGTCGTTTTTCAGAAGTCAAATCCCTCTATTCAAAAGGTGAAATTACTGGCACTGACGAGAACGGCGAAGAAGTCAATATAAATAAAGTTCAAAAAGCCCTTCGTACAGCTGGTGTTGATATGACGAAGTTTTTCACTGGCGAAGAAGGATTAGACCAGGTATTCTTGGATTTGTCTAAAAAATGGGATAGTTTAGACATAACAACCCAAAGATATATAAGCACCATGGCGGCCGGTAGTAGACGAATTAAACGACGCTGTCCACTGCTTTCTGCGGCCTAATAATACAGATAACTAAAAATCCTCTTAACTGCGGGAATATCTATTAACTTCTTAATAACCAAGTATAGGTAGAAATACACTATATGGCGAGGGTAATGACTAAGGTATGGTAAAATCATTAAGAGGGGACAATCCGCAACGAAGCCTCTGAATAGAAAGAGGAACGCTCACAGACTATCGAACGCAATTGAAATAAGGCGGCTGAAATGCCGCGCGAAGCAAGTAGAGTAGGGCAAACCGAAAGAGAGGACTCGTTTCATAGCTATTATTGGAAATTTGACTTTTACTCCTTTATGTGTTATAATATAAATATATAGGAGGAATTATATGGAAAAGCAAATTTTTATTGATGGAATTGAAACTGTTTATACAGTTAGTGATGAAGGTGTTATTAAAAATAGTAAAACTGGACGAGTAATGACAATTAACAAAGGTAATGTTCAACTTAATGTTAATGGAAAAGGAACGGGTCGTTCAGTTGGGAAAATTGTAGCCGAGGCTTTTCTTGAAAAGCCAGAAGGTACTTCTTTAGTAAACCATAAAGATGGAGATAAGATGAATAATCGAGTTGATAACCTTGAATGGATTACTAATAAAGAAAATTCTAAAAACGTTTGGAATAAACGAAGAGAAAATAACACAACAAATGCTGGTAAAACAGTGGAAAGGAAGAAGCGAGAAAATATAGTCGAAATTGATACTGGTTTTTTGACAGAAGATGAAAAACAAATAGAAATAGATGGAGAATTGATTCCTTATTCGATAAGTCAAAATGGTAAAGTGAGAAATTTACGAACGGGTAAATTTCTAAAAGGCTCTATTCTTCATACTTATAATTATATCAATTTTCGTTGGGTTGGAAAGCAAAAGAATAAAGCAGTCCATAGATTAGTTTGGGAAGCTTTTAATGGTGAAAAACACAATGAAATGGTTATCAATCATATAAATGGAAATAAGCATGATAATCGCTTGTGTAATTTAGAGGAAATTTCTCATCAAGAAAATATGCTTAAGGCTTCAGAAGAAACTAATGCGTGGGGCTTTAGAGAAGTTGGTGAATTTGATGAAGCAGGTAATATGCTTAGAAAATTTGCTAATGCCTCTGTCGCCGCGCGGGAGATTGGAATTTTGCCTGGTTCAATGAGAAATACCATTAGAAGAAATGGTAAATGCCATAATGGTTTATCATATCGTTATTTAGATAAGTAATATTGTCAAAAAACTTATAAAAAGTCGATTTAAGCAATCAAGATTCATCGCAATGATGTCGAATTACTCCAAGACGATGGAATTGGTAAACGCAGCGAATAATAGTGCTGGTGCAAGTCAAGAACAGTATGAAAAAACACTCGAAAGTCTTGAAACGAAACTCTCAAAGTTGAAAAATGCTTGGGATGAATTTGTAATGGGGCTTTCTAATAATGAAGTCATAAAAACCGCAGTAGATGTTCTAACAGGCTTGCTTCAAATAATCAATAAAATTATTGATGGACTTTCTGGCGGAAATGGTCTTATAAAATCAATTATATCCATTACTGCTGCAATTGGTGGTTTGAAGTTAGGAAAGTCCATTATTAGTTCTCTTATTGGAAATATGGTAGATACAAAAGACGGCGGAATTTTTTCCAAAGCTTTTGGCACTACTACCTCTCAGAAAAAAGCTGGACTACAAGCGGGAAAAAGCTTTTTGTCTGGGCTTTCAGATGCAATAAAGAACAAAAGTCTGCCTAAGACAGACTATATTATTTCCGACTTTTCAAAAAATTTGACAACTGTTTTCAAAAGTAAGGAATGGAGCTTTGATTTTTCAAATGCAAAGCCAGAAGGTCTCACGCAGTTCAAACAGAATATTACAAACTCTCTATCGCAAGGCGATGAAGCTTCTAAAGCTCTTTCAGCACAGTTTTCTTCTCTTTGGGATACAAAGAAATACAATGAAGCAATAACTGTTCTTAAAAAAGCTGGAATCCAGATAAAATTGACTGGCGAAGAAGCTCAGCAAATGGGTATTTCTGTATCAAAGACTGACAAAGATTTTAGAACAATGGCTATCGCGGCAGGAGTGGCAGCAAGTGCTTTGATGGGACTGGCTACTATTCTTGATAATAATGGAAAGGAAAAAGCAGCCAATATCGTTCGCGGCATAGCTACTGCTCTAATGGGTCTTATTCCAGTTATTACAATGGTTCAAACTGCTATGATAACTGGCGCTGAAAGTGTATCTGTTGCTATCAAAAATATTCCAATTATTGGTTGGATTGCAGCAATTATTTCTGCTGTAATTTCTCTTATTCAAATTTTTTCACAATTTGCTCCAGAGACTCAAGCAGAAAAGACAGAACGTTTAGCAGAGCAAACCCAAAAAGCAACAGAAACAGCAAAAGCAGCGCAACAAGCTTACTCCAATTTGGTTGAAAGCTTTGACAAATATGGAGAAGCTGTTGATAAAATCAATGATTTGACAGTTGGAACTACAGAATGGAAAAATGCACTTCTTGATGTAAATAATCAAGTTTTGGAACTCTTGGATAAGTATCCTCAATTAGCATCTTATTTGACTTCTGAAAATGGTGTATTAGGAATTTCAGAGGAAGGTATCCAGAAGGCTACAGATATTGCACAAGAGCAAGCACGTAGAGCTCAAGCCTTATCCGTTACGAGTCAGTATGCTGAAACAACCAATCAGAGAAGAATTGCTCAAAAAGCATATCAACAAAACTTCTGGTCTTATGACCAATATACTGGTAATGTTATCACAAACCCCGAAGCAGCAAAAGCTTTTTCAAATTATCTCAAAGAAAATCCAGATATGACAGCCGAAGATTTTCGGACTTTGGCTGGAGGCGCAGGGGAAGAACTCTCCAAATTGGCTGATATTACTGGCCTTACTGTCAATCAAATGGCGGATTTAGTAGATATTACTCGTTCTTATAATAAAGATATGGTAGCTTATGGCCTTCAAGAAGAAAATTACCGTAATGCCTTGGGAGTTTTAGCGGGGGATGTTTCTTCTAATAAACGTTGGAATATGGTTACTCAAATGTTTAACCTGGATGAGACTGCTTCTGAAATAGACGCCGCGCGTGATAAATTGGATACGACAATTTCTAAAATGGCTCGTGATTTGAAAGATCAAGGCTATACAAGTATTATGGATTTGACCGGAAGTGACGCCACTTACCGTCAAGTTTATGAAGCCGTTACAGGTCAAAGTTCAGAGGGCGTTGATATTGACAGTATAAAGGATTATGTAGCTCAATTCCAAGTTTTGAATGGCCAAGTTGAAGAAGCTATTCCAATTCTAAATAAGTTGACATCAATGAAAAATCAAGGCCTAGCTGATGAAATTGCTGGACGAATTGCTGGTGGAACTGGCCTAACGCGAGCTCAAGCAGAAAAACCACTTACAAAAGCTGACTTGCAGGAAATGGCATCTCAAATGGGATATGCTAATGACGATGAAATGGCAAAAGCTTTTGGATTTGATGATTGGACGGCTCTTTTCAATCAGTGGTCACAGGACGCTGCTTCAATTGCTTCACAGTTTGAGGAAAGGGAAGCAACTGCTGCTAATGTTATTGGTCAAAATCAAGTAGAAAAAGCAAGCTCTTTGATGGGAGATAAAGACTTCCAAACCTACTCTAACTATCTTGAACAATTAGCTACTCTTTATGCTAAAGCGGGGGTAAATGGCGCGCAAGCGGTTGATTTGTTCCAAAGTTCTCTTGAAGCTTTGATTTCTAATAATCCTCAGTATGAGAAAGAAATCAAAGATATTATTGGAATGACCGACCTTTCTGACTATGACAGTGTCGAAGCAGCAATTTCTGATATAAAAGAACTTATTCCTGGAGTTGGAGACGAACTCAATAATTTTGAGACAGCTCTTATTCAACTAGGTAAGGCCACTAAAAAAGTCAACTTGAAAACCACAATGTCTGATTTGACTTCGATGTTAGACTTAGCAGATGAGATTTCTTCCCGCTTTCGTTCCGAAGGCATTACTCAAAACGAACTAGAACAAATTGTATCTAGTGGTGCTGCTGACTATTCTGATTTTATGTTTACGGGTCAGGAATTTGTTCCAGTGACTTCTACTATGGACGACCTGGCCGAAGCAGTGCGTGCGAACACTCAAGCCGCTATTGAAAATACTTTAGCGCTTTTGAAGCAAGCAATTAGTGAGGGCGAATATGTTGAAGAAATGTTCAATCAAGAGGAATCTTGGAAAGGGATTTCTGACGAGCAAAAAAATCGAATTCTAAGCGGAGAAGCTAGCGCGACACTTGACGCGAATGTAATTCGAGATGTTCTTCAATTAGACAAAAGTGCCTCTACGGAAGAAGTTATGTCTAAATATCGCGCCTATATGCCAGATTATTTGAATTTAGCTGATAATCGTTCTCAAGCAGAAAATTATCAGAGTTATATGGACCAGGCAGCCGCTTGGAACACCGACGCGCAAAATCTCCTCCTACAAGGAAATACAGATGTTCTTGATGATATTGTCAACGCGCGCGAGCTGAGCGGAACTGTTGAAAAACTAACGGATGATTATAAAGCCAATACTGAAAACGGCGAAGCCAACTCTGACATGATGAAAACTCAAGGTGTCAGATATACAGAGAATGAGAAAAAAATCAAAAAACTTTGTGAAGGTATTGAAGACGTAAAGGATGCTTTTGATAAGGGAACTGAAGCTTTGGCCAACGGTGAGACTCCTGCTGACGATTATTGGCAAGCTCTTTCTAAAATTGAGAGTAAAGGCCGCCAAGTCTTTGGTGAGAATTTCACTCAAGATTTCATCCAGCAAAATGCTGATTTGATTTCTCAGCTGACCGAAGGCGGAGAAGTTGGCGAACAAGCTTTTATTTCCCTTCAACAGAAAATTTCTGAAGCTACTCAGAAAGCGGTTGAGGATTTGACTTATTTTGATACTAATCTCCAGCAAGTTAGAAGTGCACTTGACGGATTAGATGGAGTAAAAGCCGAGTTCAAGGTCAATGGCACTGCTGATGTATCTCAATTAGTTCAACAACTAATCCTTGCGGGTAACACAGCGGCTGAGGCCGCGCGGATTGTTGAGTCTTTGACAGGTTCAACTGTTACTTATACTGTTGACTGGCAGTGGGTTACTCTTCCTACTTCGTTAGCAATGAGTTCCACTTATGCCGGTCTTGAGAAGGCAGGCGCGAGTGGTGGTTTTACTTCTGTAAAAATTCCTAAAGTTATTCAGGCAGTTGGCACAAAAAATAATTATAGCGGCTCTGGATACTCCGGTTCTTCTAGCGGAGGCGGCGGAGGAGGAGGAAGTTCTTCTAAAGATACTATTTGGGAGAATCCTTATGATAAGCTTTATAATTTGACGGAGCAAATCAATGAGGCTCTACGTCAGCGCGAAAAACTTGAAAGAGAGTATGACAGAATTCTTGAGCGCAGAGGTTCGACTTTCAAAGAACTTCGTGCGAACTACAATGCTCAAGTCAAGTCTCTTGAAGAAGAAATCAAACTCCAAGAAAAACTGCGTGCGGGTCGTAAGGGACAGCTTGATGCGATTAGTAATGAAAAATATACGGATAGTGAAGGAAATCGTAAGACGTTCGCGCAGACCGGAGCAACAAAATATGCACGATATGACCAAAGTCTAAATCGTATTATTATTGATTGGGATGCTATTGATATGATTACTGATGATGACCTTGGTTCTGCTGTCGAGGCTTATGTCAGTCGGTTAGAAGAACTTCAAGACCAATTTGAAACAACAGATGAAACAATTGAAGATATGAAAGATACTCTTGATGAGTTACGCAAAAGTCAAATGTCTGATTATCTTGATTTTGAACAAAGTGTCTATGACGCTCTTGTAAATGCTCAACAGAAGCTTATTGACGAGTATCAATCTCTATCTGATAGTATTGCTGATTCAAATTCTAAAATTTTGGAAAATCTTCAAGAAAGTATTGATTTAGAGCGTCAAATTCGAGATAATACAAAAACAGAAGAAGATATCAATGAGAAAGAAGCTCGTTTAGCTTTCTTGCGACGTGATACTTCAAACGCCAACGCTTTAGAAATCAAAAAATTGGAAGAGGAATTGAGCGACGCTAGGGAAGATTATTCTGATAGTTTAGTTGACCAACAGCTTGAACGCCTTACTCAACAAAATCAAGATGCACAAGAAGCACGTGAAAAGCAAATTGAACTTATGCAAGCTCAACTTGATTATGCTTCTGAGAATGGCGAATTCTGGAATAGAGCATATGAATTGATAAATGAAGGCTTCGCGGCAGATGGTTCTCTCAATCAAGCAGCTCAATTATGGGAACTCCTCAAAGCTGATGAAGGCTGGAATGGTCTAAGCAAATTTGGCCAGCTGAATTGGCAAGAAGAAATTTCTAAGGCGATTATCGCTGCCAGCCAAGGCTATGCTAACTGGAACATGTATAAAGCTGAACAAGTGGACAAGTCTTTGGTTCTACCAGATGGAACTCTATTGACTTATGATGGGAAGCAATGGAAAGATAGTAATGGCAATGTTTATAATGGAATTGATTTTGATTCTAATAAAAATCAATTTACCTATGGTTCGATTGATTATACTACACCACCAACACCAGGAGGGGGCAGTACCGGTTCATCCAGTGGAGCCGAAAAGAAAGAAATTTCTGTTGGCAGCACATTCAATGCCACTGGTGCTCCTATCTATCCATATCCGGGCGGCTCGGCTCAGCGGCAATATTTTGCTAATGACCCTTACTATGTAGCAATTGGTGAATCTGGCGATTATTGGCTTGCTCGTTGGCATGGAGCTTCTTCTGGCTCAACTGGTTGGTTCAAGAAAACAGATGTAAAAGCATATAAGACTGGTGGCTTAGCTGATTTCACCGGGCCTGCTTGGCTTGATGGAACAAAATCTCATCCAGAATTAGTTCTCAATGCTAAAGATACTCAAAACTTCCTCATTCTCAAGGATATTTTGAGTTCTGCTGTCAAAAATGCTGGAACTTCAAATAATGGCGGAGATAATTATTATGATATAAACATTTCTGTTGATGAAATTGCTTCTGATTATGATGTTGACCAACTCGCGCGTCGTGTCAAGGAACAAATTGTAGAAGACAGCATTTATCGTAATGTCAACACAATAAGTTTTATCAGATAAATCGAGGCAACCAAGGATAAAGCAACTTATAAAAAGATTGAGTAAAGGAGGAAAAATAGATGGGCGTTTTAGGCGGAGACTTCATTGGCTTCTCTTTTGATGGTCATCATTCCTCCGACCTTGGGATTATGAGAGTAAGTGATGGAAGCAGGTATGCTGATTACCTGCTTCCCACTTCTCAGGATTTGACGGTCCAAGTTCCGGGCGGAGATGGAACCTACTATTTTGGTTCGTATGACACATCAAAAGTTTTTTCTATTTCTATTGCCTTTGATAGTCTAAAAGAAGAACAAATTAGTAATCTCCGAAAGATTTTTGGAGAAAAAAAGATTGGCAAGCTTATATTTGATGAAATGCCATATAAATATTATATGGTAAAAATTACAGGCCAGCCGCAATTGAAATATATTTGCTTTGGAAAAACTGGGCAAGAACGCATTTATAAAGGCGAAGGCACAATTCAATTTACTGCTTATTATCCTTATGCCAAGAGCACCGCACTTTTTCTTGGTGCTAGTAATCTTACATCACTTGAAAATAAGGATGAATGGGCTGCGGCAAGTCGCTTACCACAAACCGCGCCAACTTTGACTGGTAGTTCAATCCCTGTTTATAATGTTGGCGACCTACCAATGGACTGGCGCGCGCGGTATATATTCCCTAATGTCCCAACTGACATTTATATGGATGGGGTTGGAATGCTAAAATTTTCAGCCATTGCCAAGCAAGGTAGCGATGAATTTATTGAGGTAAATTCAAAAACAAACCTGATAGAAGGTTTGGATACAAATGGAGAAAAGACTGGAAATATTTATAATAAATTCATGACCGGCGGAACTTTTTTCAAAATTCCTCCTATGGCAAGTGAGTCAGAGAAAAAGAATTTTATTTCGGTTGGCACTTCTTCTTGTTGGAAATTACTATACGACTATATCTATTACTAAGGAGGTTTGAATGAAAAAAGATATTTATCAAATCTCTTTATGGGAAGATTATGTAGTTCCGGCAACTAATACTGTCCCAGAGCATTATGAAGAACAGCTTCTAGGCATTATTGGCTCCGATACGATGACAGCAGAATATCGTGTAATAGAGCCAAAGTTGATTCAAAATATCAACGGAACAAATATTCTTACTTTCAAAGTCTACTATACCTATATTGATACAGAGACCGGAGAGCGTCAAGATAATCCTTTTATAAAACTTCTAGTAAATGAACGGAAAGTAAAGTGTTTATGGAAAGGACAATGGTATGACTTCGTAATCAAGTCAATTCAAGAAGATAGCTCTGGTAAATCAATTACTTATACTTGTAAAGACTTATATATAAATGAGTTGAGCAAAACTGGTTTCAACTTAGAATTTGATAATGAGCTTGAGAATAATCAAGGAACGGCGCAAGAATTAGGAGCAAAAATATTAGAAGGCACAGACTGGCAAGTAGCGTCTGAAGGACAGGATATTGTTCAACAGACAATTGAAGAACCACTTTTTTTAGTCCAAATTCAAACTGCCATTACGGTCTATAAGAGTAATGGAAAAGACACATATGAAATTCCTTCTAGTAAAAAAATACTTGTGCCATATTCTGTTACTCAAACTCCTTATCCTCAAATTTTTCAATTCTTCTATGACGAAGATGAAAATTATGCCAAATATCAAGAAGATAATAGTGTTCATCTTACCGGATTAGATTGTTCATTACTCAAAAATCCAATTTATTCTGTAACAGACGATGGAACTTTTACTCTAAAATTTGGAACCACTACCGTTCTAACAATTCCAAACACTCAACCATTATCAGATTGGCGTGCTGATAGACCAATCCGCGCGCCACTACAAGAGTATAGTTCTCTAGTTGGCAGATATTGTTATGTCTATAAAGGATACGCCGGAAAGAAAATTTATAAATATATTACTACAGAATATAACGACCCAACAGTGGTTTTGAATTTAGTTGTCAATAATAAAGAGTTCAAGGACACTACAGGTTGGATTGGTGAGGGGATGAGTTGGCAACTTTACCCTCCTTATACAGACATTAGTAATATAGAGTCCTATAGTGCTACTACCTATTTGGGTCTTCAAGGCGGAAAGACTATCTATAATGCCGGCCTTCAAAAATCTTCCATGTATATTGAAGGTGGGTTTCAGAAAGGCGAAAAATACATTTTCCGCGTGAAGGGGTATCAGACACTTGGTGGCGCAAAACTAACAACTAATTATCACATAGACCCCAAAGTCTGTTCTCATGATAATAACTTTACTCCATTAGCAACTTCTGATGCTAATTATATCAATTATTTTGACGTTGGAACGGCAATTCAAAATGGTGATTGGATTGAGTATCCAATGACTTGCCAGGTTTCAATCCCTCGCTCTAAAATTACAACCTCAAATATTGGTTTATTTATTACTCCTGTTATTAGCTGTTGGATTGAAGAATTTCAGTTCTTCAAAGAAGTCTATGGCAAAGATAGTGATGGCAATTCTACAAGAATAAATCCAGGCGAGATGGATAAAAATAGTATTGCAACTGAAGTTTATTGCTATTTTGACTCCGCTACAACAGTGCTTGATGAGAAAGATATAGAATATCTTTGGAAGGCTACCTCTGACTGGTCTGGGAGTAGCGCGCCAGAACCTCAATATTCTATTGACGCAGATGGTAATTATACTTACGAAAAAATTCGTAGTATTACTGGAAAAAATTCGAATCGTTTCAATCTTTTACAATCTGTTGCCGAGACTTTTGAGTGTTGGGTTCGTTTTGAAATAAAGCATAATGAGAATACGGGTAAAATTCTTTATGAAGATGGAAAACCGCAAAAATTTGTTTATTTCAAAAATGAAGTGGGAGAAGAAAATGGATGCGGATTCGTTTATGGAATTGACTTAAAAACAATTTCTCGTTCTATCAATTCAGACCAAATCACTTCAAAAGTTGTTGTTGTTCCTAATACCACTCAATATGCAGAAAACGGTGTGTGTGAAATAGCGCAATCAGAATACAACCCTTGTAAGGAGAACTTCATTCTCAATTTTGATTATTATATAAATCAAGGATTGTTAGATGGCGGAGCGGCAAATAAAGATTTGTGGCTTTCTTCAGCTTCTGGAGGTCTTGGATATTATCCTTCCCTTAAAGAAAAGAATGAAGAATATTATAAGTCTGTTGAAGAGAACGTCGCAAGAAAACTTGAACATGATAAACAGAATTCAACTCTTCAACTTTATCAGCAGTATTTGACTTCGACGACAGAACAGATTACTTCAACGAAGTCTGACATCGCTAGATTGGCAGGTCTATCATCATATGATGCCGCGCGAGTTACTAGCTATGTGAAAGAACATCCTGGTTTTGAAAAGCTAGAGACTCTTATTGTTACTCTAAAAACTTTAGAAGGACAAAAGACAGATTATCAAGGAATCTATGGAAATCTAAAGAAAAGTGTTGACGCTCTTGAAAAAGCAATTGAAGCAGCAGAAGCCCGACAAACAAAGCTTTTGGAAGAAATAGATACGCTTCATAAAGCCTTTTATGAAAAGTATTCTCGTTTTATTCAAGAAGGTTCCTGGACCTCTCAAAACTACTTAGATGAGAATCTTTATTATTTAGATGCAAAGTCTGTAGCTTATACAAGCGCGCGCCCTCAAATTTCGTATAATATTTCTGTTCTAAGATTGAGCGCACTTGATGAATTCAAGAACAAAGTTTTTAGAATTGGTGATATAAGCTATATTGAAGACACTGAATTTTTTGGATATACTTATATTGCCACCGAAAGTGGAAAAGTAAGAAGTCCTTATCGTGAGAAAGTTCTAATTAGTGAAATCACTTCTAACTTTGATAGCCCCGAAAAAGATAGCTTCAAAGTTCAAAATTACAAAACTCAATTTGAAGACCTTTTCCAGAGGATTACAGCTACGACTCAGTCTCTTCAATATTCAGTGGGCGAATACCAACGAGCCTCTGATGTAGTTGAAGGAACAGGTGTAATCAATAATGAGACGCTTCAATCGAGTATCGCGCGCAATGAACAGCTAATCTTCAGCTCTCAAAATAATACAATAGTCAAAGATGCTACAGGTTTGACAGTCATCGACGCGAGTAATCCATCTAATCAGACAAAAATTACCGCCGGTGGCCTTTTTATCACAACAGATGGCGGATTGACCTGGAAGAATGCTATTCGTGGTGAAGGTATTGCCACTCAGTATTTGACCGCGGGGGCAATCAATACAGAGAATATTACAATACTTGATGGCATCAATCCATCTTTTCGATGGGATAGCTATGGTATTACGGCCTATAAAAAGAATGTCTCAGATAACGGTATCTTACTTGGATATACTTCAAACCAATTTGTCCGATATGACCAGTATGGTATTTATGGCGTAAAGGATATTACAATCCAAGACGCTTCTGGTGAGTATAAACCTTCAAGTGAAGATCAGATTTGGAATAATGCTTCTTTCGGCCTGACTTGGAAGGGTTTCTTTCTAAAAAATAAATATGGCGCAGGTCTTGTCGAAATCTCTTCAGAAAAAGATATCAATATAAGTGATGGTACTAATGACCGTATTCGTATTGGTAAGCTCTCTGGAGATGGAACCACTGAGAATCCTTATACCTTTGGTATTAGAATAAATGATGCCACTGGCGCGATCGTCATGGAGACAAATAGTGATGGAACTCTTTGGCTCAAGGATAGTTTGAATGTAGAGACAACGGGTAGTGGTCTAAAAGTAGCAATCGGTAAACTTGGAGAAAGAGATGATAGTGGTCTCGCGCAAGTTATAAATGCCAATGACGCTTTTATTGTCTACGAAGACGGGTCAGTCCGTGCCCTCAATGGTAACTTTACTGGTGTTATAAATGCCACAGATGGCTTTTTCAGTGGCGTTATCAATGCTACTGATGGTTCCTTTACTGGTATTATAAATGCGACTGGTGGTACAATTGGCTCCATTCAGATTACCAATGAAGGATTGACAGTAGGAAATGGTGGCTTTGAGATTACAAAGACTGACGTAGACGGCACTATTGAAAAATTACTCTATGTCGATGACGAAGGTAATCTGAAAATTACTGGTGACTTAGAGGGTGCTGGTGGTTATTTTAGTGGAGAGCTCCGCGCGCCGACTGGTACAATTGGTGGCTTTGTAATTGAAGAAAATCTTTTATACTCTCTTGGGCAAGATGAGAATGGTTCACCAAACATAGTCTTAAAAGGAACCGAAGGCAAGATTGTTGCGCGCGACATTGAATTAGGTGTCGGCGCGGTTATCAAAGATTATATCAAGTTAGGTAACGCTTTTCTTCAAAATCCTGATATCCATGATAATAAATTTATTGAAATCAAAGATGAAAATGGCCAGCCAATTATTTCACTAACAGACACTGGAATTTTTACTCTTGGCTCTCTCGTTTTCAATGGTATCAATTCAACTATCAGTGGAAAGAATTGGGGAATTACTCCAGACGAGGCTCGATTTGGTAACGTCATCGCGCAAGGTGGCACAATTGAAAATGTAATTTTCAAAACTTCTTCTATTCAAACTGTTGGTGGCCTTATGATTTTCAAACCGACAAGTCATGGAGTAGGAGAGGGGAATATTTTTACGCTTGATGAAGAAAATAGCTTTTTCCAAAAAGGAGATTTTGTTAGTATAACTTCTGTTGGAGAAAGAAGTTTTTCCATTGAGACTTATATTGTTGATAAAAATGGCTTAGAAGTTATTTTAGCAGAAAATGTTGAAGGTGCAGAAGCAATTACAAAATTAGCTTCAGCTTCTTGGGTGGATGGTAGAGCTGTATCCCTATCAGATGAATTACTTATTGGTGTAAATCCAAACCCGGCTGGTCTTGGTAAAGATGCTCATCTATTTAGAAGTGGTTTTTCATTTGTTGAGCCTGAACTTGGCGAAGATGGCAAATCTCTAGAATATAATGCTCCAAGCCTTTTCTTGGGCAATCTTTCTTCTCTTGGTATTCAAAATGTTTCAGGTTTTGGTCTTTATGGTGATAATGTTTTTCTAAAGGGTACTTTGACAACAAAAACTGGTGCAGACACCTATGCTGGTATCAATACTTTGAGTGGAGTACTCTCTAATAAAGCACGCTTCACAACTCAAGGTAAAATTGTTATTTGGGCTGGTGCAAGTAATTTTGATAAAAGTTCTATCCAGAATGCTCCTTTTTTTGTAACTGATAATGGTAATTTATTTGCACGCCAAGGTGTGTTTGAAGGTTCGATTCTTACTAATTCAACAATTCAAGGTGCAGATATCTATGCTGCGCGCATTCATGGTGGAACTCAGGAAAGTGATGGCGTTGCAGCCCTGACCATCTATGATACCGCCGCAGGTATTATTTTCAAGAAGAATTTTGATGAAAATAATAAAGAGAATGGTGGTCAAGAAACCTTTAGAATTAGTGCTGATGGCTTCATTCAAAATGGAATTGAATTTATTTCCTTTGAAGATGAGGGCGTTCAATTTTCAGGCAATCGTGCGCGGATGGTTCAATTCCAAACTCAATTTGAAAATGCTTCTCTTATTATGAAAGGGACTTCTCTTTATAAGGGAATTTCGGTTGATAGTGGTAATACACAAGTTCTTTCAAAAATTGATTTTTCTACTGGAGATAAGGAACAAATTGATTTTATAGTAGGAGAGAGAATTGCTTCATTTACTAATGAAGAGGCAATTTTTGATAAGAAAACAGTTTTACGAGACAATGTTCTTATGGGAGACATAAATACTGTTTATGTTTCTTACCAAAAAGTTGCTAAGGGCTATGATGTTTATGTTTATACCAATGAGAATGTTGATGTAAGTTCGAATATTGTTGATATCGCAGTTGCAGGTTATGCAATTGCTGGATAAAAGGAGATATAAATGGCAACTACTGGTTATTTTGATGGCGCAAAGACGAGCAGGGGCTGGTATGCGCGCCTTGAGTGGTCATACACTCAAGGCACCTCTACCACTATTACCCTTACGTTGAAAGTGTATAATGGAACTGCGCCCTCTTATAATAATTTCACAAATTCTGCTTATTACATACTAGCTGGCAATAAAATATACAAAACTTTCAATTGGACTTCAGTTGGATGGAATACACTAGGAACGACCACAGTTGTGGTAGAGGGTTCTAAAACTTCTTATTTTGCTAGTGCGCAATGGGTAAGTGGAGTAACTTCAGCATATACTCCTGCATCACTATCTGTGAATGGAGTTATTACTTTCCCTGCCTGTACATCTAACGTAGGTGCGCCTTCTGGAGCTTATGTTAGAACTCCTTATTGGGATAAAGGCTCTATTATTCCTCCTACGACTACTAATATGACAGTGGCTTGGTGGCCAGCTTCTGACGGAAATGGAGGCAATACTGTCTCTTCATATAAAATTTATTTTCTAATTAGTTCCTCAGGAGCAGTTCCATCTGAAAGCAATTATTCCAAAGTATTTACAACAACAGACTTGACAAGAGAGGCTGATGGTTCAATTAGAAGGACTTTTAGCTTACCGGTATCAACTTCACAAAGAGGACAGACCATTCGTGCCGCTATTCAAGCAATTGGTTCTTTAGGAATGAATTCTGCGCTTGTGGCTTGCTCTACAGTGATAACTGTAAATAAGAAACCTTCCGCGCCGACTGGCCCAGTGTCTCTTTTATATAGTTCTACTTATACAGAATGTCATCCAGAAATTATTGTTGGCAATTCAAATGATGCTTCGCAAACGCCTACATTATATTATAGCTTAAATAATTCAACAACTAAAAATCAATATACTTCTTCAACAAAACTTCCTCTTATGGCTTCTTCGCAGTCTTATAACTTTTACACCTTTGATGGACTAGAATATAGCGATAGTTTTACTTGTGTTATTACAAAAAATATAAAACCGATATTATCTAACGTAACAGTGACGATTTCCGAGACAGCAGTCACAAAAAACAGTGCTTTTTCTACAAATTCTATATACGCGACAAAAATAAAAATTAGTGGTAATTCTTCTAAATCTAATGGTTACTTCAAAATCCAGCTAAAATATCAAAATTATGCAGCTTCGCCAACTTTATATAATAAAGCAGTCGAAATTCAAAGAATAGATGGAGGTCTTTTGAAGAATAAAGAAATCTCTATTCTAAGCTATGTCCCTTATGGAATTAGTTATGGAGTTTCTTTAGTTTATAATGATGGAATAGAAAATTCTTCAGAAGTATTTATTGATACCATTCAGGGGAAAAAACTTTCAATTGCACCTTACCCAACACTTCAAAAGACATATAATCAGTTTGATTTTTCAAATATTAGTGGAACAAAAGAAAATGAATTTTGGAATAAAATTCGTTTTTGTTATACTTATGATAGCACGTTTGTAGGAGATAAAAGCAGATTTTTCTTATCTGGCAGTGCTCTTGAAGTATTAGACGTCCAAACTGGAGCAGATAATAACAAGAACTATATATATTATGATGCTACTTTTGCTGATACAATTCCTTCTGGCTCATATACTCTTAGTGCAGCGTTATATGACACGCGCCATCAAGATAGTTCAGTTACAGATATTACAAAGGTAGAGGCAAAAGCAATTTCTTCAATTTTGCCAATTTTGACTTCTTCTACTCAGTTAAATGTATATACTGGCGGCGCAAATGATACTTTTACAATTACTTTTACAAAGTTTTACGCAGACGGAGAAAGTCTTGAGGATTGGTCGATTACTTCTTTGAACTCAAGTGTCACTGCTTATTTTGTATATGAAGGAACTTACTATATAATTAGTGAGCCGGTAATAGCCGCAGCTGCTTCAGAAGATTTGGTTAGAATCACTTTCAAGAAAAGTACTGTTCCTGGAATATTTCAAAATTTTCCAAACAAAAATGGTTTATATGCGATGAATTGCGCAATAAAAATTGTAAATCTGTATGGTCGAGAATTTGATTTTATAGGAACTTCTTCGGTTGGCGTCAATTTCAATTCTAGTCCGACAATATCTTTTGAAAAAGCTAATGTAAAATATCAATATAATAATAGTAGTTATCCTCTCAATGATAATCCTATTAGAGAAACATTAGTTCTTTGCTTCTCTCCCACTATCAAAGGTTATAATAACTCTCAGATAAATTTCTTTATAGATGTTTCAAGAGCAACAAGCTCCGGCCCCTGGGAACTATTCACAAAAGGAACTTGTTTTAGAAGTGGTGAGCCATCTTATAATTCGCCTTCAGAGTTTAGTTCTTATGGGATCGGGCGTACTTCAATAAAAGAAATTACAGATAATAATGCTTGCTGGTTCAGAGTTAGAATAAATGACGGTTATAATAATGAAGTAACGAGCTCTGTTGTAGGTCCTTTTTCTCGCGCGAAACATATCGCTATGGATTTGACATTATCAGAATTACAGTATGCTTCAAATAAATTTACCTTCAATTATAAAATAAATGACTTGGGTCTAGCTCAAAGTTCTCTCACGGATGGAACAATAATAATTCAACATTCAGAAGGAGTCCTTCAAGAGCAAACTTCTGGCATCGCGTGGGTTCCACATAATTTTTCTTGGGTTTCTTTTATTTCTGGAAAATCTTCATCTGTCAGTTATTCAATGTCCGGAGATTTTGAATACGTTCGGGCTAAAATAACTACATTGTTTACGACAAATTATCCTTCGGGTCTTTCTATTACAACTAGAAAAATCTCTTATTCCAATAGCGATTTGGTTTATAACGTCACTCCAACTTTTGCTATAAGAAGGAACCAATTAGGAATAAATGTTGTTGAACCAACCGATTATGCTGATGGTGCTGTGGTTATTGGCGCGGCGACCGGTAAGAAAATGGTATATTTTTTGAGCGCAAACGGTATGGCTACCATTGATATGGAAAATCTTTCAATCAATAATTTTATTATTGATGGCGGTAGTTGGTAATTTGATTTTTCTTTTATTTTTTGATATAATAAACCAAAAGGAGATGATAAAATGAATCTAACAATGTCGCAAATTCTTGCTCTAAACGAGCAGAAAAAAGCTTTTGAAAAGCTTTCTTTACCAATCAAAACTTCATATAAACTTACAAAACTTTTTTCTTCGATTGACCAAGAAATAGATTTCTATACAAATAAAATGAAAGAAATTATTACAGCATATTCTCAGAAAGATGAGAACGGAGCCCCTATTTGGTCAGAGGATGGCACTTATATAAAAGTTATTCCAGAAAAAATGACTGAATGTCAATCCGAAGTTCTACAATTGAACACATTGGAGATTGCGCCGCCTGATATTTCATTTTCTATTGAAGATTTTGGAGAAGTAAATTTATCACCAGAAAATCTTCAAGTGATTTTACCTTTTATCAGGGACTAATATAATAAAAGAGACTAAAGTTGTAGCTTTTCACCAAACTTATTACAACTTTAGTCTCTTCTTTTTATTTTATCAGTTCCTAAGCTTCTTATATATAGAAGGAGTAAAGGAGGAATAAAAATGGCAGGTTATAATCCTTATCAAACCAACTCTTATCAAGCGACACAGTTCTTTCCGCAACCACAGGGAAATGTTTATATAATAAATAATTCTATGGAAATAGCTAATATTCCTGTCGGTGGAGGGATTTCAGTAGCATTATGTCCTAGTGAAGCAATAATGTTTTTGAAATCAATGCAGAATGGAGCACCAACGCTTCTGGCATATACTCTAACTCCATGTGAAACTCGCGCTAATCAAACCTCTGATGAACGGGTGGCAGCTCTTGAAAAAGAAGTAGCTGAACTAAAAAAGCAGCTAAAAGGAGGAAAATTGAATAATGAACTCTAATCCATTACAAATGATGATACAAATGAGTCAAAAACAGCAACGACTTCAAAATCCGCCTATTGACCCTCAACGTTTTTGTCAGATGGCACCAAAATTGACAAAAGAAAACCTTGTCCAACTAGCTCAACAGGCTCGCGCACAAGGTATACCTGATGAACAAATTGAACAAGGTTTAAATTTCCTTTTGAACCTAAAATAAGTTGTCGTCCGGAAGACAAATTATTTTTGGAATATATATTTTAGGAGGTTTCTATTACAATGATGGGAACTGAAGGTTTATCTGCTGGCGATATTCTCGCCCTAACAAAGGATAACGATAATGGTATGATGTGGAATAACCCTTGACAAAATTTACATTTTTGTTCAAAAAGTTATAGTTTATTCATCGAGACTCTATTTATAGTTACATAAGTGAGAAGGAGGAATAAACTATGACAGGAATTTATGCTATTACCTGTACGGCAACTGGTGAAAAATACATTGGACAAAGCGTTGCAATAAAACGGCGATGGGCAACACATAAAAGAGAACTAAAAAACGGAATTCATTATAATCAGCACTTACAAAGAACTTATAATAAATATGGCCCAGATAGCTTCATCTATGAAATCCTTGAACAATGTCCATCAGAGAAATTAAATGAACGAGAGCAATTTTACATAAAACTTTTTGATACTCATAATCATGGTTTTAATCAAGATAATGGTGGATGCAATATTTCTGGTGAAAACAATCCAATGTATGGTATTAAAGGAAAAGAAGCTCCTCGTTTTAAAGATTATATTTTGCAACTCGATTCAGGTGGCAATGTTTTGAATAAATTTGAATCGTCTATCGCTGCTGCCGAATATGTAACAGGTGATAAAAAGAAAACTTCAAGTATTCTGAGATGTCTTTATACATGGGAAGGAAAAAATTATGATAATGCTAGAGCTTTTACTTATAGAGGTTATCAGTGGATTTATGAAAAAGATTATCAAAAGTTACTTCCTTATCATGACTTTTCAGAAAAACTAACTTGTAAATGTAAATCCATTACTACAAAAATGATAGATGAAGGGGCTTTAGATGGCGACATCTAATTGAACTTCTGTTAATTGCTGGAAACTCCTCGCTGAAATCGGAGCGGGGACAATCAGCAACCAAGTCTTTTCAAAAGAAAAAGAAAGGCTCAACGACTATCCTGAAGCTATTTATCCACAATAAATAAAAAAATAGCTAAGCTGTGAAATTCAGCAATAGGAGTACAGCCCAAGTGGGTGGGTGAAAATCCCTTAAATGGAAAAGCAGAACTCTTCCTTACAAAGATGAAGATATAGTCTGTTCTTTATAGTAATATAAAGAAGGTATCTATGGAAACGATGGATATCGTAACATAAAGTTTATCTATTTGGTTTGGTTAGCTCTTCTCGGTGGAAATGGCGGTCTATTTGGTAACAGAAATGCTGACGCTGCTGTTCAAGGCGCGCTAACTCGTTCCGATCTCTTTGAAGGCTTCAACAATCAAGACGTCAATAGTCAGCTCCGTGGTATTACTAATGGTGTCTGTGACGGCTTCTATGCAATCAATAGCGGAATGAAAGACGGCTTCTATGGCAATCAGGCAACAATCAAAGACGGCTTCTATTCCACTCAGTCTGCTATCGCAGATAGTCGGTATGCTATGCAGGATTGTTGCTGCCGAACAAATCAGAATATTCGAGAACTTTCTTCCGAAGGTTACAAGAATACCTGCGAAATTACAACTGCCATCCATGCTGAAGGTGAAGCAACTCGTGCGCTAATCAACGCAAATACGATGCAAGACCTTCGCGACAAACTAGCCGATCGCGACCGAGACCTAATGAATGCGCAGTTCCAGCTTTCTCAACAGACTCAGAACGCTACTCTTATTGGGACGTTACGTCCATTTCCACAGCCTGCGTATATTACTTGCAGCCCTTATCAGTCAGTAGGTGGCATTTGCGGCTCTAGTTACAATTGCGGCTGCGGCATCTAACAGCTATTACCGAGAGTACAAATTCGTATCGGAGGTAATAAAATGATTGAAAGTTATACAAATACTTCTCAAACCATAGCGCCAGAAGGACTACTATCTTTCGCAACAAATGATGTCCTGACTGGTTGTACTGTGCTTCATTCTGCTGGTTCTACTTCGTTTACTCTAAAACGTCCAGGTTTTTACTATGTTTCTTTTACAGGTACTGGTGCTATTACTGGCACAACCGCTGGCGCAATTACTGTAAATTTACTGAAAAATGGTGTAGCTCTGCCAGGAGCAACAGCCACTCAAACATCAGCTTCGGCCACTGATATTCGTACAGTAAATTTTTCAAAAATTGTCCAAGTACTTCCTTCCTGTTGTGTCATAAATAACACTACCACTCTAACCTTCCAAAATGCGGGTTTAGATACTACTTATTCCAATGTCAATGTAGTAATTACAAAACTCGCATAAGGAGGTCCTGAAATGAAAAAATACAAAGCGCTTTATAAGGGAATGTATGACGATTTGAAAGATTCGGAAATGATGATTGATTATGCTTTTTGTATCCGAGAAGAAGGTGACAAAACTCTCGCGGATGAAATAGCAAAGTACGCGCAATATCGTCTTCAACATTTCTCTGATTTTCACAAATTATTTGAACAAGAAGTTTCGAAAGAAAAGGAAATTTCGATGGAAACTGTTCATAAATGTATGTGGGAAGAGGCTCATGAAGCTCTACAAGAATGGCATGATAAAATAGAAAGAAAAGTCAAATCTTATTGAAATTGGGAGAGGAGCTTCGGCTCCTCTCTTTTATTCCCATTGAACAATTTCTTTCTGAGGAAAGTTTCTATCAGAAACAAATTTTCCAATTCCAATGGCGTCCGCGCAGTCATCATTTACACTTACATCATACCATTGTTTTACTAGATTTTTCATTGAAGCTTTTCGGTCGCTTCTTGAGCGTCCCTTTACGCCACAGTGCGCGCGCCATGTATTCGTAGGACATACTTCAAATAAAATGTTGCGCGCGAAACATGTTTCCATCAAAATTCCTTGAAGGCGCGCGAGTGTTTGAAATGTTGTAACTCCATAATTCTGTTCATATTGAATTCCTTCAATGCCAACAAAATCAATCTCAAAAGTAGAAATAATTGACATCATCCATTCTTTTATGCGATGGTCACGCGCAATTTCATCTGTATTTTCAGGCGCATCAAAGTATCCATACTTTATCAATTTTTTATCTTCAAAGATTGAAAAGCCACTTCGTTTTGTTGCTTGGTCAAGTCCAAGAACACGAAAGCTTCCTTTTTTCTTTGGAATTGCTTCTAATTTTATTTCTTTATATGGGTTGTCTTTACAGAAAGGACATTCGCGCCGCATACGAATTTTTTTCCATGGCGCAAATACTTGATGCCCCTCTGAGCATACAAATTCCATTATAGTATCAAGATTTTTATACTCTGTAGAAATGAGTTTCCAGCCGTCTTTTTCAATCTCGGCTTTTATGTCGTCTAGTTGTATCTTAGCCATTCACTCACTTCCGTTATTTACTTTAGATTGGTGGAGCCGAAACCTCCATTACCTCTTTCTGTATCATCAAGATTCTCAACTTGGAAAAGAACTGCCTTGGGAACTTCCATTAGAACGAGTTGCGCGAACTTCTCGCCTTTTCCAATTGTCATATCACTACCTCTAAGAATTGAGGTAATGATAGGGCGACCATTATCATCAAAATCGTAAGTGATATCCTTGATGGGAGGCTCAATATTTTCAATAATTACTTGAAGCTCCCCTCTAAATCCAGCATCAACCGTCCCAATTGAATTAGCAATTCTCATTTTTGTCTTGAGGGCGCGACCACTCTTTGGACGAATTTGAATTTCATAACCATTTGGAACAGCCACCTTGATGCCAGTTGGAATAAGCTTTGTTTCGCCGGGATGAATCACATAGTCATCCACTGCATAAACATCCATTCCACTATCATCGGGATGCGCATACTCAGGCATTTTTGCGTCTGGATGGCACTTTACAAAAGGAATTTGGATATAACGTTTTGCGATACCTTCTGTTTCACTAATAGCCGTATTGATGCCGCGCAGTAGCTTTTTGAGAAAATCTCGCTTTGGTGCAGTCAAGTCAGTAATTATATCAATTTCATTTACCAATTGGAGAAATTCGTCCTGGACGCTTTCTGCTGTAGAGCCAGTGGCATTGATAGACTGCGCGAGCATTAGGCGCGCGTTCGTAGTATTGAGACTACGAAGGAAACTATCCAGGATGCCTGGGGACACTAATTCAAATTGAGCATCATCCATTGATAACAGAACAGCAATAGCATCAATAGAATTTTCATCAAGACTATTTAGTTGAGAAAGCGCGTCGCGCACGTCTTCGACGACTTTTTTAGAATTTGGTTCTACGTTCATTCGACCTCTTCACCCCACAGAGAACAATATGTCATAATAACATTCCTCCAATTTTCGGTATTTTTATTTATGATAAGTAAGGGTATTTTCTTTTTTTGGAGATATTCTTTTTTCTTTTGGTCGTATTTACTTTGTTTTTGGAAGCCTTCCTCTCCGCCATAAAATTCTATTTTCTTATAATGTTGCGTTCCACAATATTCAATCATTCCAAGAATTTTTTCATTTTTTAAAATAGCAAAATCAAATCGTAAAGGCTTTTTATCTCCTATTAAATCTGGAAAGCTATATTGACGCTTAAAAGAAACATTATTTTCTATTAAAAATTGATTGATTTCTTCTTCAGGCCATGATAATAAACAGCCACACGACTTAGTATTTCCTGAACGCAGATAAATTCCAGAAACATCTTTCCATCGTCCACAGTCGCACCGACAACGCCAAATTGCTTTTGGACTTTTTGAAACTAATGAAATTACAGTTAGTTTACCATATTTATTTCCTATTTCATCTTTAAAAGCTCTTTCGGGAGATTTTTCCCTTAATAAACAACCACATGATTTTACTGCTCCGTTTTCTAAGTCATTTTGACGAACGTCTTTTTCATTCCCGCAAGAACACCTACAATGCCAATAACTCTTTTTATCCCCTTTCTTATAAGGAGTTCTATATAAAACAGTCAATCGACCAAATATTTTTCCTGTTTCGTCAATAGCATTAGAACGTAAATATTTTAAAGAGCATTGTCTTCCACAAGTAGTAGCTCCACCCTTACGTAAGACGGGGCCTCTAACTACTTTAGTATTACCACAGTCACATCTACATAGCCATGCTGTTCGACCATTTTTATCTTTTGTCTTTTCAAGGACTGTTAAAAAACCATATCTGTTTCCAGTCTCGTCTATTAACTTTTGTCCCATTACTCAGACCAAAAATCATTATAAATGAAAGTTGCGCTAATCAAATAGCCTTCATCTACAATTTCTCCTTTACTCTTTTTTGTTTTATATTCATATCCTGCTTTCTTCAAGAGAATGCCATCGGTCTTCGCTTGTTCTCTGAATTTTTCAATCATATTTTTGGCTTCATCTTCAGTATTTACTCGATATTTAGTCGTCGTTTCTAAGGTCATAGCTATTCTCCTTTTTATTTTCATTATTAGCACCATTACAGATGGTTATGCCATCAGCACAATCAGAGATGTTTATGCTATCAAGAGTCATAATTTGAGGCTTGGGGCCAAAAAGTGGATTTGGATTAGGAATTTGATTGATAAAAGAAATCTTTTGAAGTTCTGTCTCAAGATAATTCAATCTTTTCATAATTTCATCCATAGAAGTAGACTTTGGAACATTATTCTCTTTTTCTTTTTCATAGCAAATCAAATCTTTAGCATAAGGAAGTGTTTCAATCCACTTACAAAATTCTCTCCATTCTGGCAGCTTATGGCTACGACGCTGACGCCAGATATTCTTCAAACAACGGTAATTTGTGGTAAGCCGCGCTGTAAGTTCAAAGCCAGGAGGAATATTATACAAAATTTCAAGATAAAGTTCTGTTTTCTGTTTCGAAAGACTTTGCTTTGCTTCCTCGTTTTGTCCTTTTAGCGCAGAAAGTCGGTTGTATTCATTGATTTTTCCTTGGACAATATCAATGATGCGTGAATCAACATATCTATTGCATTGTTCTTTTAGGGAAAATTTTGTGGCACAGTGCATAGTGGATTGTGAACTAACAAAAAATTTGAAGATATACCTCTCCATTTCAATCCACGCTTTATTAGAAAAGCGCAAGTCAAAACTCACGAGAATACCTGTAAGGAATTGGTCGTGCGCGCCAACCCAATCAGCGGCGTGAGATAGGTTCTTCGCTCGTTTTAGCGCGGCTTCTACTGTCTCTTCCCAATCGGTTGTAGTTCTCAAAGGATACCCTGAAGCATGAAGACTTTCTTCTAAATCATAGACCTTTACATTTTCAACTCTCATTTGGCAACTCCTCAAAAATTAAATCTTTTGGCAAAAAATTATTACATATGTATATACTAGCAAACGAAACTCCTTTTACTATCTTCGTATAATCTTCATCTTGATAGAAATTTATTCTTTTATCAAAGATAAGGGCTTGTTTATTTTGTAAATAGGGAAAACGTTTTTGTCCTTGTAAGGTAGGCAGCGGAAAAAGCATTGCATAAGGTTTTTGGAGTTCTTCTAGCCTTTTTAAGATATCGTCTTTACAAGAGAATGGAGGATTAGAAATGATAATATCATATTTATCAGGAGAATAGTAAAAAAAGTTTTTCCCCAAGTCAATATGGGAAAATATTACTTTATTCCCATTCTGTAAAAAAATTTGAACATATTTACTATTCTCCTTATCAAAAGGACACCAAATGATATCCTCTTTTGAGACATATTTTAATAAGGGGGTAATAGCGTTAGGTGGGGTATAGTATTCATCAGAAGCTTTATCCGTTTTTGCTGTTAAATAACCTTTATTTTGTCCCATTATACCTCCACGATTTTATAGTCGCATCCATCAATAGAACGGATATAATTTAAAACATCTTTATATTCTGGTTTTGTAAACCAGTTATTGAGAAGATAGGTATATGTAACTTTCTTAGCTTTTAAAGCCCTTCCAATTTTTTGATATTGGAGAAGTTTGAAAGCACAAGTTTGTAATTTTTCATCAACTGAGCCGGCCACTTGTTGATATTTCTTCTCATAAATTTTTAGTTCTCCATTTACAAAATAAGCCTCATCTGGCAATAGCTTCTTAGAAATTAGTTTTCTCCAATCAATCTTTTCTTGAGACAAATATTTATATAGATTATGCTTAGATAAATCTATGCCTTCTTTTTGAGCTTGACAGATTTCTTCCCAAACTAAACCACTAGAAGTATCTCTAAACATATTCTTCATCAAATAATTTTCTCCTTTACATAATCTCCACTTTCATTCAAATAATAAACTGTCTTTATTCCTAGGTCTCGTATCAATCGCGCGCACGCCGCGCAGGGTCTGCTACAGCCTCTTTCTCCATTTTTGTGTTCTCTATAAACATAGATATTGACTTTATCCCATTCAATATCTTTCCCAATAAGAGGAGAAAGTGCAGCGACCTCTGCGTGTTCTCGCGCGATTGAATTCTCGTAGTCATCAAAATTTCGATAAATATTATAACGGTGCTGAAGAGGACGAGTCTTCTGACTATTACAAGCAGAAGAAAGAATCCTATTGCCACTAACAACAACCGCGCCGACCTTTGTCTGCTTGAAATTAGATAAATAACTGACTTCACGCGCGATATTGAAAAAGCGTTCCTCTTTGTGCGTCATCAAACTAATCCCCTTTACTCTTTATAAAAATATTATACCAAAAATTTTAGTTTTTTTCAAATTCTTGCTTTGCTTGTAGATAGCCATTCATATATGCGTCCTTCAACGCTTTTTGGATATTATTCCAAACCTTAGGAAAAAGGCACATCAGAACATACTCAAAAGTAATAGGAGTGTCATCTGTACATCTATTGAGAGTTATTAAAAGTTTCTCAATTTGCGATTTCTGGGTCGTGATTTGTTTTACTTCTTTACTTTCCATATTAGCCCTCTTTATATAGAATTGGCTTATTTTGTGTGAGGCTCTCTTTGACGTCAAGAACTCTTTGATTAGAGCTTCCGCGCCATGCTAAACTAAGATCGCGCAGCTTATTATCATAACGCCCATCTACTAGAACATCGCAATTTTCCAAGAGACTGCGCGTTTTATCGTTTTTCAATAATTCTTCAAATTGATATCCAGACCAAGCCCAAACATTTTTCCCCATGACATGCGCAGATTTACATAATTCAATCAGAAGGTCATTGTCAATTTGGTCAAAAGGCTCTCCGCCGAGAATTGACAGACCTGCACAGTAAGGACGTTTTAGTAGCTCCAAGATTTGAAAAAATTGCTTTGAGGTAAATAATTTTCCAGCATTAAAATCCCAAGCCTCTGGATTGAAGCAATTTTTGCAATGGAGAGTGCAACCAGAAACAAAGATTGAAGTTCGAATACCTTTTCCATCAGCAGTGTCAAAAGAATAGATTTTCTGGTATTTCATTTGTCCACCTCAATCTGGTCATGTCTTTCTCTCATTTCTACTTCTTGTTGTTTTCCAAGATTGAAAGCTGTTTTATAATCATTAGTAAGGTAGCCAGTTACCCGACGTAATCTTTTGATATTCTTTCCTCCGCAGGCAGGACAGTTTGTTCCAATCTCATCACAATAGCCGCAATTCATACATTGGTCATTCGGAACGTTTACAGCGAAATAAGGAATGTCTTTATCCATTGCATAATTTACTATTGTTTCAAGTGCCTCAAGGTTATTCTTTATTCCGCTTTCCAATTCGATATAAGTGATACATCCTGCATTAGAGTACCCAGTTAGTTGACTTTCAATATCAATTTTATCTATTGGAGATATTTTTTTCCATACTGGAATATGAATAGAATTGGTAAAGTAATCTTTATCGCTAACATTTTCAATAATCCCATATTTTTCTTTGAATTTTTCCATCGAAGTATAACATAAGTTTTCAGCTGGTGTCATGTATACGCCGAAATTTAGATGGTATTCTTTCTTGAATTCAGCGCATCTTTGCTGAAATAGTTTTTCTATTCTTTTTGCAAGGTCCATTCCATATTCTGTCGTATGGTCTTTTCCGATCAGAATTTGAAGAGTTTCAGCAAGACCAATTTGACCAATTGCCAATGTTCCATGCTTTAGCGCACTTCTAATTCCTTCTTCTGGGTGATAACCAGTCATTGTATTATTTTCATACATAAAAGATGCTGCTTCTGGTGGTTGCGCGCAAATCCATTCAAAGCGTTCAAGGAGCATATCTTTTGCTTCATGAATTTTCTTGTCAAGAATGCCAAAGAAAAGGTCAATAATAGATTTATCATCTCTATCCATCATTACATCGGTATTATACTCCTCTTTTGCTTCCATAGCTAAAGTTGGCATGATAATAGTAACTGGGCAAATATTGCCGCGCCCATCCTTTGTTTGAGGATTTACACCTGGTTCTGCATTTATATCAAATCCGTTATAAGTTCTGCACCCCATGGTTGACACATAGGTTTTAGGGTCATTTTTATCATAACCTATATTGACGCTCCAATCCACATTACAATAATTCGGATAAAGACGTAAAGCGGTAGATTTCAATGCTAATTGAAATAAATCATAATTTGGGTCTTCTGGCTTTCGATTTACTCCTTTCATACACTGGAAAATTTGACACGGAAAAACGCTTGTCCGATGAAGCTTACCAATTCCTTTTATTGATATATCTAAGATAGCTTTTGTTATCATACGACCTTCCGGTAATATACAAGTACCATAATTGATACTCGTGAATGGCAACTGACAGCCACTACGCGATTGAAGTGTATTTAGATTATGGAACATGGCTTCAACTGCTTGATAACATTCTTTTTTAGTCATATCCATGGAATACTTGTATGCTTTGTCATAAATTTTATACTCTTCGTCTTCAATTCCAGCATCTTCGGGAATATGTCCAAAAAGTTCCTTATCATCAATATCACAAAAGTATTTTAAGCCATTGATATAATGCTTTCTAAAACTTTTTCTAACATAAGGAACCATAGTCCAATCCAAATGTGTTGAAGCAACGCCTCCGAATTGGTTTAGAGATTGAATTTGAAAAATTACTGCAATTAGTTGCATTGCTGTGCTAATAGACTGTGCGGGACGAACGTCTGTCTGTCGTGTATCAAAACCCTTAGCAAGCAAGTCATCAAAAGGTAGTGAAAGACAGTTATGTGAACCAACAGCATAAGAGTTCAAATCATGAATATAAATCTCATTATTCTCGTGATTTACACGAGCCATTGGGGAGACACAATAGTCCAAAGCATAACGCTTCATGACCAAATCGCTCATTTCTCCGATACGCCCGCCAAAAGAATGTTCATCTACATTGGCATTTTGATTTTGAACATTAGTTGCTTGTATTTTTTCAGACACTGCACTCATCAAATCGTTATAGCTTTTTCGTGCCATTTCATGAAGATATCGATAACGAATATAAGCAATAGCAACATCCTGACAACCACTTTCAATCAGCTTTCTCTGAATGTTATCCTGTATTTCTTCAACACCGGTCTCGTCTTGAAGATTGTCCTCAATCCAGTCTGCAATTGCTACAGTAACTTCGTCATTCGTTAAACCGTCAACTTCAAGAAAAGCCTTATTTATTGCAATCTCAATTTTGCCCTTCTCAAATGGAACTAAACGGCCGTCTCTTTTTTTGATATTCATTCTTTTTCCTCCGCATAGCAATATTCGCAATATCCATTAATAAAGCTATGGTGACATTGTGCTTGAAGTTTTTTATTTTCTTCTAATAATTTAGCAACAGTATTATTTAGGGTGAATTTATTTGGTGTTACTAGCTGTTCAATAATACTATTATTTTCATCTATTTTTTGTTTTATTTCTAAATTAGTCATTTATAAACATCTCCTTTTCATAATGGACAGAGATTGTCTCGTAGAACATCTTGAAAAGTTCATAATTCTTTTCACGAATATATATAAAGCTTTTCCGATTTTCCTCAAGGGAAGTCTTTGGAGAGAGAGATTTCTCTGTAAAAATTGGACCAGAATTATACTGAGATTTTGCTTTTAGGTAATAATATAATGTGGTCAGTTTTCTATCTTGGCTTTTTTGAAAAAATTCATTCCAAAGTCGAAAAAGGTTTTCTAACTCTTGTGAAAATGGAGATTCTCTACCAAGAGTAAGTAGAAAATTTATCTTATGAGTAGATAAGTATAAACACTGTCTGTATACAATAGGTAGTGTTTCTAGGATTTGCTCATCACAAAATGTTGTGGAAAAAGGATTATATATAATTTTCCGCGCAGTTCTAGCAGGAATATCATCACATAGTTCTTTTACCATTTTATCAGGCATCAGGTCTTCATATTGAACTTGGAAAATACCTGAAAGAGGTGGAAGACTAAGCCATTCATAGAGTTTTTCTTTTGTGCTTACAATTGGCGGAAATTTCATCCCAATTGGCAGCACGTGAATTTTTTCAGGATTATTTACACCAAAACGAGAATTAGATAACTCTTTCAGGAAACTAACAGCTCCTTCAACTTGTCCAAGGTTATAATCATGAAGAATAATACCTGATGTTTTTGGAAAAATCTGTGCTTTGAGTTGCTTTTCCACAAAGCTATCAATACCATGGCCTTCACGCGAAAGACGTCCATGCCCTGCGCGTAAAATCCTCTTAAAAGTAGCCTTATCTACTCCGAAGTAACTTTCATATTTTTCATACGGAGAAAAGTCAGGAACAATACTTTCAATTTCTTTTGAAAAAGGAACATAATTTTCTAATGATATCGCGCGACCACCATATCCTACATTAGGTAAAAAAAGTTCTTTTGGATACAATCTATCCTCATAATCTTTTCTTACAAAAAAAGAATTATAACGTTCTGGCTCCAAAGTAGGAGCCAAAAGCGTTATATCTCTTTTCTTCTTGTAGTAGGCAAGAAGCTTCGCACACTCAAGATTTGGCATTACATTCCAATAATGAAAAAAATCATAATCATGAATTCCAACTATCATTCATCTAACTCCAACCTTGGGCGCATTTTTATTTTACCATCTGGATAAACTTCTTCAATCAATTCACAAAGATGGTAGGGGGTTGCTTTATATTTTTTCGCGCGGAAGCTATCACCATCACGAATTCCACACACTACAATTTTGTTTCCACGTGCAAAAGTAGATTTTTCTTTGACGTGTTTCTTGCCATCCACACTTTTTTCAGAAATTTGGCGATCATAGATATTGAAGACTTCACCAAAAATCTTTACTGTAACAACCCCATCTGGCGTCAAAAGTGTCACTAATTTCTTCATCTTATCACGGTCAAGAACGGTTCCATAGATACGATGAATTTTGAAGATTGGAACACGTTTACCCTTGATTTCAAAAACTCGCTCAATCTCTGGTTCTTCTGCTAAGTCAAAGAAGTTCGAGAAGCCATAATATGTGTTATCGACATGTGCGAGTTCGTGTTCATGGAAATAACAAGAAACGCTATCCATTTCCCATTTACTTATATTTCCAAGGCAATACTTATTCCACACATCTTCTGTCAATCGACTATTTACAGAAGAAAGAAGTTTTTGATTATTCTCTTTGACGTAGGGACGAATTCTATCCATTACTTCATCATAGATTTTTTTCCACGTGATTTGCTTTATGCCAAAGCCACTTTCCGCGCGAGCGTCCTCAACCAGCTTGTCGATTGAGAAGTTCTTATCAAAGAAAACCATCGCAATGTTATCTAAAAGGAATAAATCATCTACTTTGGATGTCTTTAGATATTTGTTGAAGTTGAAGACCCGGCGAACAAAATCGTATTCGCTTGGAATAAGTCCAAAATCAATCAACATTTTCATATTTTGGAGAGTAATACGTTTCTTTGCGTCGCTAATAAGGTTGATATATTCGTGCATCACTTGTTCGCGTTGGCCGAAGCTGTCGAAAGCGCCGCACTTTATGAGATTTACCATTTGAGGCTTGTTGATTTTTACTTTTGAGAGGAAGTCTGGGATTGAAGTGTAAGGACGATTTTCGATTATTTGTTTTACGATATCGTCGCCAACTTTTGTGATACCACGAAGTCCATACCGGATAAGATTTTTCTTTTCATCTGGAATAAAAGTATATGCAGATTGGTTGATATCAGGAGGAGAAACTTCAATTCCAGCACTTTTCATCTTTCCGATAGCTGTTGCAACTTTACCGTAGTTGACAGTTTTTACCTTTTTCTTTTCTTTCTTTTTTATTGGCTCTTCTTCATCATCATCCATTTCTTCTAATTCTTCTTGACAATCTGCTTCTGAAGGATTTTCTTCAAGGAAATCTTCTGTAGTTTCTTCTTCCTCAATTGACTGAGAATTGACAATTAGACAAGCCGTATTCCAGTAAATTACTGGCCATTGAGTAGCAATTACTAGAGTTTGGATGCCAATAAAAGAATAGAGCATTGCATGAACATTTGAGAAACTGTAACTCATTTGTGGGAGCATCATTGTCCGCCAACAATATTCGCCAAGCCGCTTTGAAGGACATTGGGAGATAAATTTTTCTTTTACGACAGGAATTTCTTTGACCTTTTTTTTCGCAAGAACTTTTCTAGTGTTATTGCTTTCGGCCAATGTAAAATGTGAAATATTCTCATCCATAACCATTCTCATCAAGCTTTCTTGGTCGAATGGAACACCATAATCTCTTGCATAATATGGCTCAAGAATTTTCTGTTCCTCTTTCGTCAACCCTTCTCTATCCATTTCATCATACCAAAGCTTTGGGTTGTTTTTGAAACGAATATATCTATCAAACGGGCGTTCTTGACCTTCTGGCGCGACTAGCCGCATTAGACCATTCGCCGCGCACATTTCAATTGGGTTTCTTGGTTTTATTGCTTGAACTGTTTGAAGGCCAATTGCTGTATTGAATTGGAATACATCTTGAACTTCGCCATTTTCAAGCGCTTCCCATATACGAAGATTTTTCAAGTCAAGAACTTGAGGGTGAAGATATTTATTATAAATTTCTCTAAGCGAACTACATTCAGAGAAGTATCCATTTTGCCGGAGAAGATTTAGTGCGACAGTAATCTTGTCGCAGATTTCTGTAACGAGAAAATCAAATTTTGTCCCGCCCAATTTTTCTTCCATATGAAGGTCAAACTGCGTAGTAATATCACCGCCAGGACTTTTCATTAGCGCACTTGTTTCAAACGGAGAATTGTTATAAAAGATAACACCTGAAGCGTGAACACCACGTCGAACAATTAGATTTTCAATTCCAAGGGCAATTTCTTTTAGACCAGGATAATTTTCAAACTGGGAGCAAAATTCTCGAATTGGTTTCCTTCCTTTTTCTTCATTTCCCTCAAAGCACTCTGTGAGGCTCCAAGTAATACCTCGCTCTGAAGGGATAAGACCAGAAAGATAAAGTGAGATATCGCTGTCAATTCCTTTTGGATACTCTTTTGAACGGTAGCCGCGGCAAGCCGTTGCTACAGCTGCACGCGCAGAGGTTGTCCCGAATGTCGCTACTTGAGCTACATTTAGTTCTCCTCGTTTTTCTCTTAGTTTTTTGAAAACTAGAGGGCGTTTTGACGGAGACAAATCTTGGTCAATATCACTAAAATTGGACTATCTCTTTTATTCTTAGCCTCATAAGAGCGATTATCCGCTAAGAATAAGATTGCGCTACGGGATGGTGCTTATCTCCACCCCTCTCGAACATAAGTTCAGTTAGTCTCTACACTTTTTTCAATTACATAATATCCATAGGCTTTTCCTTTATCAGAAAAAAGTTTTACGCTAATATCTCGAATATTTTCTTTGATATATCTCGCAGCATCTTTTTTAGTTTTGAATGTTCCTATATAAACATCTTGAGGAGAGTATAAGTCCCATTCTGCTTTTATCCGTTGAGCACAAATTTCTCTACGAATATCATTATCGGGAACAATATAATAACCTTTTGACTTATGATATTTTTGCATACCGGTTTTGCTACATCCAAAATTTTCTGATGCATATTCACTTGCTTCTCTGATAGAAGGGAATTCTCCAATAAGGCTCCCATCATTCTTATAAAGAATTGTATGTGACCGAAGTCCATTTAGGCTTCCTTTATCGACTTCTTGCTTTTCAACGTTCATTTTTCGCGTGCACCATTGTAGATTTTCAAGTTTATTATTTTGAACATTATTATCTTTATGGTCAATTTCAGGATAATTATTTGGATTATCAAGCCAAGTCAAAGCCACTAATCTGTGAACTAATTTATTATAACAATGTCCATTTAGAGACAAACCTACCATCAAATAATTATTATTCGCTCCAGTATAAGGAATAAGAACTCGTTGTGGCTCAGTTGTAATTTGATGAGAACCTTTTTTATAATGGCTATAGATGTTTCCTTCTTTATCACAACTATAGGCATGGCCCGTTCCTGGGATAAATTTTCTTTCCATTTCTTCACCTCCTATTTTATATAATATAAATTGGATAATGTAATTGAAACTTAGCACGGTGTTATCCTCGCGAGTAGTCGCTATGGCCTTCACCGTTAGCCGTATTTTATACGACACCTCCGAGCGGAGTTCACAATCATTTTTAGAACTGCTTGATATTGTTAGGCAGTTCCGCTCTATCTTTGTTCAGAAATCTAAAGTAAGGAAAATTATATTCAATGGGGTCTAGTTGAGTAATTCCAAGAAGATAGTTTGAGAGAAACGAGCCAGAGCTACCGCGACCTGGGCCAGTAATTGAACCACATTCCCAGAAAGTATCAATAAAATCTTTGAAAGTATTGAAATATGAGAACAGACAATTCCCTAGTTTATTGCTAATATGACAAAGAATATCAGCCTCTAATTCAAGACGTTCCCAATGCTCCTTATCTCCAATTTCCTTCTTTTCCATGGAAGAAATACAAGAATTTACCCATTCTCTTTCTTGAGGGTTCTCGCTTTTTCTCAATTCAAAAAGATGAGGATAATCTCTAAGGCTTTCGTCAACGATAGGAGGGAGCGGATGGACTTCTGTTTCTGGAATAATTGGATTATGAAAAATTTCATAAGTTCCAATCTTATTCATAATTTCAAGAGAATTTTGACACATTTCTTCAAATTCTTCTTTTGAAAAAATATCTTTCAAATTCTCATAAGCCTCTTTATCAGACATAAAATGCGCGTCATGATAAAAACTATCAACTTCACGTTCGCCATCTTTTGAGTTGAGAAAGGCTTTGTGAATTTCTCGATATTCAGAAGTAAGATAGTGGGCATCAGTTCCCATAACAATTTTTAAGCCATAGAATTTGGCAATTGGTTTTACTCGGCGATTGAAACGCTTTTGATCAGATGAGATGCCTGGAGCAATTTCAATATAAAAATCGTCATGAAAAAGTGAAATACACCATCGAAGAAACTTATCAATTTCAATTTTCTTTTCAAGAATTAGCTCTTTGTCATTTTGCTTCTCGGCATCATCAAGCGCGAGAACAAGAGCATCTAACTCCGAGCCAAGACAGGCGCTGTCTGCCACCAGAGAGTTTGGAAAACGCTTTACAATTTCTTCCAGCTCAGTCTTCAATGTTGGGACGCGCTCCATTCTTCTCTCCGTATAACCCTTGAGCCAAGCCTGAGATGAAAGCTCACGGAGCGCGCGATGGCCTTCTGTATTTTTAGCAATCAAGAGAAAGTGCCAATATTTTTGTTTTGGTTCTCTAGTCTCCGTAAGATAAATTTCATTGCCAAGCGCACATTTGAAATTTCCGGCAATAAGATTTTTCTCTTTTAGTTCTTGCTCTAATTGAAGCCATTCAACATGGCCACAAAGAGCTTCATGGTCAGTTAGCGTGAGGCCGGCGTATCCAAGTTTTGAGGCGGTCAGTATCATGTCACGTGGTTTATTGATACTATCAATTAGACGGATATTTGAGTAATGAGAGTGGCTGTGTGTTTCAAATCTCATTACTTTTCATCACCCCTTTCTTTCTCCCATTGTTCTTTTAGCCATTTGCGGAGCCTCCATGCGGGCAAATTTGGCGAAGCAACACATTGAAGTAAATTTTTATAATTACATTCTTTTAGCTTTTTTTCTAACCACTCTTTTATATTATCGTCACATCTAAAAACTATTTCATTAGGACAGGTTTCACCTTCATCCAATAGCTTTATTGTCCCCCAAGCGGAAACACGGAAGTCCCAAGGATAATTTAATATATCATCTGGGTGCTTATATTTACCAGTCCGAAAGATATGCCTGCATTCTAAAATTCCTGAAATGTCATAATTTTGTTTATGTCCATTCTTACAATAATGATATATATTCAAGCAACAATGAACTTTTCTTCCGCTATAAGGTAAAATTCCTAAGTCTTCACTATATAATAGTTCAGTGTCTTTCATTGTTCTATTTTGATTTAATTGACTAATTGGCTGAATGAGTGAAATATATGGCGAATGAGTTAAAGAAGCCTTTATAAATTGAACAGAAAGTTTATTAGCTCTACCAAAAGGGGGGTTGCCAATCACAAGAGATTTTTCTTCATAAGGGAGTTTTATATCTCTATAATCAGCTTGAATAATATTTGGGCCTTCAGGCAAAATATCATAAGCTAATGTGTTATTTGGCAAATAAGCCAGATATGCCCCAGCTCCTGCTGATGGCTCAATAATTCTATCCCAATCTGTTCCAAGAATTTCAAAAGTTTTTTCAACGCAGTACTTGGCTATACTATTTTCAGTATAATATTTATCATTTGCAATTTTTCCCATGTCATACCTCTAAGAATTTATTTAGCTCGGAAAAAGTCATAAAACGGTATTTAGAAAAAAATTTCCTTTCCAATTTCTTTGCTTCTATTATATCACAAATTTCTCTAAAAAGCAAATCTACTATCTTCAATCTCCAAATCAGTTATTGACTATCTACCCAAGACCAGTGAAATCCTTTTACCTTCCTCCATTTTTCGTTACAAGCTCTTTTGATTCTTCCTATTGCGTTTTCGCCAATTCCAATGGATATACTCGCTTCTGTTAAACTATTATACTTTTTAATAATGTTATTATCATCGTCTAATTGATATACGCCATGAGAGCATCTTTCTTTTGAAGAAATTATAGGGATATTATAAAAGTTGAGTAGCGTTTTTATAGCTTCCTTACTTTTGCCATATTCTTTTGATAATTGATTTATTGGAACTCCGTCTTTATATTTTTTTATAATTTCTAAGCTGGTAGGAGAATAAAACTTTTCTTCTCGTTTTCTTTTTCTTATTTCTCTCTTGGTTTTAGCTTCTTCGTTTTTTTCTGAATAATCCAAATATTCCCATTCTAACTTTACTCCCTCAAATTCTCCACATGTATCATAATCTCCATTTAAGTAGTGACTCAAACTTGAACTAGAAACATTGGCAAAATTAGAAGCCTCTTCAAGACTATTAAAAATTTTTCTTGTCGTTAAACAAATAATCTTTTTCGTTTTAATCTTCCCATAAAGACAAACATTATACCCTTTTTCTATGCTATTATATTCATTTATCAGCTGGCTTTCAAAAGACAATGCTTCCTCCAGAGAGAGATTAGTGTAAAGAACTTCATGTTTAAAATTTTCCCAACCGTATTTCTCAATTGCATTGAAAAATTTGGGTTGGTCTTTGTAACCTTTCCCCTGCAAGCCCCAACGAGAAGAAGGCTTCCGTGAGGTAATTCCTATATATACTTTTTGATTTGTTAGATTTGTATGTTTATAAACAGACCAGCCCATTCTCTAAAATTTTGGAAATCAAAAAGCAAATCTTGCGTCTTCGACTTCGCAATCCTCCATAAAGATTTGTGGAATATTTTTATAATTCCAAGTGTTAATGTTAGGTCTTCCAATAATAGTTAGTTCCATATCACCTGGAAAGTCTTTTAGCTCTCTAATCAAATCTTTCGCGCGGAACTTTACATAGGTAATTCCATTCTTCTCAATTCGTAAAGTGTCTAAATTCTTTCCAATAATTTTTACATCATTCTGAGATACACTCAAATTGGTAATCGCCATAACTGGTTCTTCATTTTGTTGCCCATAAACCTGTTCGATCGCGCAAAGCTCTTCAATGGCTTCACCAATTTTTGGGTCGTCGGCGCGCATCACAAAATCTACGTCATAGTAATTTTCACCGAAATCAATTTTTGAGAGTTCTTTATTAGCAATTTCATGGAATTTTGATAGGTTTTTATCTAAAAGACTAATGCCAAAAGCGCTATCATGCAGTTATCCTTTATTTCTAAAGGGCCTGACTATTTTTTACATAGAATTTCTATGAACATCCATTTCAAGCAACGTATCAATAGTTGCCTTACTCTCCAAAGTGGAGATAGTCGATACAGGTTTCTTGACTTAGAATTTTTTTATTATAATCTTGATTGTTCCGAATAGGATATTTTAGTCGCTCATCAAAATGGTTATTCCCTTGATTTATCATTTTGGCAGAAGACCTATTCCATCCAACCTTTGCTCCAATGTGATTTAAAGGGATATCAGAACTACAGCAAAGCCATTGTACATATAAAGCTCGGTATTCATCCAATTCTTTTTCTGAAGGACGAAGAGGATAAATCAGTTCTTCTTTTCTCCAAGAATTACCTTCGTTGATATGACGAAAAATATCTGAAGTGATACCTCTTGTTTTTACAATTGTTTTTCTTGGAATTCTCCAATCTAATATATCTTGAATAACTATATCAGCTAATTCTCTAGTAATTTTTGTGCTATAATTGTTTTCTGCTTTTAGGACTGGAGGCTCATTCCCTCCAGGTTGGACATTATATCCATTCGGCACTTTTGAATTATATTTAATAATATACTCCTTTTCTTTTTCATTATAATCTTCAAACCAACCTAATATTTCAAGAGAGAAGTTCTCTTTTCCATACTTCCTAAAGGCTCTATGAATTGGACTATTTTTTTCATTATTCCCTCTTGAATGTTCTAAAAAACGATGCTCAGGATGAATAGATTGTCCAATATAAATCTTATGATTTATTTTATTTTCTATTTTATAAATTGCTTTTTTCACTATCTTTCACCTCCTTTTTCTTCTTTTTTTTTCTAAGTCAAGTTTCCCACGAGATTACCACCACCATTACGTGCTGAGGTTTCCTCGTTAGCCATTCTAAAATGACCCCGCTGATGAGGCGGAAAAGATGTTACGGGCCATATTACTAACCCAACGTATATTCAAATAAATTTGTTTGATTTAGAAAGTCTTTAAAAGAAGACAATTCAATGTGACCCGGCGCGCGAGCACTCCCTCGAATATACCCTTCATCATTGAGACGAGCTACGATTGTAGGACGTTTGTACTTCGATGCAATGCTCATCGCTATAAGTCCATTCAGTTCTGCGGGAAATACATCATCATCCTCTAGCCGAATAAATAGAACTTGGTTAGATAATAAATCCTTCTTGAAAATTTTGGCTTCAAGTTTCTCAACCATCTGCTCTTTCATTTTATCTTGGTGAGACTTAGCGTTCACGCACTCGCGCGTGCTTTCAATACAAAGACGCTCTTTTGTGCCTTTTGCACCCCGCTTATGACAATCAACCATTACCTCCGGCATTACAAAAGATAGATATAAGCGTTCTTTCTCATCCATTGATCCAACTCTAATCATGGCATTGATTAGCGGCACAATATAGAAAGCAACTGTGATTGGAGTGATTTTCCCGCCCATTGAATAGTCTTGCTTTTCAAGCAAAGTCCTAAACATTTTATTTTTGATATTTTTGAAGCCAGTTTGAACGAGATATTGATTTTCAACCTCTAACATTGACATCATATCTGCGACAATGCCTAAAGCACATAAATCAATATATTCCCAAGCAAGGTCTTTTATAAAAAAGTCGTCAAGCGCGCGGCACAACTGCCAAGTGACACCAGCTCCACACAAATCTTTATTCTTATAATTAGGTGAAGTTTGATTATTTACTAAAATCATATTTGAAGGAATAATTGTATTCTCTTCCTTGATATGGTGGTCCACGCACAATACCGGACAACTAAAACGGGAAATATATTCACCATCATTTGTGGCGCTATCTGGCGCAATAATTATACTCCAATCTTTATCTTCTAACTGTTCCATCAAATCAGAAAAGCCGTGCTGTTTTCCAGAATGAATAAAGTATTGAATTTCTTTTTTTGGATTTAGCCTTTTCAAATATTGATAGATAATGGCAGATGATGTTGCGCCATCAACGTCGCAATCAGCAATTAGTGCATATGGACGTACATCATTGATTGTTAGCTCTATCGCTTTCACTGCTCTTTCAATATTTTCTAAGTCGCGCCAGCTTTGAAGACAACTTTCGTCTGGATGACAAAACTCTTGAATGTCTTGGACTCCTCTCGCGCGAAGGAGGTTTTCTCCAAAATTTTCTTTTATTTCTGGATTTTTTAGTCGATATCTCATTACACTTTTACTCTCTCCTTTATCAGTTGACGAAAGATTTCTTCTCCTTCATCGGCTGGGCTGTCTTTCTTTTTTGTTATATTTTTTCTGTCATAAACAAAAGAAAATCTACAATAATTTTTATATTTATTACAAATTTTCCAAAGTTTTTCAAAATATTCTGTGCTTCCTTCTTTTTCTTCATTATCCAAACAAAGAATAATTTCTCTTGGACGCGCGAACCGCATCAAAAGGTCAACTTGGTATTTATTGAACTGACTGCCACAAATGGCCACCGCACAATTCGGTGTAGAAAAATTTTCAGAAAGAAGTACAGACTTTTCCGCTTCAAACACATAGCAAATGCCTCTTTCTTCAATATTTTTCCTATTCTGAAAAAGTCCATATAAATTGAAAGAGAGAGGATGAGAATACCAAGTGTTTTCTACCTGAATTGGCATATATTTACCAACATTTTCAACTTCCCATTCATCGAGCGCGCGCCCTCTAATTCCAACTAGTTTTCCATTTACATCAAAATGAGGAATAATAATTTTATTTTGAATTGGTGAATAAAGTATCCCATACTTATCCATTGTTTGTGCCGTAATTCCTTCTTCCAACCATTCAACTGGATAATAATGTTGAAAAGTTTCAAGAACCTTAGAAGAAAATTCTGGGAGTTCACGTCGGAGTTTTTGTCCGACATACTTGTCTTTATTACTTTTATATTTTGTTTTTAGCTCTTTTTCCTCAGCAAAGTAAGATTGGTTATAGCTTTGGATAAAACTATAAATATCTTGATACCAATCAAAGACTACTTCACGCGTCTCATACCAATGTTCAACAAATTGAAATATTGACATGGCACCACACGAACTATAGCAGTAAAAAAGATGGGTGTTCTTATAGTAATAAAGTTTCCAAGAAGCCTCGTCTACATTTAGATTGTGACAAGCTGTTTTACAAAGTAAAAAATCTCCTTTATCAATCCAAGGAACTTCTAACTTATCTAAAATTTTTTCAATATCCTCTGGTTCAAGATTTTCAATTATTTCTTTATAATTGATTGCCATCAGTTCTTTCCTTTCTTGTTGATTTCTTTTAAGAACTCTTCATCTTCTTTTGAAAGCTCCCAATTTACGAGGCCGCGCGCCTCATCTTCTGTGAGTTCTGGTATAGGTCGCATATAACGGTCTGTCGCGAAAAGATCACGTTTGCGAAGCGTTCCAGCATTGAATTGACTCCAAATTCTAACCTGTGTCCATCGACCAGAACGAACTTTGAAAACGTCTGTTACCATATCTGGAATAATACCTTGGTCAAGAACTCCATCTTGATTGAGAATTTCAATTTCATCTTTTGTTGGTCGTGCACAGATTACACCATTGTCTGCTTTGTTGATGGTCGCTCGACCGCCAGCAAGAGAAGCTTCGTTTCGTATATCAGTATTATCATCAGCTTTTGCATTGACTTGAGTTGAAGTAAAGACACAGACGTTTTGTTCAATTGCAAGGTCTTTGAGAGCAGTAGTCATAAGTAAAAGCAGTTCATCATTACGCAATGAGTGCCCACGAAATTCTTCAAGCAGTTTTGGAGAAATAAAGATATAATCATAAAATACATATCGACTTCCATAAAGGATTACCTGTTCACGCACCATATTTTTGATTTGTTCAATTGATGGGTCGGGAATTCTCATCAACTTCAATGTCTTATAATGCTTGATAATCTTGCGCGCAGTCTCTATTCTCTCTAATTCGTCTTTTGAAAAATCTCCATAACGGAATCTACTTCTTTCAATTCCGGTCAAATATCCTAGAACCATTTGAATAATTTGTTCTGGCTTTTGCTCTGTCATTATGAAAAGAACTGGTTCTGTATTACCTACTCTAATCCATTTTCTTTTATAGTCATCATAATAAAAAGGAAACGCTAATCGACAAGCATCAGCTACAGCCTGCGCGCTCTTGCCTCCACCACTTCCACTACTACGGATAGTTAGCGCACCAAGTTCCGCCCCATTTATGATATGAGAAAAAATATCTCCATTTACTGGAAGACCAATTCCTTCTGAAGCTCCGAAGCTATCAATCACATCATCTACTTCTTCTTCTAGGTTCCACGACTGTATTTCATCATTTTCGCTATAATTTTGTTCTAGCTTTAGAATTTTAGACTTAACCTTTTGAAGGATTTTTTCAATTGTTAATTCTTCAAAGTTCTTGTTGACTTCAAAGGCTTCTGGCTTTGTTTCATCTTCAATAAAAAACTCACTTGTGTCAACGCCCATTTTTTGAAGAGAATTCAATAAGCTAATCTTTTTTAGACGGCGATAATAAAGAAGAAAATTATCTTCGTCTGTATAGTATTGCGCGTCTTGGAGGTATTCGATACCATGAGCCGTTTCAAAAGTAACGCGTGCAGACGCATTATTTTTTAGATAACCTTCAATATCAATAGGGGCAATACGTGTCGCGCCGTTTCGGTAAAGACCGTCGATTGCGGCGAAGATATATTTATCAAGTTTTGTTTGAAAGTCATCCGGAGTTAGTATATATTTGTCTGTATGACTAAGATATTGGGGCTTTGCCATAAGTGCGCCGAGAACTTGCAGCACTGTATTTTTATCTGTCATTCAATGTCCTCCAAGTTCCACTTTGGTTTTGCTTGAGTCTTTTCTTTTTTGACTTTACGGAGAGGAGCTTTCGCGCGGAGCTCTTCACGTTTTTTGATTTCTTCTTCAATAGAAGCAACGATGCCACGATTTTCTTGTTCTTTGCGCGACCAGTATTCGGTAGATTTGGCGTAAACATATGGAATAATTCCAAGGCCGCCATAGCTTTTCTCCCTATCTCCACCTTGAATTTCATAAAAATATTTCAAAGCAAAATAACATCCTTTATATGTTCCTTTTTTCTCTGATTTGATAAAGCTTTTGAAGAAAGCTTCGCATTTGAAAAAATCATATTTGATTTTTAGGTCGTGCGCGAGATAGTCATAAATACGGTCGCGCCATTGGTCGTCCTCATTTAGATTCGCTTTCTTCCAATTATCATAACAGGTTTTATGATAATAATAATTCTTTGCAGGCATCACATAAATGGTGTCTAATCCATCAAGTTGGGCATCAAAGTATTGCCCACATAGTCGGCATTTGACTTCGTGTTTCACTCTATCAACTCCAATTCTTTTCCTTTCTAATATTATATCATAAATTTCGTAAAAATACAAATTCAGAGGCATAGTCTTACACTATGCCTCTGAACATATATCTATTTAGTTCATGCTGTCACGTAGATCACGCAGGTCAAGAAGAGCTAAGTATAGGAGGTCTACTTGATCTTCAGTAACTTCCGAAAGCTTCATCTTTCGGCCAAAAATCATCTCAACCTTCTTTGACATTGTGCGAACAATATCCGTCTTATCCTCGTCCGTTTGTGCCTTATTTACAAGCGAAGTCCAAATTTCACGAGCTTCACTCATTGTAGCATTGAAATCATGCTTTTCATTGACAATAATTGGAGCGTTATCGACAACGCGTGCACCATTTTGCTCCTCCATATCAATGGCCCTACCAAGAGCCTCTTCAAATTTATAGAAATCAAATGGAATACGAGGAGCAAGAAAACGGAATCGGCTTCCTGCTGTAATTGTTGGAGTTGAACGAGTTTGAATCCAACGCTCACTTTCTCCCTTTTCATTCCATGTTTGAGTGATGACACCAATAACGTCTGCAATTCCATTTGCAATTTTTAGACAGCGATTATTGAGGTCAGGCTTTGCACTAATAAGTTTGCCTTCATCATCATAGCTTTCTTTCAAATGACATGTCATTATCAATCCATATGAAAGCATTGTAATCTTTCGGAGAGCACTCTCAAACTCTTTTGAGAGCTGTGTGTACCCAGCGCCGTAGGGCACATCTCCAATCTTAGAAACACTATTTTGTGAACAAATAAATTGTTCACAAAGATCAAAAGCAATAGTTAGAGTGTCAATACAAATAGTGTTATATTTTTCCTTAGCTTGCGGTTTTTCTAGTTGGCGAAGAACTAGTTTGAATTCAGACCAAGTCGTAATTGGCTGAACCATAGCGTTACCTTGTGCATTAGTACCAATTTCAACTTTTTCACCTTATATTACTATAAGGAATAGACTATCTCTTCATATATAATTATGAAATGGCGCTTCGGATTTGGACTTTCACCTAGCTTCTATCCTACTTCCTTGCGGAATAGTCGTTACACTTTCTTCTTATAAAAGAAGCTTAGCACGGTATTGTCTTTATAAAGAGTTTCACCGTTAGCAAATCAAATCAGTTAGATTCACACCCCGAATTTACGGGTTCACCTTTTATGCGCTCTTGGATAAAGAGTTCATATTTTTCTTTTTTTCTGCTCAAACAAATTTCATCATAAGCATCTTTATAAATATAAGCTAATATTCTTTCTAATTGCTTTGCTCCGCCAATAGTCAGACAGTAATATTTACCACGATTTTCTAACGCGAGATTTTCTTTTCCAAAAATTCTTTTCAGCTTTTCTAAAAAATTTTTAGTCCCACAAAATTCTATTCTCCAATGATGCTGACGACCTTGGTATATTTTTTTTGTATAATTCAGACTGCCATCACCATCAAAATAGCCTCTGATAAAATGAGAATATAAACCTTCTGGAATTTTCTCTGTTGGAAATTCTAATATTAGACTTTTATTATTTACACAGCCTAATTTAGCTAAATCATTTACCATTTTATAATCTCGAATTGTTAAAATTGACTGATAATAAATTTTATCTCCAACACTTTTTTGAGAATGAATTATTTTATGATTTACAGCGCCTATCGCTTTTTGGAATTTTTTGACGTGTTCCTCATCGACAGAAGCCAATCCTAATTTGATACTATTTTTCTTATCTACACATCCATCAGCGAAAAGAAAACCTAACCAATAAGCTTTTTCTGGAGTATCTATATTTTCAAAATAATCTGAATTTCTTGGATAACCAATTTTATGTAAATCAGAAAGATTCAATACTCCATTTCCATATTTTTTGAGGACTGTCCTTATAGAACCAGCATTTGTTAAATTGAAATCTTTAGCTATTCTTGTGGTGCTATGATGTAAATTATATTGAGCAATAATATAATCTATCTGTTCCTGTGTCCAAATAATATTACTTGTAGGACTATTACTTTTTCGCAACACAGTAAAAAAATCTCCACTCTTATCCATCTTTTTACGCTAGAATTAGTGCTTTATCACTTTGGCAACAAAAAGTAGTCTTTCCTGTCTTTGGCGCGCCTGCCAAGAGCAGATATTTGCCACGAAGATCCCTTGAAATAACATTTGGTTGTAAAGAAAGAATATCAATACCCATTTCCCTTACCTCCTAAAATTAGAAGCCTAGGTCGGCTCCAACATTAGAAAGGGAACTAGTTTGCGCGGGAGCTTTATGAGCACTCTTCTTACCTGCATCTGCCTTCATCTGGTCAAGACGAGCCTTGCGTTCGCGCATTGCCTGGACAAGGTCATCCATATCGTATGCGGCATCACCCTCAAACGGTTCCTGAGAACCAGCAATTACAACCAGCTCCTTCACAGAAGTGGTCTTCATACGCTCCTGCGGCTCACCAAAACCAATCTGCTCAATAATCTTCTCAGTCGTAGAGGAGAAGTTGAGACGAACTGTTGCTTTAAAAGTCTTATCAGTCTCCCAATACTGCTCAATTGCTGCAACGACGTTAGGATTGGTGGCATGAAGCTTCATAATATCAACCTTGCCGCCATACTGCGGAACAATAGTAGTAATCTCAAGCTTCTTGGGGTCAAATTCAACACCCTGTTCATCAACCATCGGCTTGATACTAGAAATAGCAAACATAATAGTAAATTCACAGGATGGCTTGAATTCGCCAGTTGCCTTATTTACAAAGGAAGCTTGGACACGAGGAGTAGACACAAAACGTCCTTCTTGAGTATAGAACTCATTCATCTTAAGGGTCGCGCCAGTGATACGAATACGATCAGCCTCTTCTCTGCCAACGGCGGCAACGGACTTATACTCCTTCATCACAGTCTCAATACTCGTGTAAGCAGGATTTAGGGTCTTTCCATCCTTCTTATACTTCTGAGCATAAAGAGAAACTGGAATCTGATAAGTGACAGGTGCACCATTGACTTCCTTGTCAACTTCAACGGTAATCTCGCCGCCGACAGTATCAACCTTCTGTCCATTCTTCTCAAAAGAGCCATACTTTAGATTTGTCTCTAGTAGAATACCTTCAATCTTACCTCTATTTTCAGCTTGCTTTAGCATTTATTTTTTTCTCCTTTTCAATTATTATATTTGGCTCTTCAAATGGCGAGGCCAATAATAACCTCGCCTATATGAATTCAATTTACTCTGCGTCGTCAGAAGGGACGAAAGTCTTGCCAGCGTCAGTTAGAATGGCATATGCGACGGGCTTCTCGGCGCCCTCAACCTCTTCCTTCTCACGAACAACAAGACCCTTCTTAGTAAGATCGAGAACGTTCGCGCCAACAGAACGAGCGGAACGACCAGTAGCGTTAGCTAGCTCCTCGATAGACACTTTACCGCCATTATTCTTTAGATACTCAAAAACCTCATTGGACTTAGCTGTTAGTTGCATTTTTTTACTCCTTTTTATTATAAAATATTTTATTATAAACGAGACGGTGTCTCATTTATTCCATATCAAATAAGTTGTCACTCAACTCATTTCATAACAATATTATACTCAAAATTCAAAAGAAAATCAAGAATTCAATCCAACTAAATTCTGAATTTTTTCTTTATCTTTCAATTTCATTACCTTCACGCCCATCGTTGCGCGCGATAATAAAGGAATTTCATTTATCTTTAGCCGAATTTGAGAAACATTAGAGACTACCAAAACTTCTTTGTCATCAATTAGCGGTAAGAAATCACAAAGTTTATCTGATTGCTGAATTGATTTTCCTTTTGTTGCGCGGCCGGTCAGCCCAAATTCTTCAATTGAAGTTCGTTTTGCTGAACCATCTTCAGAAATTGATAAAATCTCTTTAGTCTCTTTTGGAATAACTCGCGCGGAAACAACATAGTCTCCTTCATTGAGCTTCATTCCTACAACGCCGCGCGTAACTCGTCCAATTGGACGGATATCAGAAGTGGAAATCATAATAAAGTTGCCAGAGTGGGACAAGACTCCAATATTTTCATCTCTTAAAATCAAAACAGAGACAATTGTATCATTTTTATCGAGTTTTATTGCCTGTGCACCATTACCTCTTTTTAGGTTATACTCAGACAAGGAAGATTTCTTCAAAATTCCATTCTTCGTAATAAAGACGATATTAGAGGCTTGTTGTTCTTTCGATAAAATGACACTAGCGCGCACCTGTTCATCTGACTGAAAAGACACAAATGTATTGAGGTATTGCTTTTCACCAACTGAAAAATCACCCATCTTCATTACATAAAAATGACCCTTATCAGTAAAGAACAGAATTTCATTTGTATTTTCTCCAACAAGCGTATCAACCACATATTCGCCTTTATCAAGTTTGAACTTTTGGCCGACGCCGTTGCGCCGTTGAGAATAAAGAGTTGACGTTTCATTGACGAAAACCGCACCGTCATTTGTAAAGGAGAGAGCTAATTGCTTCCGCTCGATTGTTTCTTCTTCGTTCGAGATATTCAAAATTTTTGTGCGGCGTGCGTCACCAAACTTTTCAGCCACTTCACGCAGCCCTTTTTCGATTTCTTTCTTCAAAAGATTTTCATCGAAAAGAATAGCTTCAATACGCGCGAGTTCTTTCTCTAGCTCGGTCTTTTCACTCGTCAGCTTAGAAACATCAAGATGAGTGAGACGAGAGAGCTTTAGGTCAAGAATTGCTTTTGCTTGTGTTTCATCAATACCTAACAGGCGCTGAAGTCCAATCGACGCATTTTTTGTATCCGCAGCTTGCTTGATGGTTTTGACTACTTCATCAATCATTGAAATCGCTTTGATAAGTGCTTCAAGAATATGAAGTCGCGCACGAATTTTGCGTCGGTCAAACTGGAACCCGTTTATATAAACGATTTTTTCATGGTCGAGATGCGCCTGAAGTAATTCCTTCCAGCCGTAAACACGAGGATAACGACCATTTTCCAGAAAAGTAAAGTTCACTCCATAATGAGTTTGAAGTGAAGTATTCTTATACAAGAATTTCAAAACTTTTTCTGGAGAAGCATTTTTTGAGAGATAAATTTTGATAAGAGGATTTACACCAGTCAAATCATTGAAGCGTTCAATTCCTGGGTTGTTTTCTCCATTTATAATTTCCTCAAACTGCTTACAAAGCGTTTCTGTATACAACATATACGGAAGTTCAGTAACGACTAAACAACGTTCTTTCTTATCCCAATCTACTACCGCGCGCAGTTTACAGGCCGCGCCAGTACCATTTTCATGACTTTTCTTCACTTCATCGGCATTTAGAAGGACAGCTCCAGTGGCAAAATCTGGAATACAATAAATATCTTCAAAAGAAATGTTTGGATTCCAAAGCAATTTGATAAGTGCTTCATTTAGTTCTTTCAAATTATACTGTGGGCAAGAGCACGAAGCGCCTACACCAATACCATAACTACCATTTACAAGATTGAAAAACCCCTTGGAAGGAAGAACCATTGGATACTTTTCAGTATTGTCATAATTATCTCGCCATTCTTCAATTACTTCTTTTTGGATATTACTAAAGAGATAATTAGAAATAGGGGAGAGCCGTGCACTTGTATTATGGTTTATAACTCCATTGGCTGTAAAAGAATTACAATTTTCATTGATTTTTGGTGAATAAACAACCTGTAACCCGCTATTTTCTTTTTGAATAATAGGGATAGATACAAAATTTCTATAAATAAATTCTATTTTACTATATACTTCATAAGGAAGTTTTTCTCTTAGAATTTTAAGACCATCTTTTGACATAAGAGGCCCTTTACATTCATTTGGACGGTCTTTTCTATTAATGATAAGCTTAGCTTCAGGATAATAATTCATCAAATAATCTCTTATTTCGGGAAATACTCTCCAGCCTCTACTTCCAGTACTTTTTTTGTTCCTATTTTCCTCATAGAGCTTTATAGCTTGTTCTACTTTTTCATTTTTCCGTTTAGAAACGAAACCAATATTTTTACAGAAAAGATAAGCATCTTCTCCACCAATTTCTAATTTGATTTCTTTTCTTTTTTTCTGATGAGCAATAAAAGAAACAATACCAAAATTAGAAAGTAAAAGAATTTGCAACTCTTTAATCAAATCCTCACTGACAGAACTATAGGCAATAGTTCCATAACGATTAGAATGAATAGAAATACATCCATCTCCTTCAAAAAGATATTTAATAAATTCTTTTTGGTATTCTCTTGTTCCTCTAAAAACAGAGTTTGGAATATGTTTATGATAACTATCATAAGTGCAATTGTCTTCTTTTAGCTTTTTATATAATGCTTGATTGGTAGTGCTAATTTCATAACAATTATCTTTTTGATTCCGTTTATGATAAATTGCTTTACTACCATATTTTTGAAGCAAGTTTTGTACTGGAATTATCATATCTAAATCAGAATTTATCATATCAATTTTATTTTCGATACCAAGATAACCTTCTGAAATTAGACACCCTAAAGCTTTTGCATATTCAATATCATCTTCTTCTCCATAAAGAAAATTATTTCTTATATTGAGAAGAATTTTGTCTCCTACATCCAATTCATCAATAGTCTTCCATACAAATTCAAATTTATCATTCAAAGTAAGGATTGGATGATTAGGAGTTCCGCTAATTTGAATCCCATTTTTCAAAGTAAGTTTATAAGTCTGTTGTAAACCGCTATTGAAAATAAGATTAGTAGTTGTGAGTCCAAAAGCTCCTCGACAAGTAAGCGTCGGAATTTCATTATCACTGTTTTCTTCTGATTTTACAATGTCTTCAATTTTAATAAGTCCTTTATTGGTAGAAACAAAAGCATCTCCTGTTAGACAATAGCGTGGTGCTGCCCACGAACTAGAAGCTAAAAGAGTTCCATATGAACCTTCGACTTCTACTAACGGATAACGCATGGCAAACGGTTGTGCTGCACGCATAATTACACCTTCTGCGCTTGCGTCTCCGTGGATATATAGTCTGAAACACGAGCCGATTGCTTTCAAAGTTTTCTGAAAAGGCTTCTCATGAACAAATTTATCAGTATAAAGGCAATAAAAAATCTGACGAGCGGATGGCTTCAAGAGATCACGGGCATCAGGCAAAGCGCGAGATTGGAGAACTGCGCCGCCAAATTGAAGGAAACTTTCTTTTATAATCGGAGTTAGATTTACATTCATTTTATTACTCCCTTATCATAGAAAAATCAATATTTTCAAAAATGAAATCGTGCTTTGGCTCACTATCTTTGCCCATCAAAGAAGTAAGTAATTCATAAGTTTCTTCATCTGGAACCAAAGTATCAATATGCTGAAATTCTGGGGTAAACATTGAACGCCGCGCCTGTTCAGCAGAAAGTGCGCCAAGACCTTTATTCCTTTGAACTTCTCCTGTGATATTCTTTCTGACTTTTTCAAAATCTCCGTCAGAAAAATAATATTCTTCTTTCCCTTTATTCTTTACAATATAAAGCGGAGAACGAAGCCAACAGAGGCGGCCTTCTTCGATAAATTGCGGTGCGACTTTGTATAAAGCACACATAATCAAAAGGCCAATCGCGTAGCCATCAGCATCGCTATCTGAACAGATACCAATTCGTCCATAACGAAGTTTCTTACTATCGTATTTCCCTGGAACGATATTCATAGCGCTAAGAAGAAGTTTTATTTCTTCATTCTGATAGAACTTTTCTTCATCATTAGAAAAAGCATTGATTGGCTTTCCTCGCAAAGCTAGGATACCCCATCGTTTTTCATCACGAGCCATAGCAATACTGGAACTAGCACTAAGACCCTCGACGAGTAAAAGTGTTGAATCTTGTCCAAGGAACTCAGCGTCTTTTAGTTTATCACTTGCGAAAACTTTCTTTTTTTGGTTCTTTTCAACTTCTTTGCTCGCTTCTAGGACTTGGCGACGCGCACGTTCCGCAGCAGCGTCGGCTTTTACTTCTTTCAAAAGTAAGTCCAAAATTTTCTGAAATTCATCAGAATGTTTTCGCTCAAAATCTTCAAGCATTTGTGTGGTCGCGCGCTGACAAAGACCCCTAAGTTCGGGCGTATTTACCTTCGTCTTAGTTTGATTGGCAAAAGAAGGATTTGGCACTTTACAACTGACGGCATAAAGTAAACCCTTGCGCAAAGTGTCAGGAGAACCCTCTCCTTTGATTTTCTTCTTAAAGAAGTTCGTCAAAGCTGTTTTTACACCAGTTAGAGACGTTCCACCATTTGAATTCTCAAGTCCATTTGTAAAGGTAAAAGAAGTTTCAGCACGGCTGTCTGTCCATTCCATTACAATTTCAGCTTCAATTTGATCTTCTTTTAGAACAATATGAAGTGGAGTTTTGTGAATTGTCTTCGCACCACTATTTTTGAGAAAATCAAGTAAACCATTTTTAGATTGGTACTCTATTTTTTCACCCGTCAAATCATTATTAAGAATAAAAACAATCTGAGGATAAAGATATGACCAATCACGGCACATTTTTTTAATATCTTCAAATTTTATTGAGATTGGCTCAAGATGATATACTTCTTGAGATGGAATGAAAGAAACAATTGTTCCATGATATTTTGAATCAGTGGGAGAAATTGTAAAACTTTCTTTAATACCTTTTTCTAGACAGAGATAAGCCGCTTGCCCATCACGAGTACTCCACACTTCAAAGACATCACTAGTGAGAGCAGTGCCTTTTGCTCCAATGCCATTGAGGCCCGCTACGTTCTGATAAACTTTATCAGAAAATTTGCCTCCAGAATGTGGCATTGTATAAATGGCTTCAAGGGCTTCTGTGCCATCCTCACGCTTACCAAACGGCGCGCCACGTCCATTATCGCGGATTTTAACTTGATTATTTTTAGAAAGAGTGACTTCAATTTCATTACCATACCCCATAGTCGCTTCGTCTATAGAATTCGTAATAATTTCACGAATACATTGAAGAACACCCTGATTATCTTCACTACCCATATACATTGCCGCGCGCGAGCGTATTGCGTCACGGAATGAGAGTGTTTCTATCGAATTAGCATCGTAACTCATTCATCTTCCTCCATCCAAATCTGCCAGCCATCCCAAGTCTGATAAGCAGGGCGGAACTCTCCTTCATAAAAAATATAACCCTCAACCTCAGAAATTACACGCTTAGGCCTTGTAACGAGACAGGTATTTTCTCCAGTAATAATTACATTCTCACAATTTTGGCGATAGATTTCTAGGTCTTTTTCTGTATAATAGAAAACTTTTTGTGTATATTCTTTCGCCCACTGAAGCGGTTTTCCAATAGGATACTTTTTTTGGATTTCTTCAAAGTTACTATACATTCTAATCACCTTTCTTTCCATTTTCTTTTAGTATAACATATTTTAGAGAAAAATCAAATTCTCCTATATTCATTATAAATGCGCGCGACGCGCCTGCGCGTAATCTAAATTTATTTAAAAGTCAAATTTCTATTTAGAAAATTTGAAAATTTTCTAAAAATGAGATATAATATAGATAGAAACTAGAAAGAAGGTGAAAATGTGAAAAAAGATATGATAATTCGTTTTATGCTTGATGCAGAGTTAGACGCACGAATTCGCGAATATTGTGAAGAAAATGACATGAAGATTAGTTATTTTTTGAGAGTAGCCGCGCGTGAGTATATGAAAAATCATCCGATAGAAGAATAAGCAGATAAATAAGTCAAATGTCTGAATGTCCGAAGGAGTAAATAATGGATTACTGTGTATTTTCTAAATCGTTAGCCTATCATCTTAGACTTCAGGGGTTCCGTATAAAAAGAGCCGCTCCAAATAAAAAGAAACCAGAAGATGACGTATATTATTTCGAGAATACTAAAGAATTGGTAACAGCAATTCAAAACTATATAAGCATTTCACGTAAGCATAAGGAGTATTCTAATAATGGCAACATTACAGCAGGCGCCAAGACTAATTCATCAAGGAAAAAAATTTGAAAAGAAAACTATATTTTATCAAACTCCGCAGGACTTAGTAGACATAATTCTCAATAACCTTGAAGGGAAGGCGGGAAATCAAATGAAAATTATGTGGGTTTTACTAGGTACTGCTGGAGATGGTTCTTTTAGGGTTAGTGAAAAATGGATGCAAGAAAGAACTGGTATGTCACAGCAAGCATATAATCGCGCGCGCAAGGCTCTTGTAGAGCGAGGGTGGTTACGTCTTGAAAAAGGATGTATTTATCTTTTACTGGATGAAATTCGGGCACAAGGCACAACATCAAGTTGTGTCCCAAACTGTGGCACAACATCAGGTTTCACGGGCACAACATCAAGTAGTGCCCCAGGCACAACATCAAATCCATCTCAGGCACAACATCATGTTGTGTATAATATAAAAGAAAATAAAATAAATATAAAAGAAATAGAAAAACTAGAAAGCCAGTTTGGAAAGGATGGCTCACTCCTCAAAGGAGAAGGATGGATTGATACCTATATCCCTAATTTTTATGACCTCGCGCGCGAAAAGCAAATTGAAGCGCTTTCTACTACTCCAGTTTTTGATTTGACTGTGACGCAAGCAGAATATGTGGTTGATAAAATTTTGAATTAGGATTCTATCCTTGTTGGCATAACATCATGATGTGCCGCAATATGAACTCGAAAGGAGACAAAATGGAAGATATTGAAAAGCGCGAACAGCTAATCAAAGGTTACGAAGGTCAGATTCGTTACCTTCAAAAGCGTATTCAAAAAAATGCAAACAATAAAGCAAAAAATCGTCGCACAAAGCGCGACCCCGATAAAGATACTGTGCATTGTCACTTACTTATTGAAAAATGGCAAGAGCGCATTGACAAATGTAAAAATGGAGAACCGCTTGATTTTCTAGGCAAATCTTTGCTCTAAGGAGAAAAAAATATGACAAAATATGAAATTTACGATACAATCATTTCGCGCGCGATTATCAACCTAATTAGCCTCGCGCGTCGGCATAACAACGAAATAATCCTCAAAAATTTTCATCCTCATAATATTATTCATCTTTTTATGTTTGAAATGGCGGCCATTGCTTCTAGTAATTATGAACATGAGAAGATTACACTAAAACTAGAAATGCCGTGGTATAGAAAAATTTTCGCGCCGAAACGTATTTGTTGCGTACAGTCAGTTCGCGCAGCTGAAGATGGCATCAATATTCAAGAATTTCTTGATTTTACTAAGACAGGATTTGAAGATATCTCATACGAAGAAATTTGGAAGGAGTATTACGCACAATGAATTATTCGATTTACACGGATGGCGCGTGTTCTAATAATGGGAAAGAAAATGCGGCTGGAGGTTTTGCTTTTATTATTGTTGACAGCGAAGACATACTCAGATATGAATTTGCCATGCCTGTAGAAAATGCTACTAATAATATTTGTGAACTTTCTGCTGTTTTTGGAGCTTGTAGCTTCTTCGATGCTTACACCCCCAAAGAGAACACCGCTATCATTTATAGTGATAGCGCCTACATTATCAATTGTATTACTCAAAAATGGTATAAGAAATGGCAAACTAATGGTTGGCGCAACTCAAAGAAAGAACCAGTTGCAAATCGTGAACTTTGGGAACGTCTCATCCCCTATTTTGAAAATCCACGTTTTTCTTTTGAGAAGGTAAAGGGTCATTCTGGCGAAAAAGATTGGAATGACTATGTAGATAGACTTGCTGTGGAGGCGAAGAAAACAAAACTATGATTACTATAGGTATTCCTGTCTATAAGGCGCGCGACACTCTTCCCTATTGCCTTGATGCTTTAGTAGCTCAAACGCGTAAAATGTTCCTAGTTACTTTGTGTCAAGACTGTGACGGAGAAGATTATAGCGATATTATTGAGACATATCGTGCGCGCGGGCTTCATATTCGTCTAATTTCTACTCCTGAAAATAGCGGACCAGGCGTCGCGCGTCAAACAATTATTGACAATGAAACCCAGAGTGACTACATTATGTTCTGTGATAGTGACGACATACTTCAACCTCGTGCAGTTGAACAACTTTATCGTGAAGCAAAAGTCAATAATGCGGATATTGTCCGTGGTTCATTCATTCATGAAGAAAACTTTGGGCCTGGGCATCATCTTCCCGTTGGCGCAATACCTGTCACCTGGTGCTTTACTGGTGAGACTATGGTTTTAACAGAGGATGGTTATAGGGAAATTAGAGAATTAAAGATTGGAGATAGAGTTTATTCTCATGATGGAACTTTACAGTCTATTGAGAATATTATGACCCATAAAGCTGATAATCTTGTTCAGACAAAAATAAGTGGAGCTTTACCAGTAAAAGTAACAGACAATCATAAATTTTTTATTGTCAATGAAAAAAATGAAATAGTAAAAAAGCCTATTAAAGAGATAGAAAAAAAAGACCGTTTACAACTTTTCAAATTGCCAGAAAGAACTAAATCTATCAGTCCAAAATTAGCTTATGTAATTGGTCGCTATGTTGGTGACGGATGGAAAACAAAAAAGAAAGATGGAAATGGAAAAATTTATTATTCTTTCTTTTTGTGCTGCGCTAAAGAAGAAAAAGATGAATTAGAAGAACATCTTCGAGAAGCCGGTATTCAATATGGCTATCATAATCAGCCTCATGTACAAGAGTTTACTTTATACAAAAAGAATGTAGAACTTATTCATTATCTTGAAGATTGCGGAGAAGATGCTTCAACGAAGCATTTTCCAAAGGATTTTTTGACATGGGATAATAATACGCTTCAAGCTCTTTTTCAAGGGTATTTTGATGCTGATGGATGTACAATTTTTCGTGACGGTCAGCTTTATCAAAACAAGACTATGACTGTTAGCAAAAGATTGGCATATGAGTCTTCTTTAGTTTTAAGAACTTTGGGTTATAATCCTACTTATAGTTTTCATGCCTACGAAGGAAAAACCCAAAAGATTTTAGGAAAAGTCTGTCGAAGAAAAAATGAATATCAAGTCTGTTGGTTTGATAATGAACATCAGGCTAAATGGGTAAAACAAGAACAAAATTTTTGTACAACTTATAGTCTATCTTATGAGAAAATTGAAGATGATTTGGTTTATAATATTACTGTAGCAAATAATCATAGTTATGTCGCTGGAGATTTTATTGTATCCAATTGTCATTCAGTAGTATATCGTCTTGATTATTTGAGAAAAAACAATATTCGTTTTCTCCCTGAACTTCGACTCAATGAAGACAGTTATTTCAATTTAGTAGCTTGTAACTGTACTGATAAGATGTATAAACTAGACGAATATTTTTATATTTGGCGCTCAAACCCAAATTCGCTTACTCGTCAAGACAAAGGAACTTTTTTCCAACGCAGTAATGGTCAATACATCTATGGTCAGGTAAAGGGCTTGAAAAAAATTTATGAGATTAGAGGAGACATTCCTGCACCAGTTTTATGTCAGACTCTCATCAATATTTACAATGCTATGATGGAGCAAGTCTATCGTAAAGTTGATGACTATTCTTATTTAGATGAGCTTCTTTCTCTAAAACAGAATTCATTTATTCAAGATTTTCTAAAAGATGGAAACAACTGGCCCTATTTCGTCAATAACGTGAAGGCTGCGTGCATCTATGATAATGATGTTGTATACTTCTACAAGTTGCGTTTCGTTGATTTTATCACTAACTATGTAATGGAGGATAAAAAATGATTTATGTTGTAAATGGTGCTCCTCGCTCTGGTAAAGATACGTTTTGCTCAATGACCGCCAAATTTATGGGAGAAGGATATGTAAGGGTTTATTCTACTGTTGATTATGTAAAAATAATTGCGGCTACTGCATTCGGATGGAATGGAGAAAAGACGCCTCGCGCGCGTAAATTTCTCAGTGACTTGAAGGACCTTTTGACCGAATGGAACGATACCCCCTTTAAAGACATTCAGAAAAAAGTATATGAAACAACAGAGGATTGGGATTATTACGGAATCGATAGTAAAAGATGCGCAATTTTTATTATGTGTCGTGAACCAGAGGAAATAAAAAAAATTGTTGAACGACTGGATGCGCGAACGATTCTTGTAAGGCGGAACAGTGCTGAATGCGAAGAAGTTTCAAACCATGCTGATGCAGAAATTCTTGATTACAAATACGATATTGAAATTGAGAATAATGGTTCTTTGAAAGATTTGGCTTTTGAGGCTTTGAAGTTTGTTGAGGATGAAGACTTAATGTTCAGGCATTGGGTTACTTTCCATGTAAAGGATAGTGGTGAAGTTATTGAAGTAGAAAAGGAGCTAAAGTTTTGACTAATCGAGATTTTTTGAAAAATTTTTCTGAGGAAGATTTTGTGAAATGGCTCGCCGGTTTTGAACTAGTTGAGAACGCGCCATGGTTTCAGTGGTTGGATAAGGAATATTGTCAGAAATGCCCTCCAATTATAGGACGCTTGGAGGGTCACGACTGCGACCAGTCGTTTGCACCATGTGAGTTTGAAGTGGATGAGTGTCCATACGGAGTAGCAGATTTGACAGTTGAAGAGCTAATTGAAATGTGGCTTAGTAGCGAAAGGGAAGAAATTTGAATTTTTCCTTTCTTTTTGATATAATAAAAGAAAAAGGAAGTGATAGAATTTGGAGCTAAGCAAAACTCAAGAAGAAATTTTGGCGTCATCTGCTTCTGTTGTATTTGTTCAATCTTGTGCGAGTAGCGGGAAAACGAGATTATTGACTGAGAAAATTCGCCAATCTATCTCGCGTGCGAAAAAGCTGGTAGCTTTTACTTTTACAAACATGGCGGCAGCAGAAATTCGTAGTAGATTGAATGTTGAAAATAGTGATGTAATTTGGATTGGCACTATCCATTCCTACTGCGCGAGATGCTTGTTGCGCGCTGGGATTACAGAAGCAGGAAAGTATTTGAATAATGAAAATTTTGATGGTCTTTTTGATCTTGCGCGGAGCCATCCAGGGGCTTTTCCTTCTTTAGACATTTGCCTACTGGATGAGGCGCAGGATAGTAATGAAGATCAATTCAATTTTATTTTTTCAATTATCAAAAGTGCGGAATACTTTGTAGTTTATGATGAGCGGCAGTCTATTTATCGATGGAATGGAAGTAGACCAGATCTTTTGAAATATTGGGCTTACGAACTAAACGCTTCTATTTATTCAATGGATGAAAATTATCGTAATGGTAGCGATATTCTTGATTTTGCGCGGGATATTATTAGAAAAAATAAAATGAGTGATTTATCTATTCCGATGCGTGGAGTGCGTGGAAGGGTCATTGAAGTTCCTTTTTCTATCAAGTATCTTGTTGATGAAATCAAGTCTACTTCTAATTATGGCGATTGGATGGTGCTCGCGCGCACAAATGCTGAAGTAGATGATATTTTTGATAAGTTGACTGATGCTGGAATTCCATGCGATACATTCAAGCAAGGTGACCTGTCAAAAGATGAGCTAAGCGAAAAGATGAAAGCAGATACTGTGAAGGTTCTTACTGGCCATAGCGGAAAAGGATTAGAGGCTCGTTTTGTTGCTGTCTATGACGCACGGATGTGGAATGAAGAAGAGGTTTGTATTTCATATGTTATGGCGACTCGCGCGCGTGACCGCCTAATTTGGTTTACTAAACCAGTTGTAAAAAAGAAACCTCGAAAAAACTCAATGACGAGTTGGGAGTAAATATGGAAAAAATATCAGCATTACTTTTTATGGTTTCTGCTGTTGTTTTTCTAATCCTTTTCATTGGACAAAAAAAGAAAATAAAGCAAAAAAATTATGAAATTGAGCAACTAAAAGAAAAGAATAAAAAAGATGCTGAAAATTTTTGGAAAGACTTGGATGTGGCAGAACAAAAAGTTTATGAAGATAACCACAGAAAGAGAAATGAGCGACTTCAGCAATTGAATGAAATTATTGCTAAGCAAGAAACTTTTCAAGTGAATAGAAAATCTTCAATTGAAGAAGAAATCCAAGAACTCCGTTTACAAAAACTTCAGCAGCTTCAAAATCAGCTTATCATAGATAAAGCGCAAATTGACCAAGATAAAAGAGATTATGAATTAGAACTTGAAAAGGTGAAGTGCGAACTTTCTCAATTTCAAGCAAAGCGCCAAGCAGTGAATGAAGCGATTCGGCGCGAGCGTGAAGTTGAGGAAAAAGAGGATTTCTATCGCATTTGTCTTTTGCCAGAAGAAATTGAAGACATAGAAGTCTTGAAAAGTTTGGCACCAAGGCTTCGACATCGTGAAATAGTTCCAAAACTAATGTGGGATACAATGGTTTCGCGTGCGACGAAGGAAATGATAAAGCGAGTAACAGGTGGCCGCGCAGTTGGTGGTATTTACAAAATTACCTATATTCCAACTGGTGAATCTTATATTGGGAAAACGACTGATTTTGGAACACGTTGGCAATCACACGTCCAAACCGCGCTTGGTATGGAGAAAGTTGCTCGTTCAACTCTTCATGTACATATGGCTTCTCATGGAATTCAAAACTATACTTTTGAAATTTTGGAAGAGGTTGCGCGCGAAAAGCAAACAGAAAGAGAAAAATTTTATATTGAGCTTTATGGGACGCAAAAACAGTTGAATATGAGGGTTGGGTAATATGAGTAATGAGTATAAAGACTATTATGAAGAAAGAAAAAGAGTAAATGATGATATTTATGGTCAACTAATAGAAGGCGATGTTTGTCTTAGTATGGAAGATTTAGCATACTTTTTACCTGAACTTAATACCTATGGAATTCATCAACTCCGAATTGACCAGATTGATAAAGAATATTTTGTAATTGATGTTGACGATAAAACAAGGTGGGAGTGGAACAATAATGAAGAAAATTCTATGCGATTTGTGTAAAAGAGACATCAAAGAAGAGAAAGATATATGGTATATCCAAATTCCTTTTTATCAAAAAGATGGCGTTTATGTAAATGGTAAGCTTATTGGTGAATTTGGTTCTTACTTAGGCTATAAGATAATTGAGCTTTGTCCAACTTGTGCGGATTCCTTCGCACGATGTATCGAAGAGCAAATGAAGGAATTAGGAATGGAAATTTGATTTCTATCTTTTTTCTGATATAATAAAAGAAAAAGAAAGGAAGATTTGGAATGAGTTTTATAATTGATGGCGTTGATTTTGAAAATCTTGAAGCTGAGAAGTATTGGAGTTTTACTTCTTCCTATACGCCTGAAAGAAAGAAACGAGAAGCAATCAACATGGTTTATTCTGGAGATTATCTTGGCGCGCGGAAGATGGATGGAGCGTATTATCGAGCTATAGTCTCTGAGGATGGCGAACTTCGTCTACAAGGCCGATCTAAGTCCGTAAAGGGAGGATACCTAAACAAAATTGATTGGGTTCCTCATTTGAAGTCTTTCTTTGAGGCTCTTCCGCGAGGAACCTGTTTACTTGGCGAAGTCTACTTCCCAAAGAATGAAGGTTCTTATAACACAACTACAATTATGGGCTGTCTTGCGCCTAAAGCAGTCGCGCGCCAAGAAACAGGAGAAAAACTTCACTATTATGTTTTTGACATTTGGGCTTATGACGGAGAAAGCTATTTGAATAAAACGGCGGAAGAGCGCTTTACAATGATTCAGAACCTTCCCAAGTCAGATTATGTTGAGTTTGCTCAATACTATGAAGGCGCTGAGTTGTGGCAGAAATATCAAGAGATTTTGGCTGAAGGTGGAGAAGGTGTTGTTATTACTCGACGTGACTCTAAACCTCAACCAGGTAAACGCAGTGCGCGGAAGACTCTTAAACTGAAGAAAGAACTTCAAGAAACACTTGATGTCTTTATCTATGGTGGAAATCCTCCGACCCGTCTTTATTCTGGAAAAGAAATCGAAAACTGGCAGTATTGGCAAAATACTGTTACGCATGAACTTATGTGCGGCGACCATTATAAGGAATATTTTGAGGGTGATACAATTGAACCTGTCACAAAAATGTATTATATGCGTGGTGCTGGTAGTCTAAAGATTGGCGCGTATAAGGATGGAAAACCGGTTCAGATTGGTAGTTTGAGTGGTTTAGATGATGAAATTTTGTTGAATTGGAAGGACTATATTGGGAAGGTCGCAGAAATTACTGCGATGGAAGTTATGCGAGATAAAATGGGGAAATTTTCTGGTTTACGTCACAGTCGTTTTTTAAGATTTAGAGATGATAAAAACCCTAAGGAATGTACTATGGAGCAATTTTTATGATAGTTTATATATATACTTTTCCTAATGAGAAAAAATATGTTGGACAGACCAGTCAAAGGTTAAATGACAGAGCGAATCATGGAGATGGTTACAAAGAAAGTCCGGCAGTTTATAATGCTATTCAAAAGTACGGATGGGATAATCTTAAAATAGAAATTTTTCCTTGTACTTCTAAAGAAGAAATGGATGCGTTAGAAAAATACTATATAAAGTTATATAAAACTTTTGATAATAAATTTGGCTATAATTTAACTTTTGGTGGAGAAGGGAGCATTAAATATGATTATGATAAAATCATAGAACTTTGGAAAAACGGACTTGGGATAACTGAGATAAGAAATGAAATAGGATGTTGTTGGGAGACAGTAAGAGCAGCTCTTGAAAAATATAAATTATATGACAAAGAAGAGGTAAGAAAAAGAAAAAAGCGACAAATAAAGGAATCCAATTCAGTATCAGCCTTACAAAAGTATTATACCGCTCTAGAAGCTAAAGAACAAAGAAGACAAAATGGATTGAAGGGCGCTCAAAGTCGAAGTAAAGCCGTCATTGTATACAAAGATAAAGAGAAAACCCAATTTGTTGGTCGCTATAAAAGCGGCAGAGCCGCAGCAAAAGCTTTAAATATCGACCATAGCTTGCCCTCATATGCTTTAACTCATAATAATTATAGTAGTGGTTATTACTTCTTTTTCGACGAAGATAAAGTTCCGCGTGATTGCCAGTGGGAGACAATTTTCGGTTGAGTAAATTTGAAGAAAAAATTGCGCGCATCCTCAGTGACGCGCGCATTTCTTTTATAAGAGAGAAGACTTTCAAAGACCTCAAGCATGGTTATCTTCGTTTTGATTTCTATCTTCCTCAAAGAGCTGTCTGTTGTGAACTAGATGGGTTCCAGCACTTTGAATATACAAAATTTTTCCACAAAAAGCGAAGTGATTTTACAAAGGCACAAGAGCGCGACCGCATAAAAAATTCTTACTGTCTCGCGCATAAGATACCTCTTTATCGAATTCCTTATTGGGAAATGGATAATGTTCATTGCCTAGACGACTTATTTCAAGAGAAGTTTCTTGTCCATTCAAAATATCATAATGACGACATCTATCGAGAGTATCGCAAAAGAATGAAGGAATCTAAATAATTTTCAACTTCTCTTTGGGAAGAAATAAGCGGGAGGAGTTCCAATTGAATTTTTCTAGTATTGCCAGCGCAATTGGCGGGTTCCTTGTTCTAATTTATTTAGTGTGGCAAGTTGTTGTAAAATTCTGCGGAGAAAAAGAATGGTTTAGTAAACGTCGAAAAGAGCGTCAAAAACAAAAGGAAGAAGAAAATAAAAAGCAGTTCAAAGAGACTATCAAAGAAGTAATTGAGCCAATGCTTTTGGAACTAAAAGAAAGAGACAACGAACAAGATAGAAAATTGACTTGTCTTATTCATTCTTCTAATGATATGATGCGCGCGGAAATAGTAAAAATTTATTATCGTTATCTTCCATATAAGAAAATGCTTCAACATAGTCGCGAGCTCTTGAATAAGCTATTTCATGATTATCACGACCAAGGTGGTAATAGTTTCATTGAAGATATGTATAATGAAATGAAAACTTGGCCAGTTGTTAATAATGATAAAGATTTGAGGGAATAAAAAGAAAGGACACATCGAAAGACGTGTCCTTTTCTACTTATTTACCTTTTACGCGCTCAATGATTTCAGCCACTGCGCTGGAACCTGACATTAGGACTAGGCCAGTCATAATTTTACCTGCTATAGTCGTCGCTTTGACAAGACCGCACGCGAGAATGAGGTCAAGATTGAAGGAGAAGACTAGCGCGAAAGCGCCAATGCCAGCGACTAGTAGGGTAATATATTTACCAAAACTAAGTCCTTCCCATATAGGCTTAAACCGGTCCACTAAAAACCATAGCACGGCAGAGAGCGCAAGAATAAGAGATAACATTTCCATACTCCATTCCTCCATTCAGAAATATTTCTAAAGAAAAGAGGTCTCACATATTCCATAATCCATAAATTTGAAACTTTTGAAAAATTTTGATATAATATTTATAGAAAATAAAGGAGGCAGAAAGAATGGCTCGTGTAACACAAGAGGATATAATTCATATCAATGATGTTTATTATAAGTGTCGAACTTATGCAGAAACTGCGCGGCAGACTGGTTTTTCTGCCTCTACAGTAAAAAAGTATGTTATTTCAGGTTATGAGCCAGCAGAGACAGTCAAAGTAGAAAAATTTGATAGACCTTTGCCTAAGTTTGACCCAATGATTTTTGTTCAAAAAGAGGATTGGGCTTCATTCTGTGAATATACGGTAGAAGAGGCTGCGCGCATTGAAGAGCTTTGGAAGGAGATGGCGTTATAATGGAGAAGTATTTTTATCTTGAGGAAAGCCCCTATCTTCCTACTTACTGTATGCTTTATACCAATATTGAGAAGATGCCTTTTCCAAATGGAATTAGAGGTTCTTATTCAATGATGGCTGCGCGGGTTCTTGGATTAGATTATGCAGACTTCTTGAGGTTTGCGCGCGACATCCTCGAAGCAAAGATTATGGGCAAAGGTGAATGTTATCCTCGCGCATATTTTAGAAAAACTCCTGAAGTCCTTCAGATGGTAAAGCTATTGAATAAGCGGATGGAATTGATTATGGATATGCGCGCGAAGCCATACAATTTAGAAAAAAGAATTGATGGGTCAATCATAAAGGAGAATTTTGATGTATCTAACAGCTGAGTTGCTACGAAAATATGGTGCAGAGAAAATTCAAGAATTTGTTGAAAGATTTCCAAATGGTGTTGAAGCACTAGATTTTCTTGAAGAAATTGGCCCTGAAGCGATTGCTGGTAACTATAGTCCGTGGCTTGAGGCATTATACTGGGGCTACCGAATGCTACCTTGGACTACCAAAGAAAAAGAGAAATACTGTGAAGTTTTGAATATTGATAGTTCTTCTAGCGTCTATGAAAGTTATGATGTAGAAGAAAGTGAGAAAGTTATTCATTCTGACCACATTTATCTAAGCGGAAACATTGACAACTGTAGTAATATTAGAAATAGTAATTACGTTGCTTCTAGTGCTACAGTTGAAGGAAGTGACGGTGTCCTAAAGTCAGAATATATTGTGAATAGTAGTCTAGTTGATACTGGAATGGACATTCAAAGTTCAAAAGAAATTTATAAAGCATCGCATGTGAAGAAAAGTCAGAAGTGCGCGCGAGTCGATAGTATTGAGAATTGCATCGGAATTTTCAGTTCTTCTGGATGTGAAGAGGTCTATTACTCTTCTTTTATGAAGAATTGTCATCATTGTCTTTTCTGTGATGATATTGAGGATGCTTCTTTTAGAATCTTCAACCAACCAGTGCCTGAGAAGGATTTCTTCGTAATTCTTTCGATGGTTGAGAGCTATTTTGATAACAAGCTTGAACCTTTGATTGAAACCACAGTAAATGACGAATTTTATTTTGGCCTTGATTGGCATGTTTCGACGCACTTTACAAAGATTTACAGAAGCCTGTCGCAGGAGGTTTTCAATCAACTTTATAGACTACCTGGTTATAATGACTGGCTGATGTATCAGATTACATTGAATACTCTAAGTTTTCGAGATTTGAAAAATAGCTAAATTTCGAGTATAATATTTATACAAAATGGTTGAGGAAAGGAAAAAGAAATGACTTATCATTGGAAGACAGAAGTAGCAATTCTTGAAAATCGCATCCATCTTCTTGAGCAGCGTGGAGATAATACATCAATTCTCGCAAAGCTCAAGCGAAGACTTAGAAAGCTATTATCTAGCTCTTATTGAGCTATTTGGCGCACGACAGAAACTTACCGTGAATGTCTGAAGTGGCCTCAGTTGGGAAGGCTTACCAGCTTTATAAAAACCGAGCAATCAAGACAAAGTATTAGCTACACTTTGAGGAAGCAAAGAGGTGGGCGGGAGTCGGCTCTCCCGTAGCTAGAAACCGATTATAGGGTTAAGCGCAAGACGCTTAGGCCAAGCTATGATGTCATATTTCCGGGGCAATTTCGGTAGTATGACGGAGCTTTTGTCAAGGGTTAGGAGATTTCCACAGATTGCCTAGGGGTCTACCTCGTAGGAGACTACCGAAAGAAAATCTCCATCTTTATCCTGTCTTAGCACAACGGTAGTGCAACCGGCCTATACCCGGCATAAGGCTCCAGATTAGAGCACGATCTCGGTTCGAATCCGAGAGGCAGGACCAGCCACCAGAGATGCGAACGTGTAACTTACTGCATCCGTGTAATATTTGGCGATCTTAACCACGATAGTGTTGGTTGCTTGGATAATCTTATTACTTCTACATCAGATAATTTCGCCAAGAAGTAATTTTATATGGGAGCATAGCTCAGTTGGTTAGAGCGCATGACTGTTAATCATGATGTCGAAGGTTCGAGTCCTTCTGTTTCCGCCAAATGATGGCGAGTAGTGCGAATAGAAAAGATAAGAACGAAATAGTACCTTTTGTGGTGGATAAACCTATTATTCACTTATTGAATCTATTGGAGTCACGCACGGCTCCGCTTGCTATCATTACCAACGGATAAAACTTGTTGTGAGCAAACTTACAAGTTACCTTTTTGACCTCACAAACAATTATACAAGCATATCTTACGCGCAAACTAGATATGACTCTCTCTGGGAGAAAGGTGATTGTGCGGCCGGTTAGCGCTCCTGTCTAAGTTCAAAGCGCGTTATATCCCCTTTTAGTGTAATGGTTAGCACAGCAATTGAGGGCAAGAGTGGTTCGATCCCACAGAGGGGAGTCAAAGATAAAATTATCTTTTCTCCATACAGAAGCTATTGATGTCGAAAACTACCTAATATAAACTGAAAGGAGATTTTTTATGGAAAAGATTTTTGAACTCTGTAAAGAACGTGACATCCGGTGTCATTTCAGTTATTGGAAGTTTGATGATTCTATTCACTTTATTTTCACGAGGACATTTGCCGAACAAGATTGTAGGCTTATGCAGGTCGTTTCGATCAAAGATATTAATAATAATTCCGATATTATCGGACAGTACATTGTAGAACTTATTGAAGACAAGCTGTCAGATGAGAATTGTAGAAAAATGATTCTCGATAGAATTGAAAAGCTTCTTTGAAATCTATTTTATAATAAGAAAAACAGGCACATTACTTCTCTACTACATACATCCCCAGCGGTTGTTATGCTGAGACCGATGGCGCGACGGTCGTTTATAATATCGCGCCACTTGTATAAAATGCGGGTGTAGTATAATGGCTATTATGTCTGCCTTCCAAGCAGAAGATGGGGCTTCGATTGCCCTCACTCGCTCCACCGCCCCATGGGAAGTTTGCCTCCAATAAGTCTTATGACCACTACTAGATTGCACTAGTTGACTGAATAAAGGTGGTTTTATATGCACTTGTAGCTCAGTTGGTAGTAGCAATTGCCTTTTAAGCAATGGGTCGGGCATTCAAGTTGCCCCAAGTGCACCACTTTATTTGGAATCAATAGCTTGTCCACCTTTGGGCGACCCGTAATAGCCGGACATTTGAAAATTTCTTTTCGTAAATGTTTGAAATTTTTCTGATTTTTTGATATAATATTTACAGAAAGTGAGGGAAACGAAAATGGAAACTGAAACTCCGTGGAAGCCCGAAGTAAAGAAAATGTCTCCCGAACAACTTGAGAAGTGGACAGCGCTTCGTAAAAAGTGTCAAGTTTTTCCTTCTCGAAAACCATATTCGCGCAAAACCAAACATAAAAATCGTGAAAAAGAAGAAAACGAAATTTGAAAAACTTCTAAAATTTTGGTATAATATTTATACAAGATGAGAGAGAGGAACTGGTCTTTTCCTTTCTACCAGTTCCTCTCTCAGAAAGTCCTAATGTGGCTTACTTGAAAACTATCCGATGTAGTTCAACTGGTTAGAACACCGCATTGATAAAGCGGAGCTGTCGGTTTGAGATCCGGCCTTCGGGTAGTTGGTAAGCAGTCCCAAGCCTGCATAAACACAGAGGGAGACTAATAGCGGTATTACAGTGGCCAATGTAATATCCAAAATTTCGAGACAGGCAAGTCTTCAGGCAGTAGATGTCTGATAAAACAACGACGGCGAAGGAGTCGCGACCTTCGGAGGAACCGAGATAAACCTACGGGGAACCGCCATCGGAGAAAAGGAATTTATTAGTCAAATCAGTTTCGTGGTTCTGAAGTTCAAAAACCACCTCGCGCAGTCCTTACGGCGCAATATAAATAGGATGGGCGCTATCTGACATGGCGTGACGTTCAGAAGTTTCGATGCGTGGGCTTACCTATAAAACTCATGCTGGGTCTTTGGAGCCTTTTACCTCCTGTGTGAAACAAAAGGCTCGTATATGCAAGTGTGGTGGAAATGGCATACACATCTGATTCAAGCTCAGATGCCCACTGGGATTAAGGGTTCGACTCCCTTCACTTGTACCAGAAATTCGTGTCCCGCTAAGCTCTGTAATGATTGTGGCGAGGCTAAGGCGTTGGCAGATAAGGGGCAACCGCACGAATTAGAATATTGCGCGGTCATCTAATGGTAGGATAGAAGGCTCATTACCTTCCAATGCTGATTCGACTTCAGCCTGCGCACCCATTCGCCTAGGCGAAACTCTCGTAGAGGATGGATTTTACGGTTCAACTACCACCGGCTTCCGAGCCCGACCATTATGGCTGACAACGAAGATATGTGGCTTTGTCATTTGCCGAGAGTATAATAAATAAAAACGAAAGCAAACCGTTTATTTGTTCCTTGAAAATAAAATATCTTAGAACTCGATGACAAACATTCTGTGACTAGGAATGTCGAGGCGTTTTGAAAAGGGCGGCAGACAACGAACAAGGATACTTGTGGATACTGACCGGCGCGCGTGACGTGAGTTGCGTGCCAGAGAGGATGAACTCCCAATCCTAAGAAGCGGCATCGAGACTAACGCGAGTAAAGGTAGGACGTGCGTCGCTGGCGTAATAGAGGCTTTCAAGATAATTGAGAGCTGAATCCTAATCTCCCTTAGTTGGTGACTGTGGGTAAATCATTTGATTAGGAAATAACCACAAGCCAGTTTGTTGTGAAGCGAAGAAATTCGTGTATAAGACGTATATGTGGCCTCTGAGTAGCCAAAGACAAGCACAATAATGATTATTGATAATAAAATCAAGAACTTGCTGAATGGCTGGTGAAAGGTTCTGGTAATCAATCCAGAAGAGACTATGCGCACATAAGTGCGGCTATGGGAAGTATGCGCGGGACGCTGTGTATGCTCAGCCCCATAGTGCTCTTGACTGAATATACTTGAAGTTAGTTTTCGGTAGGTTGAAGAACCCATAGATATTTTATTTTCAGGGAACAAATCTCTTTTGACGGAAAGGAACGTCAAAATTTTGAATAATAGGAGAGGAACTATTATGGCAAGATTTTATAGCGATATTACAAACAAGCTCTACGATAGCATGGATGACCTTGAAGAGGCTGAAAAGAAGATTATCGCAAAACGAGAAGAGAAAAGAGTGGCAGAACAGAAGCGTGCAGACGAGCGCAGAGTTCGCGCGCAGGAAATTGATGAACTGCAAAAGACTTACGTAGACGCACGAAAGGCGTTTACAGAAGCTCTTGAGAAATTCTGTAATGATTACGGAACTTTTCATACTTCCATTTCTTCTGATAATCTTTTCGATTTTCTTTGGAGTTGGATGTAATAGAACGGCGCCCTTGATTGGGCGCTTTTCTTTTATCAAAATAGAAACAGAAAGGAGAAAACAAATGACGCTTTATTTTGACAATGGGCATGAGCTGAGGCGACCTATTGGTCATCCTAACACTAAGGAAAGTGCGTATCAACTGGTTTACAAGTTTTTAGAGGAGCACAACTATAAGGCCCCCTATACAAGAGAATGGACAAATGATATCAATGAGACTTGGATTGATGTTGGAAGTCACACAGAATTCTTTATTTGGTGCTAATTTATCAAGGTTATTTGGCACGCGACTACTTAGAGATAGAAAGGAAAATATATCCCAGAAAAGGAGAATAAAATGAAGAAAAATGAAGATATCGGACTACTACCGCTAGTCCAAATTCCAGAAAGTGCGAATTATTCACTTCCCGACGATAATCTCCTGTCGTTCTACAATGATTTGGAAGAACGATTACTTTGGGTAACAGATGGAATTGATAGCTGTTCCTTGAATATTATTCATTATATTTTGAAGTGGAATCGTGAAGATAAGGGGATTGAGCTTTCTGCGCGAAAGCCTATTCGTCTTCTCATTTTTAGTCCCGGTGGAGAGCTTGATGTTTTTACTGCCATCGGCAATATTATTCGTCTTTCAAAAACTCCTGTTATTGGTATCAATATTTCGTGCGCTTATAGTGCCGCGGCGATGATACTTCTAATGTGTCATAAGAGATATGCTTTGAGCAGTGATGTTTCTGTTCTTTTCCATCAAGGAAGTTGTTCCGGCATTCAGGGAACTTATGATCAGATTGCTAATTTTATGAAAGAATATGATGAGCAAGTTTCTCGTCTTTCTCAGGTTATTCTCGATAGAACTTCATTTACAAAAGAAGAAGTAGATGAAAAGATGAAGAGCGATTGGTATGTATCCGCGCGCGAAGGCGTTGAACGCGGCGTATATGATGGTATTATTTCTTCTATTGATGAACTAATCTGAGGAGGTCTAAATGGACTATACAGGAATTAGAGAAGTCTCACTTACCCAAGAAGAATTAGCTCAATTTTATCAAGGAGATTTTCCAATTCTTGACTTATTGGAGAATCAATATGTTTTTCTTCGTGATGAAACAGATAAAATTGTAGATAAATTTTTCTGGCGCGCGGGACATTTAGAAAGAGTTCCGTTTCTTACAATCAAAAATGATTTCTGTGGTACTATTAAACCGCGCAATCCATATCAAGAATGCGCGATACATATGCTGAATGATAGAAAAGCACCAGTAAAAGTTTTTACATCTGTCTATGGTGGAGGTAAAGATTTCTTAATGTCCGCGCAGGCCCTCTCTTTAATCGAAAAAGGCGTTTTTGAAAAGCTCGTTTATATTCGTCCAAATGTTTCATTAGGAGATATTCCTGATATTGGTTATTTGAAAGGAGATGAATTCTCTAAGTTAAGCTGGACATTAGCTCCACTTTGGGATAAATTTGGCGGGCGTGAAACTGTTGAACAAATGTGTCAAAACGGACAAATTGAACTAGTTCCACTTCCTCATATTAGAGGTCGCTCTTTTACTAATGCTCTTGTATATGTTAGTGAAGCACAAAATATTACAAGAGAAGTTGCTCGATTGATCATTTCTCGCATCGGGGAAAATAGCGAAATTTGGTATAATGGTGATTACCGTCAAGTGGATAGAAGAATGTATGAAGGAGATAATGGCTTGCGCGCAACCATTGATGCTTTAGCTGGTAATCCACTATTTGAAATGGTATATTCTCCAATTACAGAACGTTCAGAGGTAGCGAGACTAGCTGACCTTATATAATTGAAAAACCAGCACCGAACTTCCTGCGGCGCTGTTTTCATATATCGTAGGGAGAGGGCGTGAGTCCTCTCCTTATTTTATGGAGTGAGATAAATGGCATATCAATCTGTCTATTGGAAAAAATATGATAGGTCAAAGATGTTTTCTCAAATGGATGTCTTTTATAATTATCTTGGAGAAGACCCCGCGCGGCCTTCACTGGCAGTTTTGAAAGGAATGGCAGAAGATAGTTTCAATCGCCACTTGAATCAGATAAGAGAAATCTCAAAAAATGTTGAACCTTACAGGCGTATTGCTGAGGCAGAAAAGGAAAAGGAATTAGCTCTTTTGCGCGAGGTATTTGGGCAAGACCTTCATATAAATCTTCAAGACCAAAATGATGTAAAGTCGTTGATTGAGGCATTGAACAGTGTTTTGAATATAAAAGATGTATATAATAGGAATGTTCGAACTTTGGAGCTTTCTAAGGGTGGTATGAAAAGCGTTGTATCTTTCTTCCCAACCTATTTTCTCCAAGTTTGGAATGAACAGTGGGAAGACATCTATTTAGCGACTTGTGACATGTTCGCGCGAGGAAAAATTACATTGGAAGATGCCTTGAAAAAAGAGGTCAATAAAAGAATTGATAATATGACAATTGAAGCAATAGAGAGAATGTTGTCCGCGCGAGCTGAGATGAAGGATATGCGCGAAGACGATAAATATAATAAAGCTTACCAAGAATTGCTTGACGCAATTAGGACTCTTCCAAAATATAAAAATGAAATCATCGAAAGAATTCGTTCAATTTATCAACTAGACAAGCTAAGTGACAGTATTACAGAGCAAATCAAAGGGGAAGGACACATAACAAAGAAACAAATAGAAAAGAAACTAAAAAATTCTGCTAAAAAGCCAGTTGAAATTCAATCAGCTTCGCGCGGAGGACTGACTTTAGAGGCTATTGAGAAAATGGTTTTCAATATGATTGGAGACAAAATAGAAGCCAATGGTGGAATGGCTAGAACCATTCATACTGGTAAGATTGGTAATATGAAAGCAGATAATATTATGACAATCGGTCTTGCTCCTTCCATCATTGATGAATGGATTGATGACATTATGGAGATTTCTGGTTCATCGCGTGCAGATAATATAGAAAGAATTCGACGTCTTGGAGAATTGACACAAAATGCAGATAAAGGTTTTATAATCTATTCTAGTGATAAAAATTATACTTTGAATCAAAGGTTTCGTGAGCAATTTGGTTTTTCTGCCGGATCGGCACTGTCCGCTCAATCATTCTATGATGTCACGCGCAATGTAAATAAGAACGCGCGCACTTTTACTGGTTTATTGGTCAATACAATTGGCGGAGCTATAATGGATACCGAAGGAACACGTGACCATTTAGCAGAGATTATTGCAGAGGACATTGCTGTAATGCTTTTTGATGATTATCAGACAATTGGTGATTTTAGAGGGAAAGCAGGAGCTCGTGCTATTCATATAATGAATTTAGGTAATATAATGATACCCCTTTCCGTCTTTTTGACGATGTTTGCTAACGCAGTCGAGCAAGCGGAAAGTGAGCCTTCTGATTTTGTGAAGGTCGCTATTATGACACCTGAAATTGAATTCAAAACGTATTCAGAGCAACTGGAATGGCAGGCCAGGAATGAGGCGACTTCTAGTGAAGCTTGGAGCTTCCAGCGGGAGCAAGCTCTACAAAAGACTCGGATTTCGGTTCGTTTCTTCCGAGAATTCCGTTCTTTCATCACCACGCTCGGTCAATAATTTGAAAATCAAAAAAATTTATGATATACTATTTATAGAAAGTAGAAAGGAAAGAGAATATCATGAAGCCTTCTTTTGAATTGGTTGCCTCTATTATTGATGAGCTTATTGAAGATACTGATTATGGTAACATTTATGATTATGTTTTCGACGGTGCTAGTGATATTAGTTGTTGGTTTTACGAGGTAGAGAACTATACTCATTTTGAGATGGCACACGGCTATACAAAAATTGTCATTGAAAACGATAGATTAGGTGATTGGGTTTTGAAAATTCCCATCATCAGGAAAAGAAAAGATTTTTGCGCAATTGAGGTTGCTAATTATAAAGCTGCCTGTGAGGCTGGACTTGAGAGATTTTTTGCTCCTACTTTTTTCTTTGCTGAAATTTCAAATATTCCAGTTTATATTCAGAAAAAAGTTTATTGCTGCGAAGGCGATGTTAGTGATAACTTCTATGATTGGACTGTCCGACAGATGGAAGGAAGTCGCTACGAGTATGATACCGATGATGAATTTGATGATGCCGTTTATGAAGAGGCTTCTAATCTAACCACCCAGAGTTCTTTGCGCGCAATGTTTGAAGAAACAAATGACCTTGAAGATATTGATAAGCTTTATTGTTTTTGTAATAAATTTCATATCAACGACCTTCATTCTGGAAATTACGGTTTTGATAACGGCCGCGCGGTTATTATAGATTTCTCTGGTTTCTAATTTTTAGAGAGGACTAAAGAAAAACCCACTTTAGAATAAGGTTCTATTGATTTCGTCGAAAAGGAGGAAAAATGAAAGTAAGAAAAGTGATTATTGCTTTGATACTTTCTTTTCTTCTCTTCTCTAATACAAGCGCGCACTCCCTCAAAGAGATTGAAACAACGGCACGCGCGCAAATAGCAATTATACAATGTGAACTACTAAAAATTTCAAATAAAGTTATTTTGGATGCATTCCAAATTCCAAGCGTCCCTGCCAATGGCGAAATGCCAAAAAGTGGGGAAGAAATAGAGAAAGAAGAAAATGAAATTGAAATTCTAGCAAAATTACTGTTTTGTGAAGCGGGCGCGACTTCCTGGGATTGTCAAGTTTACGTTTGTTCTGCCATTCTAAATCTATCAGAATATACTGGACGTTCAATTTGGGATATTGCGCATGATATCAATACTATGGCGGTTGCGCCGTATGTTGATTATGCTAACCCGCTTCCCACGCAGTATGATATAATTGAATATGTGATGGAAGAAGGAAAGATTGAAGGAGTAATGTTCTTTAGAACAAGTTATTATCATCCTTTTGGAACACCAATTTGTTCTATTGATAATGTTTATTTTTCTTCTCCATAAGGAGGGATAATGAATCAAATTATTTTACCTCATGGTAATGGCGCGCCAGGTGTTTCAAATTTGCCAGAGTATGGTCTTGGCGTAGATACAAAAAATTTTTTGCTCTACTATAGAAAAAATAATGAAATAGTACCAATCAACGCGCCTGCGCAAATTTTTATCTCAGGGAGTGAACCAACTGGCGATAAAGATATGATTTGGTTTGATGATAGCGCGCAAGAAGAAATTTACTTTATGAAAATAAAGAGGAAGGGAGCTTCAGAATGGTTTACCCCGCTGACTGATTTGGTTAGTGGGACTTCTGGAATTTTGAGAATAAACAAAGGTGGAACTGGTAAGAGTTCTTGGACTCAAGGTCAGATAGTTTATTCTCCTAATGGAAGTTCTCTTGGACAAATTCCAAATGAAGCTGGTGCGCTATATTGTGATGGTTCAAAGCCGCCTAAGTTTGGAACTTTGCCTATTATAAGAGGAGGCACTGGTGCAACTTCTAAAAGTGGCGCGCAGAAAAATCTAGGAATTCAATATGGCACAGCCAGTATTACAACCAAAACCTCTGGTTCTAATTCTACTGTTAGTGTAACTTTTCCAACTGCATTTTCCTCTATACCAAAAGTTATTGTCAGCCAAGTATTCAATGATAAAAATATTGTGATACTAAAAGACAATATTAGTGCTACAAGTTTTACTGCTATTCTTGAAAGTGGTTTTTCTAGTGTAGTAACTAGGGAATTTGATTGGTTAGCAATCTCAACATAAGTTCGAAAGGAGGCGAGAAAAATTTCTACTTCAACTACGCCCTCTAATTTGGTAATAAACAAATTTCCAAATAGAGAAGTTTATGAAAAGATAAAAGAAAAGGGGAGTCTTGGCGCGGATGACGTAAATGTCTTGGAGGATTATCCTGGACTGGAATGGAAGGGAGAATATTCTTCTACTGCAACTTATGTCAAAGGTGATATTGTCTATTACGAGAATATGCTCTATGTAATGGTTAGTGCAAGTGTAATTGGCGCAATTCCAGGAATCGATAATGATTGGATAGATTTTGCTAAGCGCTCTGTTACTAGTTTTGATGTTACAACCGCTCTTGGTTTTACTCCAGCTGATAGCACAAAAGTATTGCCTTTGAGTGGTGGCACTTTGACAGGCAATTTGACTGGCAAGTATATTATTGGAACTTGGCTTCAAGCTACTGACGCAGGTCACTTAGCTACCACGCCGACAAAAATTCCAGTTTTTGATGACAAAGGATGGATTTATTATAGAACTCCAGCAGAGATTCTAAAAGACATTGGAGCAAGTTCTGGCTATACGCTGACCGAGGCCGATAAGACGGAGATCGCTGGTAAGGTCGTAGCCGACGGGACAGAATTCACGCTTTCAGACTTTCCGACGGCGCTGAAAAACCCGAATGCGCTTACATTTGCAGGCGCGGTAACCGGGACGTATGACGGATCTGAGGAGCTGACGATCACGATCCCCGAGGGAGGCTCCGGCGGAAGCTCCGGCGGTGGGCTGCGGAAGATGAGCGCCGTAGCCAGCTATATCGGCATCCCAGCGGCCGAGCTGCCGCAGGACGGCACAGTTTGGATGTGCATCTCCAAAGGAGACGGCGCAGAGCTATACACCGGTACCGTCACCATCGAGGGCGGAAGCCTAACGGCAAACAACCTGATCGCCGTGAGCAGCGGCTCCGTCATCCAGCTCAATCAGGCAACGACTATCGGCGCTGGCTTTGCCATATACGGGATGTCTGCGACGGATTACGTCGGCGTGTGGCAGCAGGTTGGGGCAGGTAGCGCAGCCATCAACTGGCGCGGCGAATGGGCAGAGGTCACGCTGTACAGCAAGCTGGATGCGGTATCCTACGAGGGGAGCAGCTATATCTTTGCCTCTGATACCCCTGCTACCGGTGCTACCCCCGGGATTGACGGAGAATGGCAGCTGATGGCGCAGAAGGGCGACTCCGGCACCGGTCACAGCCGCCTCGGCGTAACCGGCGCGACGGTCGGGCAGATCGCCAAAATCTCCGCCGTGGACGAAAACGGCAAGCCGACCAAGTGGGAGCCGGTGGATATGCCGAGTGGCGGGGGAGGCGGATCGAGCTGGACGGTGCACACGAGTACGACTATACCGGAGGACGTTGCATACGTCCAACTGGACGGGCTGCCGGAGGATTGGCGAGAATTATGCATCCTGATCGAGGAAGGGAGCAAACCTGTATACCGTAAAACTGCGGATGATTCGGAACAGGATTACAATGTTATGGCGGGTAAAGCGGAAAGTTACAACGTGGATAGTAGCAGCTTTTATATATACTCAGCCAAAGGGCGTAAATGGGCACATGTTAGCAGGCCGGGGGATAAACATTTTTTCTCCGTAGTATCGAGTTATGCCAAAGTGGGAAACTCCGGCTATTATGCAAATGCTGCTGCGTCAAAAACGAGTGCTTTGGAACAAGTCGATCCGACATCTATCACGTTATTTGGGTATGGGCCGCAAACCGGGAATGTGGTATCGGCCGGGACAACGGTAAAAATCTGGTATCTGAAGTGAAGCGAGGATCAAACGATGAAAATTTACGAAAACGGCGTGATCCGCGACATGACGGCGGAAGAAATCGCGGAAATGGAAGAAGCAAAGCTCCGGCATGAAGCAGCGGAGAAGCATAGACCGCTTACAGTTGATGAGGTAAGTGCGATGCTTATTAAACAACAGATCAACACGCTGGCAGTGGATGATCAGACAGCACTGCGGATGATTGCGTTTTATCCAGATTGGGAGAATGGCAAGGCTTATGCGGCTGGAGATAAGCTGGTATCTGGTGGCAAGCTGTATAAGGTGCTGCAGGCGCACACGTCGCAGTCAACGTGGGTGCCGGGCGCAGCGGGCACGGAAAGCCTGTACGCCCGCATCGACGAGGAGCACGACGGGACGCAGTACGATCCGACCCCCTACGAGGGCAACATGGCCCTCGAAAACGGAAAGTATTACACGCAGAGCGACGTGCTGTACCGGTGCACGCGCGATACGGGAAATCCCGTATACCACGCGCTGAGCGAGCTGGTGGGGCTCTACGTCGAGGTGGTAAGCGATGGCGGTTAAGGTACTGGTCAAGGATGGGAAGCTTGCGACGTATGGGGGAAAGGTTGTGGAGGTGGAGGCGACGAGCGCGGAGGTATTCTATATCGACCTTACGGGCGACTACCCCGACTACACCTGCCCGGTGGCGATGGCAGACATCAAGGCGGCGTATGAGGCGGGGAAGATGCTGGAATGCCGGTGCGCGATGGGACAGCTCACCGCAATGCTGCCGCTATTCGTCCCAATGCCCAGCGCAAACACATGGATATTCTCTGGCTCCGGCGCGCTGATTGCAATGGGATTCTCTGCGCAGTCGCTGACTATCGCCATCGTCAACGGCGCGGTGCAGGCAAGTGATACGCGGCTGGCATCTAAGGATGATATCCCCACAGCCTTGAAAAATCCTAACGCACTGACGGTCAAAATCGGCAGCACCACCGTCACCTATGACGGCAGTGCGGCTAAGACAGTGGAGATCGCGGATGGGAGCGAGGTGAGCTACTGATGGCGAAGAAGCTGTATGAAGAAGCGTCTGTGCAGGGCATCGCAAATGCTATCCGGGCAAAGAACGGCGAGGCGACCACCTACAAAATTGGGGAGATGGCAGCGGCTATCGCAGCTATTTCCGGTAGTCCTATTGTGGACAATAACTTAGAAAACACTGTCCAGTACCGCCAGATGAATGCGACGGCGGCGGCGTTTATCGCCAATGTGGACTACACCGAAAACGCTAACGATTACTCCGTTACGAAGGTCACGCCGTATTACTCGGCTACGACGGCCTACAGTAAGGAAGAACCGGATGGGTTGAAGATCAAAGTTCCGGCCAACACCGCACTCACGGTTGCACAGGGCGGTAAGACCAGAAGCGACGCGGTTTCCGGAGCTGGCGTGATCTACAACATTGAACCGCTGAAGGCCGGTACATTCTCTTTCGGCGGGAAAACCTACAAGATTGTGCCAGAGGGCGGAGTGCGTATGATCTACACACCCAGTGTGTGGAACGTCCGTGACCTCGGCGGCTGGGCTTGCACCGGTGGCCGCGTGAAGTACGGAAAGATATTCAGAGGCGGACATTTTGGTAATATTTCCGCCGTTGACAAGGCAATGATTGTAGACTGGCTCGGCGTTGCAACGGATATTGACCTGCGTAACAACGGTGAAACTGGCAGCATTACTGCATCTCCACTTGGCGGCAGCGTGGAGTATTATCACCAGTCGCTGGATTTTTACGCCAACGCAGTCAGCACCAGCACAGCCTCAGCCCGGACGGTAGCAGTCCTAAAAAAGGTGATGTCCTGTGTAGCTACAAACAAGCCATGCTATTTCCACTGCATGAGTGGTGCAGACCGGACGGGAACAATTGCCTACCTTCTGCTTTCATTGTTGGGTGTATCTCAGAGCGACAAGGATAAGGAGTACGAGCTGACGGCGTTTTCAGACGAGGCAGATGGCAAACGGTTTAGAAATAGCAACTATAACGTGACCAATGGAAACGGATGGTATCCGCTTATCAAGTATTTTCGTAATAATTTTACCGGCGAGAACGACAATGAAAAGGTTGTGGCGTGGGCGGTTGCCAATGGTATTACCTATGCGGAAATCAACGCTTTTCGCGTGGCCATGATTTCCGGGGACGCCGGAGAAGTCGTTGTGCCGCCGCAGGAGTACACTGTGACCAATACCCTCACCGGCTGCACCAGCAGCAACGCTGCAACGACTGTAACCGGAGGCGATGCCTACTACGCGGCCATTACTGCAAACAGCGGATATACAATGTCCGGCGCGACAGTTCATGTCAAGATGGGTGGCACGGATGTGACGGCGCTGTACTATGCAGATGGCATTATCAACATACCGTATGTCAGCGGGAATATTGAGATTACCATCACGGCGGCGGTGTATGTGCCGAGTTATACCAACGTGCTGCCGACAGCCGTAGACCCAAGCACTAAGAGCGGCGTATGGGACGGGAAAGGCTATCGCAATGGCGCATATGCGTCCTCGGCAAAGCCGTACTATGGCACAGATGCAGCTTACTGGTGCACCGGCGCTATTGCGCTACAGCCGTCTGATGTCATCTATGTTAAGGGTACAACGCTCGAAGGCAGCGGACATGCGCGCTTAGCTGCTTTTGCTGGAACTACGGGCGGTTGCTATTTCTGCAAGGAGTACACAGCGTTGTCCGGTATGGCCATGGTGACAAAGCTGGGCGACAAATACTACAAGATAGTGCTCGATCACAGCTATGCAAACTATACCAACATTGGCTACATCATGTTCTCAGCTCAAGGCACGGGCGATGGCGTTGTGGTGACAAAGAACGAGGCAATTGAATAAGAAGAAGTGATCATGATCTATTTTTCAAAATTTGAAAAATTCTCAAAACCATGCTATACTATCTATAGAAAATAAAAGAAGAAAGGAGTGTGAAAAACTTGGCAAAAGCTAGTGACATTATAAAACTCGCAAAAACTTACGTCGGAACAAAAGAGTCTCCCGCAAATTCTAACAATGTAGTGTTCAATACTCACTACTATGGCCGCGAAGTATATGATGGCCTGTGGGGCTGCTCATTCCCTTGGTGCGCTACGTTTGTTTGGGACATTTTCCGAATGGCTGGAGCTTCTAGTCTTTTCTATTATGGAAAGAAAACTGCCAGTTGCTTCGCTATCCAATCATGGGGCCAGCAACAAAAGCTCCAAGTCGGTCGAGATGGCGGCCAATGTGGCGATATCGTTCTTTTTGACTGGAATGCTAATGCGCAACCTGACCACGTTGGGCTCATTATTTCTCATAATGACGATGGTTCTTATCAAACGATTGAAGGCAATACTTCGGTTACTAGTAATTCAAACGGTGGCGAAGTTCAAATTAGAACTCGCCCCAAGTCTTGTATTATGATGATTATTCGACCGAAATATGAACCAGAGACTTCTAATCCGACCCCAACACCAGTAAAGGAGGAGAAAGTAAACGTGGAACTACCAGTCCTAAGGAAAGGCAGCAGCAATAAGTCTGTTCACGCCGCGATGGTTCTAATGAAGGAAAAGGGATATTATCCATATACAATTCCTGCTTGGGATAACCTATTTGGCGCGAAGATGGAAGAGGGCGTAAAGAGGATGCAAAGAGAGCATAATCTTGGCGTTGATGGCATCATCGGTGCGAATTCCTGGAACTTCCTTCTAAAGTAAATATAAAAAAAGCCCCGAAGACTTTAGTTGTCTTCGGGGTTTATTTTGTTCCATAGCTCTTCCATTTTTTCTGCACAGCAATAATCAACCCAAAACCAATGGAAGATTAGCTCAATTACGTGTTCTGTGTCAGGAAAATTTTCAGCGACTCGACGCACCATTTGATCTGCGAAGTCCTCTATTGGAGTATCATAGAGATTTAGATGGGTTTCGTTTGCTACGCACTCTATCCAAAGGTAGAAAGAATAAATGTCTTGGATAATGGAAAAAAATTGGTCTTTTTTCATTTGTTTTCCTCGGTAGAAGAAGTTTGGTTCGGAATTTCAATTATGATGTTTTGAGGTCCTTGAGCAGGATTGGCATATGGTTCAAATGTATAAGTTTCTTCTCCTACTTTTATAGTCAAAGTATTGGTTGCTGGTGCTGCGGTAGTTCCTATACTTGGATAAGTACCATGTATCCATTTATCATCTTCAAGAGTGTGAATCATATACATAATGCCCCAATCTGCAAGACCATGTATAAAATGAAGTTTCCAACATTTATAATGCATAAAATTGAATCCTTCACTTCCAATTTCATATTGATTTTCTTGAATATCAACAAAAACCCACCAGTCCTCCAAGCGGTCTGTCCCTGCCAAAAATCCCATTCTTTTTAGATTGTTCATAGCAGTTGGGTTTTCGTCGACAGAGCTTCCATCCTTTGGAGTTTGTTTAAAAAAGATTTGATACAGACGTAGAGGAGGATTGAAATGAAGACGATAAAGACCACTGTGCTGAAACATTTCAGGATAGATTTGATAACGTCCACCGGCAATATGGTTTGGGTCTGAACTCCAAGGTATTACGTCGCTACATGGTACGTCCATTTCATAAATCCCAACATCTTCAATCAAATTTTTCAAAATCGTAGGATTCGTATTCCCAGGTGTTTCCATAACATAGTCAATAATATCTTGTGTTGCCATTATGTCGCATCGGCCTCCGTCCAAGTTTTTATTGTAATTGTCGCGCCGCCTCCGCTAGAGGAACCGGGCGCAGTATAGAGTAGACCATTTGCATCTACTCCAACAGATTGTGTCATTGCGCTAGTTTTTACAACTGGTTTTACTCCTCCTAGAACAGATGCAGATGCTGTTGGGAGAGTATAGTCCGCTGGAACTTTTGTTATTTGGTCAAGAATAGATTTATTAGAGTGAGAGTGGCGCGCCGTTGTATTTGCATTGACATCTGTTGTTGTAGGTACAGTAATTGTTTTTTCTTCACTGCCGTCATAGGTTGTGGTAGCCGCGCCTTGGATTACTTTCATAGAATAGGGATTTTTTAGAGAAGTCGGTATTTGAGTGTTCTCTAGTCCGATAATTGCGTCTTGAATCTCGTTGAGATTTTGCGCGGTTATTGCTGTCTCGCGTGAAACATATGTTCGTTTTGTAAGTGCCATTTTAGATAAAATCACCTCACAGATAGTTTCTCTCTTTTGGAAGTAGAAAATTATCTGTGAGGCTTGACATTTTAGGCTTCGGTGACTTCAGTTGCGGTTAGAGCACCAGTATCATCAACTGTTATTTTGAATTTTTTAGTGGAATTAGGCGTTGAGGAGGAGATTAGGATTCCATCATAGACGTGTGCAGCAGTGATATAGTTACTATCATTTTCAAGCTTAGATATTTTTGAGGGTGTATGGTCATCAACATATTTCTTAGTAGCAGGATGGTAGTCTGCCGTCGGGGTGAAAGCTGTTATATTTGTTTTTGTTAAGACGTCAGAGGAAGAAGTAATTGTATTGTCCCAAATATTTTGTATTTCAACTAAAGTCTGTGTATCACCATTTGCAGTAAAACTACATTTGTATATTTTACCTTTATATGAGTCAAAGAATGAAATCTTTGGTTTATTGTCTGTACTATCATTATCTAGTGTGCAATAACCTGTAAGAGTAACATCTTTGAAAATTATTACTCCGCGTATAATAACGGAGTTTTGATACATTTTAGCATATTTTTGTTGAAATACATTTAAAATTTTTACATTTTGTATTCCACTAGCATTAGACTGATCATATGAAACTGATTTACCTAGTGCAATATCTGGTAGATTATTACCTGCTAAGTTAAAATTACAATATGTATCAATATAAGGGATAATATCAGATTCTACTCTAAATGGACTCTGGCCGTCATTATTGTACGCAGGCATCCCTGTATAAATTACATCTTTACTACCAACAGGTTTATTACCTCTAATAAAACTTGTGGTGGTGGTAGGCTGGAGAAACTCAATATCTGTATTGGTATAAGAAAATGTATTGTTTTCACTGTCATAAGTTACAACTTTGAACAATGATAAATCTGTGGGACAATATTTCATTGGTAAAGCATTAATTTTCAAGTTAGAACCCGTAATAAGATACCTTTCTACTGTGATAGACATAAGTTGTGGTTCATTTGTAACTAAAAATGGATCAGGCCTGTGTGTCTCACTATTCCAACCACCTATACATAGCACATTTTCATATTCAGGTATTGAAGATAATTCACTTATTACATCAGTTATTTTTTTACAAATATAATCTGTCCCATCACCAGAAGGAACTACAGAAACATTGGTTGAGGTTTTAACATTGTACGTTGCTCCAAGTTGTAAATCAATACTCCGCACACTTAGTTTATTATCAGCAGAGTCATAATATACGTCTATTGTTCCATCTTCAGCATAACAAATTCTATTTTTTATATAATCCTTAGCAGCTGGGTCATTCTGATCCCAATCTGCTTGAACTTGACTCTCTTCAACCGCTGTATCTACTAAGCCCTCTAATACTGCTCTATTAGTATTATGTGGCGTCTCCATTACATAGTCTATAACATCTTGCTTTGACATTTATTTCACCTCTTAAAAAATAATATCTCTACTATAGTAGGTGGGATTCCTATCTAGTAACTTGACTAATTTGAAAAACAACCAAAAATCTGATATAATATTTATAGAAAATGAAGGAGGAAAACGATGAGTATCTTCAAGAAAATTTCTCAAAAATTGGAGTATACGAAGATGAAGAATGCAACAATTACCCCGAAGGGAATTTGCTTCCGTGAGTATTGTCAAAAAATCCGTGACCATAAATGGACACCTACCGATACTATTGAGGCATATGAAGAGGAGATTAGCATCGTGCGCGACCTCCTTGAACAGGGGAAATATGTAATTTGTCGGGAGGACGTGGCGGATTATCTGTTCCAGCTGCTTTGGGAAGTAAAGGAGCAATAAGATAAGATGAGATACAAGAATTATGAACTAAGAAAAACTGAAGATCATAAGTGGGAAATTGTTCAATGGTTTCCTAATAATCTAGTTGAGAGCTGCACTGTTGTAATGATTCTTAGATGGGATACACGAAGTGGTTTTTTGAAGATTGACCCAATAACCTCTCGCATTATTCCAACGTACAGTGTAAGAAATTTTGATAAATGGCTTGATATCTGTCTAAAGTTTATTGAGCTTTCTGAGGAGGATGAGGAGAAATGAAGTTGAAGATGCTAATTTTCGGAATTCTTGGGTATCTTGGCGCGATTTTTGGTTGGAATGCATGGGCTTCTATCAATAATTATCCGCATTGGCTTATTTATATTGTTGAGTTCACGATGCTTGGCGTTTATATGTTTGCCTGCTGGAAAGGAGATAAGAGCGATGACGACTAAGGAAATTTGTGCAAACCTTGATAAAATTATCGATAGCGTTCCGGACACTGATATTCAGAGAATCGCGCGTGAAGCTCTTACTAGACTGCGCCATCAAGAAGAGGAGTTACACACAATGCGAGAAGTGTCGATCGCGCACAAAGAACTGATTGGCGCGCTCTATCATCAAATTGATACAATTGAAAGGGGAATTTGATATGAAACCTAATACTTTCGTTCTTGATCGCAACAAGTTCAAAACAAAGGAAGAATTCAATACTACCATTGGCAATGCTATTCGTATGTTCACGGATGCAGACTATCAAGTAAAGGCGTACTGGGATGATATTGGCGTCGGTATTTTTGTAATTGAGTATGACCACGCGAAACCCGAATTCGGCATCACTCTTGAGTGGCATGATGAAATAGAAGATAGAGTTATGAATGACAGGGAAGAGGATTACGACTAATTTGAATTTCTAGTAAAATTATGGTATAATTTTATTAGAAAATGAGATAAGAAAGGATTGATACTATGGCTGGTTATCGTAGAACGTCGAAGTATTCAGTGGAGGACACTCAGAAATGGACAATTGAAGCAATGCTTACTCTTTCCGAAGAAAAACGCGCAATGACATGCGAAGAGTTGCGCACGACTAATATCCAGCTAGTATCAGTCACTCCGCAGAAGCTCGCGCGATGTCTTAGTTCTCTTTGCGATTTGGGAACGATTCGTAAGGAAAAGGGCAAGGACGGCCGTATGCGTTATTGGTTCGTGGAGGCAATGTAATGGAGACAAAAGAGGTAGTCAAAAAGATTCTTGAGGAAAGTAGTTGTCAATCTTCTAAGTCGATTAGCGCGATGGCAATGCGCAAATTCAGAATTGAGGTAACTCCGGCGCAAGTTTCTGGTGTACTGCGCGCGATGATGGCACGCGGAGAAGCTGCTTGTTCTAGTAATGGTAGTGGCCAGAGAGTATATTGGCTCGTAAAACATGAATGGGAGGAGAAATAAAATGGTTCGTTTCAAAGTTATTCTTGGATGGTGGGAAGATCCACTCGATGGCGGCAAGTCTACTTATACGGAAAAGACTTTCAAGGGAGTAGCTTCTGGCCCCTCTGCCACGGAAGCTCTCGCCCAGATTGAAGAGTATTACGGTGCCGACGAAATTCAAAACGTCACACTCGAATACACTGACGATATGGATACTCCCATTTATGATGTAACGAATGAAGAAGAAGAGGCTTGGCTAACAAAGGAGGATTAATATGAGCATTGATTATACCTTTTATATGAAGACAGCTAACAAAGAGTTTTATCCGATTGCTTCTTTTGGTGGCGGTTCTATGGTTGGCGAAGCTTTGAACATCCAGTTCAGAAGCAGTAACTTTTGCAATAGACGAGTGCTTCATGAAGAGGAGTTGCGCCAGATGGTTGCTGAGAGAAACAATCGCGCGCGCGAACATAAAGCAATGATTCGTAAGTATCAGAAACGACAGGAAGAAATTGGCAGTTGGACGAATTCTACAGATGAAAAATATAGTCTGATTACTGAACTCGATGACATGATTGATGAGGAAAAGTGTGATATGGACTACTGCACGCGCAGTGCGAATTTCTTTGAATTCCTTTTGGATTTTATTGATATGGCGAAATACGCTAGTCCGGATGACCCTAAGATTGATCCTGAAGACTATATCTATTGGGAGATGACCTGATGGGGAAGCCCATTACACATCTAACTTGGGCGCTTTTTACTAGTTGGCGCCCATCAGTTTTCTTCGAAGACCTCTATATTTGGTTTAGAAGACTTATTTTTCTTCTTCGACATGGATATTGCCCGCAGGCTAGATTCGAAATGTTTGAGTGGCATCGTCAGGTAATGAATGAACTTCTTACCCATTTTCGCAATAATCATTCTGGCGTTCCTTATCTTATTGATGAAGAAGACAATCAAAAAAATGAAGAGACATGGAATAATATTATTGACCAGATGGCATTGGCACTTAGTGAGATGGGGGATGGAGTCGATTATCGTGCGCGCGAACATGCCAAAAAGAGATTTTTCCGCCTTTTCTCTGAATATTACTTCTACCTGTGGGACTAAGCTCTCACAGGTCTTTTTTACGTTACAAATTTGAATTTTGGCCATAAAAATGGTATAATATCTATACAAGATAAGGAAAGGAAAAGAAAAAAAATGGTAGTTTCATTCAAGACTAATTCGGATATTACGCTGGAGAATCATGACTTCTCTAAGAGGCAGTGGCGTAAAATTTGTAAGGCACTCGGCGCACAAGATGATGATAATGTTCTGTGGATTGAAATTCCAGCAAATACTGTGGAGTTGGTTTGTAAGCCTACCAAAAGCGAATTGGAAGAGTGGAACAAACGATAATTACACTTAGAAAAACTGAAGAGCAAATTAAGCGAACCGCAGTATAGACTGATATTTTGAAAGTTGCTCAAAGAGTTAATATTGCCGGAACTATTGACACTATTTCGACTTGGGATATCGATTTTAATATGCCAATTCTTAAGGGCGATGACCGTAAGTATGTTGATGATTTGATTTATGTAAAGGAGGATTAAATGAGATGAAAAAGTATTCTTATTTTGAAGTTCCTACACAGGTACAGTTTTGGGACTATAAGAAAAGACGCTATAAAGGTGGTATTGCTTACCGAGATGAAATTATCTGCGGATGTTGCGGAGGTGTCTTCAATATTAGCGAAATCTATAAGGTTGCACCGGATACGCTCTTAAGAGATCCTATCATTGCCTATGATGATTGGGTAGGTATTAGCTCTGCAATGTTTGAATAAGAGTAATAAAATGGGAATGAATAAAGTAGAACTTACAAACATGGTAGAAGTAACTTATTGCAAGGACACAGATAGGAATAATGCTTGTAATACTTTGCTAACTGCTATGGTTTATGTGCCTGAAGATTCTTTACCTCCTATGAGTGAAGAAGAAAAGAAATATGGTCGTCTTCTTGATGTGTACTTTAAGAAAGCTTCCGAGATTCTGGAAAATGAAATTGGGCCAATCCGTATTTATCCAATTCACAGTTTCCGTTTTATGGGAGACATGACTGTGGTGTATTAAGAGAAATATTCAGGAGGTAGAACAATGGATGCAGTAAAGTTTATTGAGGAACGCAACAGAATGTGCAGGAGTTTTGATACTGGATGTTATGGGTGTCCTGCTTCTAATTGCGAGGGTGAGTTGTTATATTGCGCAGTTGGTCAAGACTCAACAGTGGATGCTAAAGCTCAGATTGCTATTGTCGAGAAGTGGTCTTCTGCGCACCCGCACAAGACGAGGCAAAGTGTGTTTTTGGAACAGTGGCCTGAAGCGGAAGTTGACGAGAATGGAATTTTGACACTGTGTCCGGCACCTATTTCCTCTACTCACAGGAACAAATATGGCGGATGCGCAAATTATGGTGCAAAATGCACTGACTGCTGTCGTGAGTTTTGGTTACATGAGGTAGAGTAATGACAGAATATATCAAACGAGAAGAACTCATGGAATTCCCTATCCGTCGTAATCATTATGACAGAAAGAACGGCAACAAGCATTTTATAAACGGCATTGAAACGGTGTTGGAATATGCTGAGAACTTACCAGCCGTTGATGTTGCCCCGGTGGTGCATGGAGAATGGGAAGCGGCAGACTGGCGCGAATATGACGCGAATAGCTGCGAGGTAATTTGTTATCCGAAGGATGGAATTGCTTGCACGCACTGCCGATACGTATTCAAAAAGGATGCGCTCTGGAAGAAAAATTTCTGCCCCAACTGCGGCGCGTCAATGAGATGGTATTGACTGGTTGGATTTGCACGGAACTCGGTTGCGGATGTAAACTTGATGTATATGGAAATCCGTATACTGATACAATCTATTCTGTGGATTATAGTTATAAAGTAGATGAAAGTGACCAAGGTCAAAAGAATATTGTTTTAGAATAAAAAAGTAATAGAAAGGATTTTTTGAAAATGAAAAAGTTTATTTGTGTTTTTGTTTGTTTGCTGATGATTATGAGCTGCGCTTACGGGTGCGCGCGGCCATCAATTGAGACTGCGCCGGAGACAATTGTTTCTGAGCCAGAGACGTCCGCGCCCACTGAGTCAGAGGCGGAGACAAAAGTAGAAGAAACAACAACCGCGCGCGAAGATGAAGTAGCTGAACTGGAAGAAACTTTCATTGAGAGTTTTGGCGAAGATAATGTTTCTTTCTGGTGGTCTGATGAAGGCGATGCATATTTCATTACTATTTGGTGCGATTTTACTTTTGATGAATTCTATGAGTTTGATGTGAACAGTAAAACTCGTGATAATCTTGATTTTCTTTGCTTGATGGGCAATTCTGTTACAAACGTTGATACTTTCCTTACACTTTATAGTAAAACAGAGGGTGTCATTTATGCTTCTTATAATGGTGCAGATTTTACAAGAGAAGCTCTTATTTCTCAGGGAGCAAACAACTGATGAACTGGTGGCAAGCTATTCTTTGCGGAGTTGGCGTTCTCGCAGTGGGAACGCTAATTCTCTATTTGACTTGGGCCATCTATGGCTGGATTACAAAAGGAGATAAGTAAATGGCAATTCGTTATATTAGTGACCTTCATTTCGGTCATTCTAACATTATTCGCTTTGATATGCGTCCCTTTGAATCAACAGAAGAAATGGACAGAGAGCTAGTAAAAAGATGGAATGATGTTGTTGATAAAGATGACCAGGTTTATGTGTTGGGTGATATGTTTTGGAAGAAAGCAGACGAAGCTATTCCTATTCTCAAAGAACTAAAAGGCAATAAGTTTCTTGTGCGCGGGAACCATGATAGAATTGGAGACCGAAATTTCGACAAGTGCTTCGCGCGCATCACAGATTATACAGAAGTAAAGGATGAAGGGCGCCATGTAATTCTTTGCCACTACCCAATTTTTGCCTTCAAGAACCACTATTATGATGGTTGGTATCATCTTTATGGGCATGTTCATAATACATGGGAGGAAAAAATTTGTGATGATGTTCGCGCGCGAATGAATGAGTGGGGAATTCGTTGTGAGATGAGAAATGCTGGCTGTATGATGCCATATATGGACTATGCGCCGAGAACACTGGATGAAATTTTTGGAGCTGAGGAAACGTAAAGTGACCTCAGCTCCACTTCTATTTTATATGACAGATTTGAAAAATAACCGGAAATCTGGTATAATATATATACAAGATGAGAAAAGAAAGGAAGAAATAATATGACTAGAAAGCGTTACATCAAAAAAGCTCGTTATCTTCTTTGGCGTTTGCTTCAGCTTCCGTGTAATCAGAAGAATTCAAAGAAGGATTTTTATTGGAGCCAGTGGCAAAAAGACGTACCGACGCCTTCTGAAATGAGATGCTCTTATGATGAAGCGTGGGCGAAAGTTTTGGAAAGTATTAGAACCATCGAAGGAATGGAGGACTTCGAATGAGACTTTGGATTGATGATATCCGTCCCGCGCCGACCGGTTTTGTTCGAGTCAAGACAGCCAACGCGGCCAAAGCAGCGATTAGATGTTATGAGAGAGCGTTTTCTGGTAAGGATACAATTGTGATTAGTATTGGTGATGACGTTGAAATTTTGAAGTGGCTTGAAGAGACGAAGTTTGTTGACACCGGTTATTTCTTCCATTTTCATTCGAAGAATACTATTGGGGCAAAGATTATTGAGAAAAATGGTTGGCGAGAAATTCATAGCTTGGAGGTAATTTAGAATGGCGCGATATCTTGTGATGAAGAGAGATAATGACATCGGGGTAGTAAAGGAAGAACAAAGCCAGATTGTTTCGTTATCTTTTGGCGACTTTATTGAAGAGCTGGCATCTCCTCACTATGAGCGATATGGTGTTAGGTCTATTGACTACTGGGATATTGATGAGGAAAGCGACGATGTTGAGGCCTTTGAAAGGCTTTGGAACTTTTGCGGTTATTCGATTGATGATTTCGTTGGACTTTTTAGTTCATATGATTCGTATGATGGAGTTGATATCTAATGGGCAGAGTCTTGATTCTTCAAATTGATGATGAGTATTGTGTTTATCTTGAAAGTCGTTATTATAATAGGAAAAGATTTGATAGTCTGCGCGAGTTCTTTTCGACTATGATGTTCGCGCATGTTGAAGAATTTGAAGCGCGCACTCTGAACTATATGTTTATGAAAGACGATAAGGAAAGAGTTGTCTTTGAAAAAATTTTCGGTGATGAACTGATGTCGGCGCAAGAGCTGAGCGAAGGTTTGAGTCTGCTTTGGGATTCAAAAGATGCCGACGAAGGTTTTGGTGATATTTTTGATTGAAAAAGGAGAGAAAGAAAATGAAGGTTTATATGATTGGTCAGTACCAGTTTGATGGAAGTGAGCCCTCTTATCGTTGTTTCTATGAAGAGTCTGACGCTAAGAGTTGTGCGCGTGAACTGATTGAGGAGAGCGAAGATGATGAGGAAGTTATGGAAGTAACGTGGAACGATTTTCTTGATCGATGGGATTGTTGGGTTTGCTTTATGGAAGTATTGGAGGTAGAGTAAAATGAAAAATTATCTTGTGCTGAATGGACAGAAAATTGAGCTGACACCGGAACAGTATCAAGAGGTTTGTAATGCTGTTTTACTGGAAACAAAATCTCCTTTTGACAGAAGAGAAAAAGGTGAAGCTTATTGGTTTATTGGCGATGATGGTCTTCTGTGTGCTACTGGAGAGCGAAGCCGGTGTATTGATAACTTACACCATGGAATTGCTAATTATTGTTCAAATAAGGAATTGATGGCGAGGCGCGCGAACTACGAGACCTTTGAGAGAATTCTTTGGCGTTTTTCAGAAGAGAATGGTGGCCCCGGAAATTTTTACCCTCGTTGGGGTTTTAAGGACGGATGGGATAACTATTGTATTACAGATGCCCATTCTTTTGGGCCGTCTTTTGTTTCTGAGAAGGTCCTGAGAGATGCTATCAAACATGGGAAGAAATGGCTTCAGTCGGTTGGATTGACAGAGGTGGATATCTTTTGTTGAGAGCTAAAGAAATTTAGCTCTCTTTTTATCATAAAAGTCAGTCAAACTAACTTTTGTGCTCGTTGCTAAAAAATTTACCCAAATTTTTGGAGTTCGCGCGGAAGTTAGCTACTTTATGTGTGAGGTGAGAAAAATGAAAGTCAAATATGATAATCCAGTAAGAACAAATGTTACAAAAGAAGTCAAAGAAGAGATTGATAAGTATTGTGAGGAAAAGGGTGTTCGGCTTAGTGACTTTTTGCGAGATGCTATCGAGTTTTATCTAAAGAAATCTTGAATAAAAGTGTGTAAAATTGCAAAGGAGACTTATAATGTTTCAAAATCAGAATCAAAATCAGAATATCAAAAAAATATATAGCCGGAGACTAGCAATTGCTTTACGGCAAAAAGGGTTTAGAATCGTTGGAACGGAGATGAATCCCAAACGTCCAGAATTTGATGTATATCTTTTTATAGATACTCCACAATTACGAGAAGCAATGACTGAGATTACCGGCAGATAAAAAGTGAGGTAATCAAAGGATGAGTAGTCCAAATCAAAGAATAGTTCAAATAGAGAAGCCGAAGTATGAGAAAAATTTTCTCCAAATTGGAGAGAACGAGTGGATTGAAGCTTTTACGAGACTAAAACCCTCAGCTTTTGGTATCTATCTTTACTTAGCGAACAATGCTAATGGGTACAAGCTTGAATTGAGCCAGAAAGCTGTTGAAAATAAACTGGGAATAAAAAAATCAACTTATCACGAAGCCATTGCGCAACTAGAAAAAGTAGGATATCTTTACTCAATAAAAGGGAATCTGTGGGGTTTTCGCACAAAGTCCGGAAATCCGGACAAACTCAGTCAAATAGTAAATGATGAAGTCCAGAAATCCGGACAAGTTTGTCCAGAAATCCAGACTATAAAGTCCAGAAATCCGGACTTAGAAGTCCGGAAATCCAATATACAAATAGATAATAAATATATAGATAATATAGATATTAGAACGAAAAAGGGGATACGGCTTCGCGCGGAAGAGGATACGCCCGCGGGTAGATTGAAAGCTATGGCCTCGCGCTATCCACAACTCGAAGAAAGAATTTTCCAAAAGATGGATGAAGATGGGATGTCTGTTGAAGAAACTGCGAAGTGGGTAGCAGAAACATATAATTTTATTTTTGGTAGGATATAAGAAAAGGCCAGAGGGTTTGTGCTCTCTGGCTTCTTTTATTCTGTTTCACAAAATTCTTTTTGCTCAATCATCATTGCCAGCCAATCCCTAAATTGAGCATAGTTCATTGCACGCGCGACCTCGTTTTCTATTATGACCAATCCTAGTTGATGGTCGCGCGCGAATTCTTCTTTCAACACGTAGTTTTTCTTTGTGTGCTCTTTTGCGTTCTCGTAATGGATATCAATTAGGAGAAGTAGTTGATAGGGGACATAGCTCGTGTCTAGAATCCCAAAGGAATAACCAGTCGGCGCCCCGTGAGCCGAGCGCAACTCCTTGAAGGTGTAGAACATTACATAATGAAAGCCCCATTCATCTAGGGCTTTTGCTACTAGGTTTTCGGTATATGTTTTGTGGTAACGAAGCATACGCGCCTCCTTTAGTAAGTTTTCTTCTGTTAGAAAGAGGGAAGAAAATTTGAGGACTCAAAAATTTTGAGAGGAATACAAGAAAAACCTCTTATAACTGGAAATAAAAAAATCTGTTAGAGAAAACGGATAAGAATATTTTTGTAAGAAATAGGGCTTACGAAATAATTCGTAGAAAAAATGGTTTAGAAGTAAGGGGAGCATAGAAAAAGGAAAATAGAAATAAAAAGAAAAAGTGGGAAAGGGAAAAAGGAAGAAAGAGAAAGAAAGAGAAAGGGAAAAGTAGAGGATATAGAAGAAGGAAACATAATAAAGAAAAATAAGAGAGAGGAGAAAAGAAAAAATTAGAAGAAGAATTATAAAGAAGGGCGTAAATAATAGAATTAGAGAAAGAATATATATAAGAGGGAATAATAAAAGGGGAGAATAGAAGAAGGAAAGATAGGAGAGAAAGAGAAAAGAAAAAATTAGAAGAAGAGTATAAATAGAAGGGCGTAAAAGAAGGAAGACAAAAGAAGGAGATAAAGAAAAAAAGAGAAACAAAGGAAATAGAGAAGAAAGAAAAGAAAAGGGCGTAATCAATAGAACTAATAAGAGGGGAAAAGTAAAATTGGAGAAAAGAAAAAGAGAGAATAGAGGGAAGGAAGAGAAAAAAATTCCAAAAAAATCGTAGAAAAAGTGTAAACGAAAAAAAATTCCAAAAAAAGGGAGAACAGAAAAAATTTTAGAAAAAGGGCGTAAATAAGAGGAAATAGAGGGAAGGAAGAGAAAAGAGGGGGAGAAAAAGGAAAGGGGATAAAAAGGAGAAAAAAATGGAAGTAGTAGGAGAAGTAGAAGCTTAGAAGCAATGGCTTAGAGGCAACGGCTTATATATAGAAGGGATGGCACAGTTCCCCACGTGGGAGGGGTAGAGTGCGTGTCCGGACGATGGCGATCAATGGTTGTGGTCATTGGCGGATTGAGATAGGTAGAGGTGTGTGGAGATATGTTGAGATAGATTTCTCGCGCAAAATTCAATTCATTTCAAAAATTCAATTCATTTCAAAATTCAATTCATTTCAAAATTCAAATTATTATTATTTATACGATATTGCGCTAGCAAAATTTGACATCGTGTTACATGACATCAAAGAATAAGGAATAAGCCCCAGCTAATAAGCCAGGGCTTAGGGGTAGAGAGCTTAGGAAAGCTTATAGCCCTTCTGAGTTCCCTTCTTCTCCGGAATCTTCACATCAACCTTCTCAAGCGTTCCTGCCTCGATAAGGGGCTTCAGAAGAGAAGGGATAGACTGCGGCTTGACCGTGTCAGTAAGACCGGCTGCCTCGATGAGCATAGTGGCGGTCTGCGGCTCATTCGTCATAACGTCCATAATGGCGTTACGAATAGGTTCCTTCTCTGCGTCCTTTGTAGCGCGCTTCTCAGCCGCCTTAGCGCGGTTCTTCTCGTTTGCAGCGTTCATTACTTCCAGCTCGTGTGAGGCGAATTCAACCAGTTCAGCGGGCAGGTTTTCAGCGGTAGCGATAGTGTTCAGAAATTCTCTCTTAGTCATACTAGTATCCTTCTTTCAATTTTCTAATAGATGGGTTTATATCCCCGATTTTAGAAATGGAAGAAGATAATCGAACGTAAGTCGCAGCTTATGCGCGGTTCCATTATGTGGAGGTTTCGTTTCTTCTTCCCTCAGTTTCTATATATATTATACTATATTTTCGTTGATTTTTCAAAATTGCGCCTGTCACGTAACGTGACATTTCTGCGCACATTGTCATGTAAAATGACGTCTTTCTTTGTCAAATTTTTCAGCTTAACAGTCGCAAAAAATGCGTTTTATTTTTTAAGAGGGAATTTCCATTGATACCTTTACAAATTTCAATATTCCAGCTTATGCGTTCAAAATATTGAAGGTTCAGCTTATATGAAATTTGACACAAACGCAGCTTATTAGTATGGGCGGCCGCGCAGACGCAGCTTATTTCAAAATTCAGTATTAGGAATCATATAATGTGATAGAGGTCGCGCGGTGTCATATAATATAGAAAAGCTCATGTAACGCGACAAATGTAATATTACGCGGCAAACGTAATATAACGTGGCA